TGTAGAAGGAACTATATATGCCCGCGAAGCAGGCAAGAAGGACAGGTTTGTCATTGGATACGACTACGACTTAGACACAAAAGCTGGCCTTAAAGAAGATCAACTCTGGGCAGACATACGTCATGCAGCCACAGACAATCCTACCTTGCGTAGTGCATTAGAACAATGTATAATCATATACGAACTTTCAAAACAACATGGATAAACTACACATCGGATATGAACTCGAGCGATTAGATCGTAAAGATCGTAATTTTTACGACAGCCTGAGTGATGAAGAAAAGAAAAAGTTCAGCCCATTCTTGATGATTCGATGGGCGGCCAGTATAACCGGCGATTATGATACACAGTATTATTATTTGTATAACGTAAATGAAAACCTAAACAGACATTTCTTTGATATCAGTACTGCACAACATAAAAAGTTTCAATGGTTATTGGCCAGTACTATAAGCCCGGGCGCCGGCATACAAAAATATCGCTGGTTGGCTGCTAAGAAAAAAGAATCAGGCAACAGTAAAGCAGCAAAGTTGTTGCGTGAATTGTATCCAGTGGCCAAAGAAGATGAAATCAAGTTAATGGCAGAACTCAATACCACTGCTGATCTTAAGGATCTGGCTCGTAAACACGGTTGGACAGATCAGCAAATTAAAGAGTATCTATGAATTTGGTAGTAAATGGCTGTAGCTACATGGAAGGCTATGCCAGTGGCGGTGGGCACATAGATTTAGCCAATCAGTTAGGTCTTGGTGTAGCTACATCATTGGCCATTGGTGGTAGTGCCAACAGTCGCATACTACGAACAACTCTCAAACACAGTTATCAAGCCTCCCCCACTCTATATGTTTTAGGCCTAACCTACATTAGTCGCAGTGAACTGCCAATACTTCGTGTTCGCGATAATGATTCATTTGAAGGGCGTTGGTGTAATCCTCAAAATCAAGAATTTGCCAGTGACTACGAACACTTTTGGAACCGTACTGAATCAGAACGTTTTGTTGATTTTAAATTAAAGACAGAAGTTTACAGTTTAATTGACAGAGTAGAAGATTTACAATACCAAATTTTGGCTGCTATAGCAGATTTAAAAACACGCGGGCACTCGGTTTTGGTTTATCAACAGTCAGATGATTCCTATCGGGATCTATTAAGTCATCCAAAATTACAATATTTTAAAACGGTACCTAACATCGTTGACGGATTCGGGTGGTATGCTATACAATATCAACACAGCCGTGGAGTACCTGCAGATACTCCTGCTGACGTTGCAAATTTTATAGGACCACAGGGAACTCCGGAAGAAATACGCCATCGTGCTCCTGGTGAGCATGGTATTTTAAATGAATTTTTGTGTAACTATATAAGAACAAATCAGTTATTAAATGAGTGAACAAGCATATACATGTCGATATTGTGAAAAAGCATTTCGTAAAGAAAGCACACTGGCCGCACATTTATGTGAACCTAAACGACGTTGGCAACAAGAAAAAGAAACAGGAGTTCAATTAGGACTAAAAGCCTATTTGAGATTTTATGAAATTACACAGGGTAGCGCCAAGCTAAAAACTTATGCGGATTTTGTTAGCAGTCCTTATTATAACGCTTTCGTCAAATTTGGAAGATACTGTCAATCTATACGTTGTCTCAATTTTGCTAACTATCTTGATTGGTTATTACGTAATAATAAAAAAATAGACAACTGGTGTAGCGATCGATTGTATACTGAATGGTTACCGGACTATCTAAAGAAAGAAGCAGTACAAGATGCCCTTGAACGTGCTCTAAAGGAAATGCAAGACTATGCAGATGATCATCCGGATCTTAAAAATGGCTTTACTGATTATTTTTCTTACGGAAACACTAATCGTATCTGTTACCATATTTCTACTGGCCGTATTAGTCCATGGATTGTATACAACTGCACATCGGGTGTTGAGTTTCTTGATACACTTACCGAAGAGCAAATAGCAATAGTACTGCCCTGGATTGATCCGGAATATTGGCAACGTAAATTTAAAGATTACTTAGCAGATACTGAGTGGGTTAAGGACATACTATCAAAGGCAGGCCTATGAAGTTTAAGTCAGACATTGACATTGACTTTCCCAACAGAGATACAGCATTAAAGTATCTTGAACATCATCCTGCGGGCATCATGCGTGAAGGACAATTGATCAAACATAACACAGGTGTTTATGTAACCGATATTCCCACGGATCCATTTACCGGCATTGCCAGCATTGATTATCAAGCAGCCGAAGAACGTGGCTATATGAAGTTAGATTTTTTGAATGTATCATTATATACCCATATAAAGAATGAAGCTCATTTAGAAGAATTGATGGCCAAAGAACCAGCGTGGGATCGACTATACGACCCAGAATTCTGCGGTCGATTAATACACATTGGGAACCATTATCGAACCCTAATTCAAATGCCCGAAGCCGTTAACAGTATAACACGCATGGCCATGTTCTTGGCAGTTATTCGTCCGGGAAAAAGACACTTAATAGGCCGCCCCTGGGCAGAAGTTGCTGAGACAGTCTGGGACAAAGATGACGAAGGTTATCAATTTAAACGTAGCCACGCTGTGGCCTACGCACATTTAGTAGTTGTGAATATTAACTTACTCTGCGAACAAGAGTTATAGAACGACGCTTACTGCGTTTTTGACTCATTTCTTTTAGGCTCACCTGGGGGCCTAATTTTATATCTACGTCTTTGCTGTTCATGGTCTTGACAGCAAATTTAAATTCCTGCCAATCCTGCTTTAAAAATACATTAATAGGTATAATCCTATTACTTTCCCACCACCATACGTCGGCAAACTGTAAAAATCTAATCTTTTGATCGGGATTTTTTAATGCAGCAAAATCATATATTGTAGTAATCTGTTCGTCAGCATTTTGTACAATGCCAACGTAATCGTTGCCACCGTAGACGAGATATGTTAAGTATGGATACTTCTCTAATAACTGTTTAATTTCTTCCACGATTCTCGCTAAATATGTTAAAAGACAACAAAATGATTACTGTCAAAACATATTTATATCCAAATTTTGCTGAGGTTCAAGTTTTTGATCCTACAATATTTACAACAAGGAACCGCCAAGTGTACAGCCGCCCAATTAAAGTTTACCAAGGTATAGACAACCCTATACAAGTTATAGTTCGAAATCAGGACCAGAAGAGTATTGATCTAACTGGTTACATAATGCAGGCTGAAATACAGGACCCTACAAACGGGGTAACTGTTGAAAGTTACGCTGTTACTTTTGCCGACATTACCAAGGGATTGGCTAACTTTATAATAGATAAGGCTACAATCAACGCTCTTGAACAGCGTTTTTACAAGTTAACATTTAAAACAATTAAACAAAGCGATAACACAGAACAACCAATCTACATTGATGATAACTACGGCGTCCCTTTGGATTTACAAGTGTTACCGGCTTACTACGCTGAAACAGTCAGCGAAGATACCGAAGTTATATTTGATGGTGGAACAATTTAATGACAACATACGCAAACGTAGGCCACATACTATTAAAGCGTGGTAATACCGCACAAAGCACAAGCTACACTGGCCCCTTGGGTGAGTTAACTTACGATACAGATTTAGGTACTGTTCGAGTACATGATAATGCCACAGCAGGTGGCGTTAATGTATTAGCCACACAAGCACAGGTCACTACATTGACCAATAGTTTATCATCAGCGGTTAACACAATTAACAATAATATCAGCACCATTACTGGTATTGATGCTACATTTGTTGCCAACATCAATGCATTGTTGGCCAATGCATCTGTGCAAGATGCAGGTATTCAATCACTATGGGCAAATGCTGCAACACAAAACAGTAGCATACAAACTCTATTTTCTAATGCTGCTGCACAACAAGGACAGATTAATAATTTAACTACGAGTTCGTATGGCAATGCCAACGTGGCCACATACTTGCCTCATTATGGCGGAGAAATTCTTGCAAGCAGTATTAACGGTGGTCCATTTAATGGTCGCTGGGCTACACTACAATTCCCTACTGTTCCTGGCGATGTAGATCTTGTAAATGATGTTGGTAACGTTAATATTATTACCAACGTTGGAACAACCAACCAGTGGACTTTTGACCAGTACGGTTTCTTGACAATACCCAGTGGAATCATCAATACCCCTGGCAATAATGTGGGAATGACTGCCAATGATACTTCGATAAATTTAGCATCTTGGAACTCTGCTCAGTCTTCACCAAACAGTATTGTTAATCTTAATCCTGAAAATGTAGTTATTGCCGCTAACGTATACGCCGCTGAGAAACAATGGACATTTAGTCAAGACGGTACATTAACCTTCCCAGACAGTACAGTCCAAACAACGGCCTGGCAAGGAGTTACCGCTGGCACTACTGCTCCGGCCAATAACGTGTTATGGTACAATACCACAGATGGTCGTTTGTATGTAAAATATAACAGCACCTGGGTTGACGCAAGTCCTACAGTAGCACCTGCCCCAAGTTACTACTTAGGCGACTTAGACATTAGCGGAAATGTTATTTCATTCCCCAATGGAACGCTAACAGTTGACGGTACAGGTAATTTATTAGTTAACGGTAATTTAGTCACAGGTGGTGGTAGCACGTATGGTAATGTTGATGTTGCACGATATCTAAATCACTATGACAACTCAATTACCTGGACAGACGGTACACAAATTTTAGTAGACAGCGGTCTTTATCTATCCGCTGGCCCAGTGGTAGGCATTAATTCCGGAGAAGCCTCTTGGACATTTAATAACACTGGCAGTACAACATTTCCTAATGGTGCCAAGTTAGATGGCGGAACAGCTTACAAATTTGCAACTGATAATAGCGTAACACAGTATATTGACTTGCGTGACACAAGCCAACGTGGTTTCTATACCGATTCAAACGGATTTACACTAAGAAGCAACAACTACAACTGGGTTTTTGACGGCACTGGTATTTTGAACTTGCCAAGTTCAACTACTGGCAATTCTTTAATCCAATCCACACATGTAATACAACTTAATGCTAACGGTAAGTTCTTTACTTTTGGAACTGATGGTAACTTAAACTTACCTGGCAATATTGCTTTCTCTGATTCAACTGTACAAACTACAGCATTTAATCCAACATCGGTTGCTGAAATTTTATCAGGTAATGTCACTATTGGTAACTTGTTTGTTAATGGTACTACTGCTACAATTAATACAACTAACTATTCCGTTGACGATAACATTATTCAAATTGCCAACAACAATCCTGCCGACACATTAGACATTGGTTTTGTAGGACATCGCACACTTAGCGGGCAATTAGAGCACACAGGCTTGGTACGTAATGCCAGCTTAAATCAATGGGCTTTGTTTAGTAATGTTGTACCACAACCAGGCACTACAGTAGACTTTACCGACGCTATCTATGACGATTTACGTTTAGATAAATTATTTGCAGACACTATTCATTTAAGAGGAACACCGCCTACAACAGTATATGGTGCCGCAGGCGATTTGGCTGGTGATATACACATCGACAGCAACTACTTGTATTATTGTACAGCAGACTATACTCCGCACACAAGTACAATGCAGGCCATAATGAATGGTGGAAACATATATGGATATGTTACTCAATTAGCATTTACAAAGTCAAGCAGCAGTCGCCAACCACAAACGGGTTGGACTATCACTGGCTATGACGGAGTATCCACTGGAAATGTTACACTTACAATTACCGGTGTTACTGACGGTGGTACTACTTGGTTAGTCGATTTTACCGGCGCCTTGTACGATTTCTTTAATCACAGTATCTGGACATTAACCGACAATACGTCACCAGCCACAATTTGGAAAACAATCCCACTTACTGCATTTGGAAATGTTGCATACAGCGACGTCAACGTAGCTTCATACTTGACCTCCGGTATATCAAGTAATGTTAAAACGTCAGCAAACGTTGTTGCTTCAAACTATTTGTTTGCTAATGGTGTAAACATTTTATCAACTGTATCGGGTGGCTCAACATATTCTAATGCTAACGTAGCCAGCTATCTTGTTGCCAGTGCTCAAACTATCGGCAACTTAACAGTAACAGGTACAACCACGATCGGTAGTACACTACAACTGGTTGGCAGTACCAATACCATTAGCACAACTAATGGATCATCAGTACAGTTTGGCTCTGGAGTCAACTTCAACAGTTCCACCAGAATTGCTGTAAACGGTAATATCCTTGCTCAGAGTGGAACAGCAAGTACAAGTACTAATACTGGTGCTATTCAAGTTAGTGGTGGTGTTGGTGTTAGCGGTAACGTCTACACAGGTGGTAATGTTACGGCTCCTTACTTTGTTGGTAATGCTGTTGGTACTACTGCAACTTATAGCGGCAACATCATTGCAGGTAATGTTATTACTGCTGGCGCCAGCGGACCTAAGACACGTTTCTTATGGGACACGTGGCAAGCTAATTCCACATCGGCATTGAGTTCATTTACTCCAAGTGGTACTATTGGTGGAAATGCTACATGGGATAGCACTCAGGCATACGGATTAAAACTAACCACAACTGCTACTTCGCAGTCCGGCTACATTAACTGGAATAGTAGTACAATAAACTATAACTATGATATGGTTATAACGACCAGTATTGGTGCCAGCGGCGGTACAGGTGCCGACGGACAATGGATCTACTTTGGATCTAATGCTGCCATAACAGGCAATCCTGGTAATACCAACACTTATGGTGGCATTGCAGTTATGAACCATTATTATAGTAGTGCAAGTCAATTTGAAGTTTATGTTGGCGGCACACAAACTAATATTCCCTATATTGGTAACGGCAGTTATAACACAAGTGGCGTTACATTATGGAACGCCAGTTACACCAGTTTCTACAACTTGACCCTAAAGATTCGCAAGATACAGAACGGCAACCGTATGTTGGAAGTGTACCTAAATGAAATATATCAAGGATCGGTTAACATTGGTAACTGGACTCCAGCGGGCAACTACTTTGGTGTAGCGGCATACACCGGAGGATCTACTGCTCAAAACTGGGTACGTCAACTAAGAATAGATTGGTAATATGATCATCCAAGGTGTTACACCTTTGTTGATCAATACAGGAACCAACGACTTGGGTATGTGGGATAGTACTGTTTTTCAGTTTTATCCCTGTGGTTATTCAGTAGCCAGCTTGGCCAATGTCTGGGCGCAGTGGGTAGTAACAGGTGACAGCGCCGGCCAATTATTTTATATTAACGGACAGTATGTGGGGCAGGTTACTGCACAGACGTCAGCTGGCAACAGTCACAACATCATTGGCAACGTCAGTGGTTCCGGTGGTTTACAACCGTTTGGATATATAGCCAACACATTTTTGTATACTGCCAAGCTCACCCCGACACAAATTGGTCAGAACTACGGAGCATTACGAACACGGTTTGGGGTATAGTTACTGGTTGCAATAAATACAATATAGGACACAACAATGATATATTTTCCACCAAGCCCCACAACAGGACAAAAGTACGTAGGCGTAAACGGCGTTACTTATACCTGGATGGGCGACCGTTGGAGTGGGATAGATGCTCTTGTACAGGGCACAGCAGAATATTATATAGATAACGGCAATGCTGGTTATGTATATAATTCCGGAACAGATGCAGAATTAGATGGCGGAACAGCCTAAGGAACCATAATGACAACAAGAATTAAATTACGCAGAGACACAGCCAGTAACTGGACAAGCATTAACCCAACGTTAGCCTTGGGCGAACCTGGTTTAGAAACAGATACACGCAAAGTCAAGTACGGTGATGGTACTACAGCTTGGAACAGTTTAGCCTACGCTACAGCTGGAGTAAACGGCCCAGGATACCAAAGTATCGCTATTGGAGACTCAGCGGGCACAAATCAAAACCAACACTCAATTGCTATCGGAGCAAACGCCGGGCAAACCGATCAAGGTGCTGTGGGCATTGCCATTGGCGAATATGCCGGTAACAATGGCCAAGGTGAGCAAGCCATTGCTATTGGACGTAGTGCAGGACAAACAAATCAGGGATGGAACGGTATTGCCATCGGACGTTTTTCCGGAGCAACGAATCAAGCTGAGGAATCTATTGCTATCGGCCGTTATGCTGGTAACACTAATCAGGAATATCACGCTATTGCAATGGGCGACATCGCTGGCGAAAACAATCAAGGCTGGGACGCCATTGCTATTGGTAAGTCAGCTGGTAACTATACACAAAATAATGATGCAGTTGCCGTTGGTCACAGAGCAGGCGAAAACAATCAAGGTGGCACAGCAGTTGCTATAGGTTATCACGCAGGTAACGATCAACAAAGTGATGCGGCTGTTGCCGTTGGTAACTATGCTGGTAGAGTTAATCAGAAATATGACGCAGTTGCAGTTGGTCGTCAAGCCGGCGAGCAATCACAAGAAGAAGATGCAATCGCAGTTGGTTACCAAGCAGGGCAATACAACCAACAAGGTAGTTCAGTTTCAGTTGGTTACGAAGCTGGACAATATGGACAAGGTATAGAAGCTATTGCAATTGGTGTTAACGCCGCAGGTGGTATAGGTTCAGAAACATTTACAGCATCAGTAACTGAAGGTAGTAATTTATTAACTACCAATTATAATTTAGACGCTGTAGTTGGCGAGTTTGTGGGACCAGGATCTTACGTTTGGGTTGGTGGTGATGGCATCTGTGAAGGGTCGTTTATCACCGGTATACAAACTCCTGGTAGTGTTTACACAATGAATTATAGTGCTTTTGCCACAGTCAATAACTTGGAAGCATCTGTAAGTTTTGGCGGACAAGGTTATCACGCTATTGCCATTGGTACCAACGCCGGATTGACTTTCCAACAATGGGACGCTATTGCTATTGGTAAGTCGGCTGGCTACGAAGGACAAAGCAATGATGCAGTTGCTATTGGCCACAGAGCTGCAGAAATTGGACAAGGCCCACGTGGCGTTGCCATTGGATACCACGCAGGCGATTACATACAAGGTAATGATGCTATTGCCATTGGTAGTTACTCAGGATATCAACAAGGTAATCTTTCGATTGCCATTGGTTACCAAGCTGGAAACTATGACGATACTCCTTTGGGAACTAATGCAATTGCCATTGGTACCAATGCCGCATATGGACACGGACACGATAACAGTATTATCCTAAATGCTACTGGCAACGCATTGAATTCGGATGCAGCAGGTTTCTATGTAGCACCTGTTCGTAATGATAATAGTAATGTAAGTCAAGCAGTTTACTATAACACAAGTACAAACGAATTGACTTATGCTTCGGCAGGTAGCACAACAGCTACAGCATTGGGCAATGGTAGCACAAATCCTGTTATTACCACAGCCGGTATTCCTACACATGATACAGGAGCCCCGGGCGATGTAGCAGGAATGGTTGCATTAGACAGCAATTGGATGTATTATTGTGTGGCCAATTATACAACTGGTAGTGCAGTAATTTGGAAACGTACAGCCTGGTCCGGTGAGACTTGGTAATTAATTAAAAAAGGAAATATAAAATGGCAACATATCACTTATCAGCAACTTCGGCTAAGAAAAACGCTACAGCTAACACACAAGTTAACAAGCGTATTCCGGTAACCGGTGACTTCGCAGATCAAGCAGCGGCCCAAACAGCGGCAGATGCTTATGCTAAAGATCTAAACGCAGAAGATTATCAAGGTACTTGGGACTGGGTCGGCGTAGCAACACCAGCCTAATTTAGGTTTCAAAACTTGTTGATTTCAGCATCTGTTTAGTATATACTACTACAGATGCTGAACTCTATTCAAGACGCCGTACGTCTATTATTACCCGCAAAACGCAAAACCAATAACACTTCTGGTTGGATTAGTTTCAACGCACCTTGCTGTCACCATAATGGCGAATCAGCAGATACCAGAGGACGTGGCGGATTAGTAATGAACCCAGATGGTGGCACCAGTTATCATTGTTTCAACTGTAACTTCAAAGCCAGCTATATTCCGGGTCGTCACTTAACATATAAATTTCGAAAACTATTATCATGGTTAGGTGCTGACGAAAACACAGTCAAACGCCTGGTCATAGATGCTATTCGCATCAAAGAATTAGTAGCACCAGAACAACGTGTTGAGGCCGAGGAATCAGAACCTGTCAATTTTAAGGCTCGTCCCTTGCCCGAAGAGGCCATGACATTCCACGCACTTAATACATTTTATACATTAAATTCAGATAAAGAAGTACCAGTAGAATGGCACAATGCAGTAATGTATGCCGCGGCACGTAGAGTTGATCTAAGCCGATACGACTTATATTGGACTCCCGAAACACAATACAATTTACATCGTCGTGTTATCATCCCATTTACTTGGCGTAATCAAATTATTGGCTATACAGCACGTGGTGTTGATGATGGAGTTAAGCCCAAGTATCATTCCAGCTATGAACCAAACTATGTGTTTAATGTGGATTGTCAACGACCCGACAGTCGGTTTGTTATTGTATGCGAAGGACCATTTGATGCTATGGCTATAGATGGCATTGCTATATTGAGCAATGAGTGTTCAGAAATACAAGCAGACATTGTGGACAGTTTGGCACGTGAAGTTATTGTGGTCCCTGATGCTGATCGAGCAGGAACCCGACTTGTCGATGCCGCCTTAGAATACGGATGGGCAGTAAGCTATCCTGTGTGGCAATCGGACTGTAAAGACATTGGATCGGCGGTAGAAAAATATGGCAAATTGTTTGTATTAAAAAGTATATTGGCAGCAAAAGAAACTGGCAGATTAAAAATTGAGTTAAAGAAAAAGAAACTATATAATTAAACTATGTCAACAAAAGAATATTCAACAGAATTACAAAAACTATTTTTAGAAATGATGCTGACAGATGCACAAAGCTATGTGCGTGTACAGAACATTTATAATCCAGAAAACTTCGATCGTAGCCTAAGAGCTGTGGCCGATTTTCTTAAACAACACAGCAATGATCACAAGACATTGCCTACTTATGAACAAATTCGTGCAGTAACAGGAGTAGAACTCAAACCAGTTCCGGAAACAGTTGAAGGACATCACGATTGGTTTATGCAGGAGTTTGAATCGTTTACTCGGCGTATGGAATTGGAACGTGCTATCCTAAAGTCAGCAGACTTGTTGGAAAAGGGTGACTATGATCCTGTAGAAAAAATTATCAAAGATGCAGTACAGATTAGTTTAACCAAAGACCTGGGCACAGACTATTTTGCTGATCCCAAAACACGTATCGACAAGTATTACAATTCAGGTGGCCAAGTATCAACAGGTTGGCCTACTATGGACAAAATCTTGTATGGCGGTATGAGTCGCGGAGAACTTAATATTTTTGCCGGCGGATCGGGTTCAGGTAAATCGTTGGTTATGATGAACATAGCTTTGTCGTGGTTACAACAAGGACTATCGGGAGTATATATTAGTTTAGAATTGAGCGAAGAATTATGTGCTCTAAGAACAGATGCTATGTTAACAGGTATGGGCACAAAAGAGATTCGCAAGGACATTGATACTACAGAACTCAAAGTCAAGATGGTGGGTAAAAAAGCCGGTAAGTATCGAATCAAGGCACTACCAGCACAGAGTAACGTAAATGATATTCGTAGTTTTATTAAAGAGTATCAAATACAAACTAATAACAAAGTAGATTTTGTTATGGTTGACTACTTAGACTTGGTTATGCCAGTGAGTGTAAAAGTTAATCCCAATGATCAGTTTATCAAAGACAAGTATGTAGCAGAGGAACTGCGTAACTTATCGCAAGAGCTTAATGTATTGTTAGTAACAGCATCGCAGTTGAATCGTTCAGCTGTTGAAGAAATTGAATTTGACCATAGTCATATTGCTGGTGGTATCTCTAAGATTAATACAGCAGATAACGTGTTTGGTATCTTTACAAGCCGTGCTATGAAAGAACGTGGGCGTTATCAAATTCAGTGTATGAAGTCACGTAGCTCTACAGGTGTAGGACAAAAGATTGACTTAGAGTACAACATTGAAACTATGCGTATTACTGATCCAGGACCAGAAGCACAACAGGACTTTATTACTCAAGGTGGTCCTCCACGTGTTGCCAACAATATTATGAATCAGATTAAAACTACAACTACAGTAGCACCATGGGAAAGCAAGGCAAAAGACGGGTTTGACGTAGAAAAAGACGCAGGCCCACCTCCGAGTGCTACAGTAGACAGTAGCAAACTAAAGAGTATGCTGGCCGGACTAAAAGCCAAATCAGAATAACTCCACATAAATATAACTAAATTGGAGTAGATCTTGCAAAAACGTACTCGTAGTATATTAGACGAGCTTGATAGCTTATTAGTACACAAAGACCGCGAAAACCTCGTGGAAAGTCGTGCTAATAACGTAATTTCAAGTGCTATTAATCTAATGAATTACATTAAAGAAAACTACGACCCTGCTGTAGCAGATGAGCTTGAACGTCGTTTATTAAACAGTATTCGCTCGCAAGACCCCAATAAATTCATACGCGGAGTCCGCAAGTTGCGAGGAAATAATGAAGATTAATGATATTTTAGTTCTTGACGAAAGTCAATTGGATGAGTACGGTAATGCACCAAACGACAGCACAGATCCAAGAGTTGCTGGTGGTGTGCCAAACGCAGTAGGTAATTTAAAAGCACGTCGTTTAGCACGTAACGCACCAGCTAAACCTGCACAAGATACACAAGCACCCGGCGCTGATCAGCAGGCCAACACAACACAAACTAACCCAACAAATACACAGAGTAATGGCCAAGCAGGTACTACAGGTCAAACTGGAGGTACTCCTGGCTCTACAGCACAAACCGGAGGTACTCCTGGTACTCCTGGCACAAAAGGGAATCCATTTGCACAAGGTTTCTTTGGTGGATTAGGTTGGGATCGCACAGCTAAAGCATTTGCTGGTACTCCCGGCACTCCTGGTACTCCTGGCGCCGCAACACAAACTGGCGGAACTACCGGTGCCGGCACTACAGCACAAACTGGTGCTGGTAAAGAACAACCAGCTGCTGGTCAACCATCTGCACAAGATGCTACAGCCGGTCAGGGTCAACAGCAACAGGCCGGTGGTCAACAGGCCGCGGTAGATGCTAACAAAGATCCACAGTACAAAATTTTTAAAGATCCTGCTGCGTTTAAAGCAGAGTGGGACAAATATGTAACTGCACATACAAAACCAGATAGCCCATATCAATTAATTTCTGATCCAGAAATGTTAACAGCGTTGAAAGATATGTGGATGAGATCCGGCGGTCTTAAAGTTGAGAGCAAGCAAAGTAAAAAAGCTCAACGCTTGATTGAACAACGTATCATGAAAGATCCAATCTACGAAAGTTTTAGTCGTATTGGTCGCATGATTACAGAAGCAGAATTAACACAAGATCAAATTAAACAAATTTTCCAGTCAGTGGCCGATGGTGCTGCTGCAGGTGGTAATGTACAAAATGCAGGTGATGAACCTGTAAGCAACCGTACCTTAGTCGGTAAAGGTGGCGATGTAGCTAAGAAAGTTGCACAAGCCTGGGACGATGTTAAAACTAAGATTAGTCAATCAGCACCAGTTGCTGGATTTGACCAAGCAGTTGACTCTATTCAAGGCAAACTATTAAATGCCGCCGGCGGTGAATCTGGTGCTGTTGGGCAAGCACTTGCTAAGTATCGTGAGTTTGGTAAACAACATCCAATCTTCCAGGGTGCTATCTATGCTGGCTTAATTGCATTAGCAGGTATCAGTGGTGCTGGTCTTGGCGGTGCTGCATTGTTGGCCGGTATTAAGACATTTGACAGATTACTACAGGGCGACAAAGCAAGCTCTGCATTGTGGAAAGGCTTCAAGACTGGCGCTCTTGCTTATGGTGCAAGTCACTTATTGAATCAACCACAAACAACACAGACTACAACTACAACTGATACAGGACAAGTTAATATTGGTCCTGTGAATCCTGATCTCAACAATGCCATAGACAACGGCGTTGTTACACCACCGGGTGTAGATGCTACCACTATTGATCCGACTAATCCCGATGCATGGATTGACGGAACACAAGCCAATGGCACAGATCTAATTCCATACACAGTACAACAAGGTGAAACACTAAGCCAGATTGCACAGAGCAATGGTATTAGTGTCAAGGATATCATGGATAATAATCCAATGATTACCAACCCAAATAACTTGCCAACTGGTATTGAATTACATCTTCCGCAAAATGTAGAAAATTATAACGTATACGACCAAGGTGTTGGTACAGCAGCAGATACAGCCGCAAAGGTTGGTACCGGACAATATGCTCCAACCTGGGGCAACACAGGCACCAAGTCAACAGTAAACTCGTCATACATTCCAGTTGGAACAATGATCAGCGAATATGTTGACTACGAAGCAACTATGCGTATGCGTTTACTTGCTGAAAGTCGTGGAATGTCACAAAAAGGTTGCTACTTAACAGCATCAGGTGTTAAGGCAATCTTCGAAGGTGTTGTTGCCGAAGGCCCATGGGACGCTATTAAGAGCGGGGTTGGCAAAGTAGCTGGCGGAGTTGAGAAATTTGGCCAAGGCATTGCTAATGCGGCTAAAAAAGGCTGGGACTCTGCTGCCAACAAGATCACATACGATAAGTTAGATCTTAACTGGCGTAAGAACTACAAAGAGTTTGATCCAACTGGTGGACAAGGTCCAGTTGACAGCGAACAGGTTAAAGCATTCTTACGTAAGCAAGGTGTTACCGACGTGCTGATTAATAAAGTATTTGGCGACTTAGGTTTAGACGCACCAGCACAATCTGCACAGCCTGCTCAAGAACCAGCACAACCACAAGGCTTTGGTGGCGGAGCAGAATTTACAGCATTGTTTAAAAAGTTTAATGATGCTGGCGGCAACTTAGCGCCACAGGTACGTGGTGTGTTAAAAGATATTTTATTAACAGCTATGCGTACAGTTGAAAGTATTCAACGTCAACGTATGTATAAACCTCCTGTATTGTCTGAAGTTAAGACAGACTTCAGTGCTGCATTGTTAAAGTCGTTGAGATAAAATGAAATTATATGAAGGCGGAGATGAAGCTAAAGGATTAGGCGGTAACGTATTTAAAGACGCTGCCGGTAATCCTTTAACCCGTCGTATCAACCGATTAGATGTTCCCTCTACTACTAAATTTTTAGAACAAATTACCGGCCTTGACCTAATGAACAATATGGTCGGCTCAACTGGCCAAAAAGAAACATCTGGCGACTTAGACTACGCCATCGATGCTACCATTATCAGTAAAGACGCACTACAAGGTGTGTTATATCAATACTGCCTATCCAAAGGTGTCCCAGAAAACGAAATCATGAATCAAGGTCGCAAGTACAAAGGCGGCTATATTGATAAGACTGGCATCGAAGTACATTTCCGCACTCCTATTAACGGTGATCCAAAGAATGGCTATGTACAAAGTGACTTTAACTTCGTAGACAAAATGGCCTGGACTAAATTTATGCTATCTGCTATGCCACCTGATAGTCAGTTCAAAGGAGTTGATCGTGCTGTGTTGTTTAACAGTATCGGTAAAGTATTAGGAGTAAAGGTTACAGTTAATAGTGGCGTACATGACAGACTAAGCAATGAATTAGTTACCGACGATCCGGCTATGATGGCCAAGATGTTTGTACCCAATGGCACAATAAAAGATATGGCCAGCGTAGAAAGTATCGTTAATGCACTACGCAATGATACACAACGTGATGCTAAATTAAAAGATTTTACTGACTATCTAACTAAATCAGGACGTCAGCTACCTAAATTAGAATCCAGTGTACATCCAACAGAGTGGTTTAAACACTTAAACGATAAATTAAAATGATTTTATTAGAATTTGTACAATATCTAACAGAAGGTGCTCGTACACCACATCCAGAGGATTTTATCTTCAGTGGTAGTAAAGCGGCCTTGGATGCTATCACAGGTATGGTAGGTGCTGTACAAAAGCCTGAAACTGTAAGCATCAAATGGGACGGAAGCCCTGCTATTATATTTGGTCGACGTACAGCTGACGGTAAGTTTACAATGAACTATAAAGAGTACATTGGCGAAGCCGGTGGCCAAGTTACAAGTGCAGAAGAGCTACTACAGTTTTACGCCAAGAACGGCAAGAACATGGAAGTAGGACAAAAATTAGCCAAGGTGTTTAATGCTGTGGGCAGTATATGTCCTCCAAACTTCAAGGGATTTGTACAGGGCGATTTGATGTGGACTGATAAACCATTAATACCGGTAGACGGTAAGTTTATTTTTAAACCTAATCCTCACGGTGTCACTTATAATGTTGCTACCAATACACCAATTGGCGAAGAAATTGCAGGTCGTCCAGTAGGTATTGCTGTACACAGTTACGGCAATGAAGTTGAAAAGTCTAAAGAGTCTCCATTGGTAGGTCGTCAAAGTTTACAGGGCTTAGGCGGTCTATCTGGAACCAACGAATATATTACCGTATTTACAGGCAACATGGGTACTAAGTTTAATATGAAAGAACCCACTACATTAAAAAATAATGCTAAACGTGCGGTTAACGAATTTAGTGCCGCAGGCGGCGATGCTTTTTTATCCAGTTTAACACAGGCATCCAAGGATAGGCTACAGCAGTATTACAATAGAAAAGCCACTGGACAACCTGTAGACGGCACATGGTTACAGACTAAACTGACTAAACCACAGTTTGAAATAGTCAATGCTGAAGAAAATAAACCCGTTTTAGTAGCATTAGACAAAGTCTACAGCACAATTAGTCTATTAAAATTAGCTATATTAGATCAACTTGAGCCCCAAGTTAAGGGTGTAGAGCAGTTTGTGGGCGATGTTCCTAAAGGCGAAGGATTTAACATAGACACCCCAAGTGGCTTTATAAAGCTGGTAAATCGTGGGGTTTTTAGTACTGCAAATTTTGCAGGAAGAGCACAATAATTTTTATTTTGTATAAATAAATGCATGTAGTCCTTTAAGGGCTCATTATATTAAGGAGAATTAAAAATGGCAACATTTACAAGAGTTAACGGCGACGCAGCCGGTGTAGTACAAGTTGATGCAGGTCGTGCATTTGCTAACGGCGCAATCATCAATACAGGTATCGCAGCACCTTTGTCAGTTCTAAAGATTGTTACTCCAACAGGTAACTTGGCAGCAGAATTAAACACAGGCGGTGCAGTTGAGTCTATCCTACGTGTTATCGAAGGTAATGCTTCAGTATTAGCATACCAAGTTGACAGCACACCACAAATCAGCGTTCTATTAGAGCGTAGTGGTTGGGTTAGCGACGCAGCAGTTGCAGCAGCTATTACAGCAGCTTCTACATCAAGCAACATCGGTGGTTACGGTAACGTTTGGGTAGCTGGTGGTGGCTTCACAGTTTCCAGCTCAGCTGGTTTCAAACTATAATAGTTAACCAACTATAACAAAAGAGCACATCTTTATGATGTGCTTTTTTGTGGCATAAGTATTTGCATGGACACCACGCATTTACATTTTTTCACTGGATTTACATTAGTTGATATCACAGCCACAGGTGAACTACGTAGCACGGCAGAACAAACTCGCGACCAGCAACGTAATTGGGAAACCGTATTACAAACAATCGGCCTTGGTGCACAACCCTATGACGTTATACCTCCTACGGTAAAAACTGTAAACTTAGATTATTTAGAGTTTGGAGAAATGTATTCAGGCGAACACAATGTATGGATGTGGGCATTTGCTGTTGAACACGCAGATGTATTCACAGTCAATAATAATCAAGTTGCCGGGCTTGAACAATGTTTTGAACAGGTACCTGTTATTTGTGGATTAACAGAAACAGCACGTTTTATGTTGCCTATTTTTTATCCCCACGGCGGAATTAAGAACATATACTTTAAATCTGGCTTAAAAAACATAAATAACTATTGATGCTACGGCACCATTAAGGCTCATTATTAAGGCACATTTAGGCAAAACAAACGCATCGCTAACTAACAGCGAGAGATAGATGGCCACTACTGATATTGAAAAACAGAGTCTTGAGGCACACGTAGAATTATGTGCGGAGAGATATTCCAACTTGGAAAACAAATTATCCAACCTTGAAACTCGTATGGATAAAATGGAAACCCACCTGGTTGACATTAAAGACAGCTTGTCAAAAAATTCATCTGGTCAACTTAGAATTATAATCACTATTGGTACTACTATTTTTGGTGTTTTAGTTGCCGGTACTATTACTCTGTTAGCTTCGCATCTCAAATAATCTATGCGTATCGTAGAACTCTTAAATAACATTACACTACCTATTACCAATGAGGAAGCTGAAGTATTGGACATGTTGCAAAACAAGTCAATACTAAAATCTGAATTAGACGAGCATCAACAACGTCTTGCTAACAGTTTGGTTAATAAGGACGTATTATTGAGAATTCAAGAAAATGGACGCATCACATATCGAAGAAAAATTCGATAAACCTACAAAACAAGAATTTAACCAAATAGTTGCGGCCACCACCCAATATATTTCGGCATGGACTCAACGCGAATTTAATCGCATAAGCACAAATAAACAGGTACCGTTGATATGGCCCTTGCCCCAGGGCGGATATGTAATAGGTAGTAAGCGTATAGTTCCTAACCGAGGCTATTGGCAACTACAAACATACGACCACGAATTTATACATGATTTTGATGGCAAGCAAAGTGCTATTTTTTATTGCTTGTGCGATCATATTAAAAATTATCATTTAGCAACAATGATACGCAATGCCGACAGCGAAGTTAAGCGTCTTAAAAATGACGTAATACACTATAGCAACAGCTTGGAACGTGCTTTAAAACATAAAGATAGTTTTGGGATAAGTAATTGGAGTGCCAGATTAGATGATGCAAAACTGCGATTAGATTTTGCTCAAAAAGAATTACAGAAATCTATTAAATCGGCTAAATACTTAAAAGTTTGGGATAATTGAACCATGAGATTAACAGAAATCGGCCTACAGCCAAAAGCTAAAAAAATTAACCAAGTAGTTGAAAGTCGCTTCGGCTTTAAAATCGACTACGATAATTTAACCTTTCCTAAGGCGTACAAATTAGCTACTGCTATTACAGAAAGTTTAGACAAAGTAAAACGCACACACGGCGTTCATACTGCTGAAAAGAACCCTCAATACATGGAAATGTTTATGGTTCGCGAAAGTCTAAATCGTTGGATGGTAGAGAACAGAGATATTCTTATTCGCGAAAGCGAAATGGCTAAAGCAGAAGCTACATTAGCTGCTAAAGACATGGTTGACTCAATTCAAGACATGTTAGAAAAAATTGGTAAAATGCAGAATGAACAACTGCCTGCATTATTAGACACAATCCGTGACCAAATCGGCGAACAACAAGCTGAAACATTTAAGGGCACAGTTACTCCATTGCTACAAAACTTATGGCAGACTTTAAGTACTGGTCGTGAACAGGCTGACGGTGCTGCTCGTGCGTTAACTGGCGAATCTACACCAGACATGGGCATGGGTGGTATGGATGCTGGTATGGGTGCTCCTGCTCCAGACATGTCCCCAGAATTGGGTGCCGAAGCTCCTGCTCCAGAGGGCGACGAGTTTGCCGCAACTGATGCTGCTGCAGGTGGCGAAGAAGAATTAGGTAGAGAGCGTCGTTAATGAGATTTACTGAATTTCGTCGCCGTTTAAATGAGGATGGCGACCTCTCTGATTTTATCGAAGACGATGCCGATCATGCGGCCAATGACGCATTGATTAACACTCTAAGAGAAATTCAGTATAGTTCAGATCACGCTCAAGTTCCAAAAATTTCAGTTGAAGCATTAATTAATTTAGTTCGTCAACAACCTGGTGCCGAAGCATTTAACTTAGATACATTAGTTAATGCACGTAAGAATAATGATACAGTAAAGAACATTGTTACTGACATTAAAGATGACGACCAAGGCACCAAATATGTTTTCATTAATCCAGCCGAACCTGCAATGACAGGTGGAGTAGGTGGTGAAGGCGAAGTGGGTCAAACACAACCCGAAAAAACGGTTTCCGCAATGGCCAACCGTGCATTATCCAATCGTAGCTAAACTCAAAATCATTGACTTTTCAAAATAAATACTGTATAGTCAGTATTGTCAACTTTCTGTGTGGGTAAGGCGTTATAATAATATAACCCTTAATAAGGAGAAGTAAAATGAAAAAGATCATTGTAGCCGGTTTATTAGCACTATCATTTATTAACATAGCTCACGCTGAACGTTGGGCACACGGTGGTGGTCGTTATTACTATCATCCTGGTTATGGTTGGGTGGTACCAGCATTAGTTGGTGGCGCTATCGTATACGAAGCTACTCGTCCTCCGGTTGTTATCCAACAACAGCCAATTTACATTCAGCAACAAATGCCACCTGCTGCACCTGTGTATCCAGCACCGGCCGGTTATCATTGGGAAGCCATGTTAGACGGTAATTGTAATTGTTATAAAACAGTATTGATTCCTAATTAAATGAGAAAAATTTGTTTTGTTCTTATGATGATAATTGCCAGCACCGGAATGGCTGCTGGCCTACAACAGTTGTTTGATAGTTTAAAAAAACCTCCAACTACACAACCCGCTCCGCAACCACCGCAACCACCGCAACCACCTAAACCTCAACAACCGACTAAAAATGGCCTACAGCGATAAAGTAATCGATCACTACGAAAATCCACGTAACGTGGGTAAATTAGAAATGGACGACACAGTGGGAACAGGTGTAGTCGGTGCTCCTGCCTGTGGCGATGTTATGCGCCTACAGATCAAAGTAAATGAACAAGGTATAATCGAAGATGCAAAATTCAAAACATACGGTTGCGGATCAGCAATCGCTTCCAGCTCACTGGTCACAGAATGGGTCAAAGGAAAAACTCTTGACGAGGCGGGCAGTATTAAAAACAGCGACATCGCCGAGGAGTTGGCTCTTCCACCTGTTAAAATCCATTGCTCAATCCTCGCAGAAGATGCAATAAAGGCGGCTATCAATGATTACCGTAACAAACACAGCAAGTAAAAAAATACAAACTAATCTGTCAAAACGTGGCAAGGGCATAGGTATCAAGGTGGGCGTAAGAACTACCGGGTGTAGCGGCCTTGCTTATGTATTAGAATATGTAGATGAAACTTGGGCAGGCTCCACCAGCTTCCCGCAAGATGGATTTAGCGTTATAGTAGACAACAGAGATTTGCCTATAGTAGACGAAATAGAAATAGACTACGTTAGACAAGGTTTAAACGAAGGTTTTGAATTTCGTAATCCCAGAGAAAAAGATCGCTGTGGTTGCGGAGAAAGTTTCAGAATTTAATGAATCGTAAACTTGTTGTATTTGGAGATAGTTGGACCTGGGGAACAGGTCTTCAACCCAACGAACCAACATATGGAAAATTGATTGCTGACTATAGAAATATAGAATTTCAAAATTACTCTGTGCAAGGCACAGCAGCAGAGCACATGGTTCTTCAATTACAAGATTTATTAAGCAATATCGATCCTACGTTTAATTACACAGCTTTATTTTCTTTTACCGTACTATCACGTCTGATGTATTATGCTGGCAAACAACCCGATACGGCCTATGTTATGTGGGATGGCACCAAAGACGATGTATCTGCAAGCTATTTTAAAAATATACATTCAACTCTATTAGATCATTTTAAATTTTATACAACAGTATTGGCTTTGCAAAGTCTATGTCGACAGTACAAAATACAAGACTATTATGCTCTAAGTTTTTCAAAGGTCGATTGGGACCTTTTAAATTTTATAGGTGTTGATAGAAGTAAATTTTATAATCAAGGCACCTCAAATTTTTTAGATATCCTGGGATCTAAATATCCTGGAGATAATAAAATATATTTTGAAGGAACAGATGGCGGACACCCTAACGCACTGGGGCATCAAGTAATAGCTCAACATTTACAAGAGTGGATAAATTGAAATTATTTGCCAACGGATGTAGTTTTACCTGGGGCGGTGAACTGTATAAATCGTTATACGACACCAATGGGCAACTGCTTGACTATACGAACCCCGATCCTATAAACAAAGAAAGGCTGACTCGAGTTTGGCCTTTTCATTTGGCCGAACGGTTAGGAGCAGACTCGTGTGTTAATCTTAGTATGGGCTGTGGATCAAATGATCGCATAGTAAGAACAACTATTGATTTTTTTACACAAGAATCTGAGAAAGATTGGACTGCTGTAATACAGTGGGCACATCCACATAGATTTGAGTACTGGGAAGAAGAAACACAGGCCTGGACGCTTATTATACCGCAATGCGGAACATTAGGTAAGAATGTCAACGGAGATGTTTTTGATCGGGTCAGTAAGTTTAAAGATCAAGTATACCGCAATTACACAGATTATACCTACGCACAAAAATACTGGACTCAAGTAGTTAGTCTTGCTAATTTTTTTATAGCCAACAATATAAAATATTATTTTGTTAATCTAATGCCTAACAGTTATTACAATCTATTAGATTTACATCAACAACAATACCTGGAAAATAAAATAAATTGGATTGGTCAAGGGCCGAGGCACGATTTGGTTAACATGTTTGACTCCCGCTTTGACACAGCACACCCAACAGAATCGGGGCATAAACAAATAGCCGATTATTTCTATCATCAGATAACTCAATGCTAACGGTATTTACAGATAGTCGAGTACTTGATCTACAATGGCTACCTGCAATCAAGTTTAACGAACCTTATACAGTTTGTCACAGTCTAACGGACTATATCAATGCCCCCGGTCGCAAAATAGCATTTACAATGTACATGATGGGACAAGATTACCACAGTCCTGTTAACTCGTTTGAAAGTTTTGTTAATCAACTAAGTCAAAATAGCGAAGCGGTATTTTGTTTTGACAGAGAAATGTCACTGCATTATTTTGATAAGTGGAATCAATGCACAGGAAAAAATGTTTATTGGCTAACTCCTGCATTTATTAACGAGCAACATCCAGTAAAAGATCGTGTAATTTTTTGGGGGGATTGGTTTGAAACATCAACTGCTCTCTATAAAGCCTTGCCTGATGTTTTGTCTACTGTAGATCCGTATAAAACAAAATCAAAATATTTTGATGCCTTATTAGGATTAAAGAAACCCAACAGAACATTTGTTTATGAAAATGTAAACAAACATAATTTAACCGATCAAATCATAATGACCTACAATGTTGATCGTAGAGTACAACCCGAGACCGGTCGGTATGATTACACTGACGAGTTTTATGCTAAAGATTATTTTATCTGGGAGCCAGGAACCAAAGTTGCTGATCCAATAAAGGAAACAGCAAATTATGTTCAGTATCAAGGTCAGACTACGAGATTAAGTCAAATTATTCCTGTACAAGTTTATAATGATACGGCCTACAGCATAGTGGCCGAAACAGACTTTAGAAACGAACACAGTTTCTATACAGAAAAAACAGCCAAAGCTCTAATGGCACGTAGACTATTTGTGGCATTCAGCGGTCGTGGATTCTTGAGCAATTTACAATCTTTAGGGTTTAAAACTTTTGGTGATATAATTGATGAAAGTTACGACAACACGCCGCCGGCAGAGGAACGATGGGCTCAAGCGTTCGAACAAGTTCGGTACTTATGTGGTTGCGATCAACAGGAAACTTATGCTAAAATAAAACCCATTGCCGAGCATAATTATAATTTAATAATGAATCAAAATTGGAACCAGCTCGCCGCAGATAAAATTACGAATATAATAAACCATGCTCATTGATCGTTACAATTACAAACCTATTGACCGTACTACCATTAATGGAAAAAGACATTATTGTTTACCCGATGGATCAGCGGTGCCCAGCGTTACAACAATCTTAGATCGAACAAAACCACAAGAAAAACGCGAAGCACTTGAGCGATGGAAAAAATCTGTAGGAGCCGAACGTGCTCAACAAATTACTACAGAAGCCGCTAATCGCGGAACACGTATGCACAGTTACTTAGAACACTATGTTAAAACTGGCGACATGAAAGAACTTCCTACTAACCCATTTGCACAGCCGTCGTGGTTTATGGCCGCACAGGTTATCTTAGAAGGATTCGCCAATATCAATGAAGTCTGGGGAGTCGAAGTTCCTGTTTATTATAGTGGGTTATATGCCGGTACTACAGACTCTGTGGGAGTGCATTCAGGTAAACCCAGTATCATGGATTATAAGCAAACTAATAAATTAAAAAAACGTGAATATATTGACGATTACTTTATACAATTGGCGGCCTATGCACAGGCGCATAATAATATGCACGGAACTGACATCAAAAGAGGGGTAATTCTTATGTGTCAGCAGCCGAAAGAGCTCAGTCCTGGCGTTTTTGACACCCCTGTTTATCAAGAGTTTATACTTGAAGGCGCAGAATTTGACCACTATAACAACGAGTGGAACAAGAGAGTTGAGCTATACTATCTCACAAACTAAATACAGTATACACGTTGGGATCAGTTAAGTATGGCAATAGTACAAATTTCAAGAATTCAGCAAAGACGCGGGCTTAATCAGGACCTGCCGCAGTTGGCCAGCGCCGAGTTGGCCTGGAGTGTTGATACACGCCAACTTTACATTGGTAATGGTACTTTGGCAGAAGGTGCACCTACTGAAGGTGTGACTGAAATTTTAACTGAATATTCTATTATTAATTTCACTGATCAGTTTACCAGTGATTTTGCCAATCTTCAGGCCAATGTGGCTACAATTTACGCAGAAGTAACAGCCGCAGGTGGTATCAAATCAAACGTAGTTTTAGCAGCCAACACCGCAGGTATATTTTCTACAATCACAGCTAACAATGCCACGGTTAACTATACCTTATATCAAGGTACAACACAAAGAACTGGAACTATTAAATTAAGTCGCTTTGCCACCGGATCATCGTTGGCATTTGAAGAAGACTATAACCAGACAGCAGGAACTGATATATTCTTTACCGCGAACGCTAACACAACACAAGCCAATTTAAATTACACAACAACGTCCCAGACAACAGTAGTATATTCAATTACAAACGTATAATATAAAAACACATGTGGAAACTTGAACCAGACGAGAGGATATCTCGTTGGCGTGACTTTCGAAAATCGCTCGACCAACTCAGTTTAGAACAAGCACTCAACGAAGTTGCCAATTTTTGGCAAAGCTGTCCTCACTCACCTTACTATTTGGATCCATTAGACACCAACACCTGGCCCTCTCCTTGGGAGTTAATTGCCGAAAATTATTATTGTGATCTTGCAAAAGCCTGCGGTATGCTGTATACTATATACTTTACTGAACATGGAAAAGAGTTGGATGCCGAAATACGAGTATATTATGATCCCGAAACTCGGTACACCTATAATTTAGCCGTTCTGTCACAGGGAAAATATATGCTTAATTTCATTGATGGCTCGGTCGTAAATACTCTATCAATAAATAAAAACTTACAGTTAAAACATAGTTACAGTAGCAAAGATTTAAAATTACAAGAATATTAGAGGGATCGATGACGCAAATTCAAGTTACAAAGAGAGAAGGACATAAAGAAGTCCTCGATTTAGAAAAACTACACAAGGTAGTTTTTTGGGCCACACAGGGTATTACTGGTGTCAGTGCCAGCGAAGTGGAAATAAAAAGTCACATACAGTTTTACAACGGAATCAAAACGGCCGACATTCAAGAAACATTGATCAAAAGTGCTGCAGATTTAATTTCAGAAGAAACACCAAATTATCAATACGTAGCAGGTCGTTTAATTAACTACCATCTGCGTAAACAAGTTTATCATGATTATCAACCATGGCCTTTGCTACAGTTAGTTAAACGTAATGTAGCCAATGGATTTTATGACCGTGGATTGTTGGAAGCCTACTCCGAAGACGAGTGGGATCAATTAGATCATAAGATTGATCACAGCCGAGATGAGAACTTTACCTATGTTGCCATGGAACAATGGCGCGGTAAGTATCTTGTACAAAACCGTGTTAGCGGAGAAATCTATGAAACACCGCAAATAGCCTATATGCTTATTGCGGCAACACTATTTCAATCATATCCAAAAGACACAAGATTAAAATGGATATCAGATTATTATGATGCAATTAGTCTTGGAGACATTAGCCTTCCTACCCCTGTCATGGCTGGTGTACGCACTCCTCAGAAACAATTCAGTTCCTGCGTTCTCATTGAAACAGATGACAGTCTTGACAGTATTAACGCTACTGCTTCTTCTATTGTCAAGTACGTATCACAAAAAGCCGGCATCGGTATCGGTGCAGGCCGCATCCGTGCATTGGGATCACCGATCCGTTCAGGCGATGCTTACCACACAGGTGTAATCCCGTTCTACAAGCTATTCCAAAGTGCCACACGTTCATGTAGTCAAGGTGGTGTACGTAATGGTGCCGCAACACTTTATTATCCTATCTGGCATTTAGAAATTGAAGACCTTATTGTGTTGAAGAACAACAAAGGTACCGAGGATAATCGTGTACGTCACATGGATTATGGAGTACAATTCAATAAGTTAATGTATGAAAGATTAATCACAGGTGGCGATATTACCTGTTTTAGTCCTCACGATGTGCCTGAAATGTTTGATGCTTTCTTTGCAGATCAAGACAAGTTCAAAGAGTTATATGAACGTGCCGAACGCAATACCAAGTTGCGTAAAAAGACCTTCAAAGCCGCAGAATTGTTTAGTCGCTTTATGCAAGAACGCAAAGATACAGGACGTATCTATTTGCAAAACGTGGACCATGCCAATACGCACAGTCCATTTGATGAAAGTGTAGCACCCGTAAAGATGTCAAACCTTTGTTGTGAAATTGATTTACCAACAGTTCCACTCAATGATGTCAACGACGAAGATGGTAGGATCGCACTATGTACTTTAAGTGCGATCAATTGGGGCAATGTAAAAAGCCCACATGACTTCCAGAGACCCTGTGAACTGGCAGTACGTGGATTAGATGCTTTATTAAGCTATCAAGGTTATCCAATTAAGGCCGCTGAGTTAGCCACTAAAGAATTTCGTCCATTGGGAGTAGGCATCATTAACTTTGCGTATTTCTTGGCAAAGAATGATGTTAGTTATTCAGATCCACAAGCATTAGCATTAGTCGACGAGTTTGCTGAAGCCTGGAGTTATTACTTGCTCAAAGCTTCAGCAGATCTCGCTGTTGAACAAGGCGCCTGTGGTCGTTGGCAAGATCTTAAATCAGCACGTGGTATCTTACCAATTGATACACGTAAGGCAGAGATTGATGAATTAGTTCCTCATCAAGAGCGTATGCCTTGGGCAGAGTTACGTGAACAAACCAAAGCCACTGGTCAGCGTAATGCTACCCTAATGGCTCTGATGCCAGCAGAAACTTCAGCGCAGATTGCTAACGCAACAAACGGCATTGAGCCCCCACGTAATTATGTTAGTATTAAACAAAGTAAGCATGGTGTTCTTAAACAAGTAGTTCCTGAATATCGCCGCCTTAAAAACAAATACGAACTATTGTGGGATCAAAAATCACCAGAGGGTTACCTAAAACTCTGTGCCGTCCTACAAAAATACATTGATCAAGGCATCAGTGTTAATACTTCTTACAATCCACGTTTTTATGCGGATGAAAAAATTCCAATGAGCGATATGCTCAAAGATGTTATACAGTTTTATAAGTATGGTGGTAAACAGTTGTACTATTTTAACACCAACGATGGTCAAGGTGAAATCGATATAGAAAAATTGTCTGCTCAACAAACTGAACCAGAACAAACAACAGTAGATGATGCTGATTGTGATAGTTGCGTAATTTAAGGAAAGTAAAATGAGCGTATTCAATATTCGTAAAACCGATCACACCCAGTCTTTAGCATTTTTAGACACAAACGGAACCCCCGCTATTCAACGTTATGACGTACTAAAGTATCGTCAATTTGACAAGTTGACAGACAAACAGTTGGGATTCTTTTGGCGTCCAGAGGAAGTAGATGTACTTCGTGATGCTAAAGATTTTAAAGAATTAACTGACTTTGAAAAGCATATCTTTACCAGTAACTTAAAGCGTCAAATCCTATTAGACTCTGTGCAAGGTCGTAGTCCTAACTTGGCTTTCTTGCCTCTTGCTACGATTCCCGAATTAGAAACATGGATTGAGACTTGGGCCTTTAACGAAACGATTCATTCTCGTAGTTATACACATATTATCCGTAACGTATACAGTAACCCCAGCGAAGTATTTGACGAACTAATGGACTTAGATGAAATCGTTGCCTGTGCCGGAGATATCAGCAAGTATTACGATTCATTGATTGAGGGCGCAGGTTGGTTCCGTATGTTGGGGTATGGTACCCACTCAGTCAACGGCAAAGAAATTGTAGTTGATCCTTATCAACTTAAACGTAAGTTGTGGTTATGCTTGAATAGTGTAAACGCATTAGAAGGCATTCGTTTTTATGTTAGCTTTGCTTGCTCATGGGCATTTGCAGAGTTGAAAAAGATGGAAGGTAATGCTAAAATTATTAAACTAATTGCACGTGACGAAAACGTACACTTAGGATCTACACAGACCCTGCTCAAATTACTTCCGCAAGACGATCCAGACTATGTTACAATCAAGGCCGAAACCAAGGTTGAGTGTGAACAGATGTTCCTGGCAGCTGCGGCACAAGAAAAAGCCTGGGCCAAGTATTTGTTCAAAGATGGATCAATGATTGGTCTTAACGAAGTATTGTTAAGTCAATATATTGATTGGCTAACCTGTAAACGTATGACAGCAGTAGGATTAGACTGCGGTATGAAACCCGGTGCAAGCAATCCGTTACCATGGACACAAAAATGGATCGCCGGGGCAGATGTACAAGTAGCACCACAAGAAACAGAAATTACCACTTATGTAATTGGTGGTACAAAACAAGACGTTGACCAAGATACATTTAAAGGATTTAGTTTATGATTACAGTATATTCAAAAAACAACTGCCCTTTTTGCGTTCAAGCAAAAAGCCTACTACAATTAAAAGGCGTTGAATTTGAAGAAGTAAAAATTGACGAAAGCTCAGAAGCACGTGAATTTGTTGTAGGTGAAGGACATAGAACTGTGCCGCAGATCTATAAAGATGGTAAACTATTAGTCGAAGGTGGCTTTCAAGGTCTCAAACGACAGTCAGAAGAATTTTTCGAACAACTAAAAGGTTAATATGTTAATTTCAAAATCAAAAATCTCCGACGGAGACATTGCATCATTCAAGTTAAACAACGGGGACGAGCTCGTTGCTAAAATTGTAAGCCAAACAGACACTACTTATACACTGAGTAAACCATGTACAGTAGTTCCTGGACAAAAAGGTATTGGACTTATGCAGAGTATGTTTAGTATCGATCCAGATGGCGAAGTTGAACTAAGTAAACAACATATAATGATCACAGCGCCGACTATTAAGCCAATGCAAGATCACTATATACAAGTAACTACAGGAATCCAAACTGCACCCAGTGGGATCATAACATAATGCCAGAAGCTGCCAGAATCAATGATGTAGACAATAGCGACGGACACCTCGAAAGTGCTGGAGCAACAACGGTTAAAATAAACGGACAATTGGCAGCATTAGTTGGCACAGTGGATCGTAGTCATGCCCCTTATCCAAGACGACATTCAAATCCACATCCACCACATCAAGCGGCCACTATCAGTCAAGGCAGTAGCACGGTTAGAATTGAAGGCAAATTTGCTGCACGTAAGGGCGATCCTTTGACCTGCAACCATGTGGTTAATCAAGGCAGTCCCGACGTTAATATCGGATAAAAATAATAGTAGTAGTTTATTTTTGCCTTAAATACACAATAAGGCAAAATTTCAAATGGCACTTACTCCAACAACACTAATAGCAATAGCCGGACTTAGCCAAGGAACCGGACTTGCAATCAATTCAAATATGACTTCGGCTATGAGCCAAGTTGTTAATAGTTCTATAGTTACAACTATTGCTAATCTTCGTGTAGCACCAAACATTGGAAACGTCGTTGGCTTGACCGACACTATTAATAGTTTACCATATTTTATTAATAACTCTGCGTCAGTGGTGTCCACGGTTACTACACATGCCCAAGGAATCCTCCCAGAGACATCGGTGCTGGGTCTTAAAGATTTTATTTTGTTGTTTAATAGTGTTGCCAGCTTTGTTGCTACAAACGCCGAAGTAGCGTCAGCATTGGCTGAATACAAAAATGAAACATTTGGTAACTTAGGCATTGGTGTAACAAATTACAATCAGGTTATTACCAGCGGAGTTCCAAACAATTTAATTGCTGTTGGTCCATATCTAAAAAACTTTGGCATACTTTACGACTTTACAGATCTAACTACCGTAGGTACTCCGCAGAGCCTTGTAATGGGACTACAAGCTGCCGGGTTTGGGGATACCTTGGGAATTAATCGTACCATTGTGTCATCTGGATACGATCCAACGATGGTAAAGAATATCCCTTCTTCGGTATTAACCGCAATATTAACAAATGTCAGCGGAAGTAATTTAATCAACGCCGTCGCTTTATCACACTCAACACCAGTTAAGACTGTAAACAATGCTGCTGAACTATTATTAATAGAAACATTTATACCACAAGATGTTGTTGAAACTTTAGGGCTATCGGCTGTTGGGTCAGACGGACTTAAACAGTTGGCCAACAAATTATTAAATTTAGGAGTCCAGGGTGACAACTATAAGTTAGGCAATTTTTTAGCCAACGTTGAAAATCCTTCGTTGACACATCTTGGTACACTGACTTCGGTAATTCCAGCTACGGTGGCTTCAACAATAGGATCAACAATTGGAACCGGAGTAGGCCCGTTTGGCAATCCTCTCATACAAGATCTCATTGGTACTGTAGCAGGACTTGGGCACAATGACAATTTTACCACAGTAGTTAACAGTATCAACACGATCCAGGGTAATACGCTGGGTGCTTATTTAATTGCCAATGCCGCAACATTATCATCGGCGATTGCAGCAGCCACAGACCCAGGATCAGACCCAGCAACACTTGCTGCCAACATAGCATTTTTTAATTCTGTACAAAACTTTAATTTGGCCATTGCAGGTACATCACCATTTGCAACCGCAACCACCAATGCCAACCAATCATTAACAAAATCATTAAGTCAGGTAGCCACAGAAAATTCAAATCTATCAAGAGCCAGTATCAGTCTTTACAGTGGCACAACAACCGACGGAGTTGGATCTTCGGACTTTATGTCATTTGGTCGCAGGTTACATGACTTTGGTGTCGACGGATCTCAATTAGGTTACAACATTATATTAGAAAATATTGTAACAGATGATCAAGCCGGTGACGCCATTCGCGCCTGTTTAGCCGAGGGCAGAAATCTTGCCAACAGCCAAAAAAATGGTAAAACCACTCCACACGTGGCTAACTATTATCAATCTTTAAAAACAGTTTAGAGCAAATATAACCCTATTTAATCTTGATTTTTCTGGATAAAATATGTATAATAGTATCATATAAACAGTTATAGCAGTCTATATCTCAAAATCTACATGGTTATATAAACTTAGCACCTTAAAAAAGTGCGACAACCAAAGGAGGACAGTATGAGAACGATATTTTTATCTATCGTAGCAATATTAGCCCTGACCGTAATGGCACCCGGTCATGCAGAAGAAGTACAACAAAACTTTATTACAAAAGTTGACGCAGTAGAATCGCAATCAATGTATGAGCGATTAGCAACAGGAACAAGGGATAAGTTAGATTCCTTAGTTCAAATTATTACAACACCTTGGATCGATTTTTCAGTATCCAGCAAAGACGAAGATTGCCTGGCACGGAACATATTCTATGAAGCCGGCAGTGAAAGCGAAGAAGGCAAAGCCGCTGTCGCAATCGTCACAATCAATCGTGTTAAAGACGGACGTTTTGACAAGTCAATTTGCGGAGTTGTCAACCAACGCACAGTATTTGTTCGTCAACGTGAACTACAGAAAACAGAAATGGTAGCTGCTGGTTTTTTTGGCCGTCCAGAACCTGTAGTAAAAAAAGAAATAGTTATGCAATCTATCCCTGTTTGTCAATTTAGTTGGGTCTGCGCTTTTATGCGTAAACCCGGTAAAGAAGATGAACGTTGGCAAGAAAGTCAACGCATAGCACATGAAGTGTTAAACGAAGGCTATGCAGAATACCGCATGAAGTTTGCTGACGCACTATACTTTCATGCCGCGGGTATACGTCCCAGCTGGGCACAAAGCAAGAAGTTTGTTGCTCGGGTAGGCGGACATAAATTTTACTCAGACCCATCAAAGATCTAAATGTTTTTTCCAGCCCTTGAGCGTTTACGGAGTATTGCTGTTAGACACAGTGGTAAACGGTATACGCCCGAGGGTTTAACACATTTAATCCGTATGCAGTTTCGTGATCCTAACTTGGTCTTTAACACCGAGCGAGACAGTCGTGTGGAACCAGGTAACTTTTGGATCAAGGGTGAGTATCGTCCTGCCGACGACGAAAATAACGATCCCTGTATCTATATCACTTTAACTTATCCTAAAAAAGAACGAGTTAGTTATATTGATAAAACTGACTGGCATAATATGGGTTTTCATATAGCAGATGTCTTGACACACGAGTACCTTCACCAGTATTATTGTAGACGTAGAGGATACCGACATGGTCGTGGCTATCGTTCAAAAACTACATTACGATATTCGGAAACAATGCAAGATTATCTCGGATGTGAAGATGAAATTTTAGCACATGGTTTTAATGTAGCAAGCGAAATGGTAGTGTACAATCGACCAATGGAACGTACAGCAACATATCGAAACTATAAGAAACATTTTAAACGAGATCTTAAAGTATTACTACAATTAAAAAAACAAGCGAATAAGTATATTAAACAACTGGAGCATTCAAATGACAAAACCAGCAGCAACTCAAGAACAAGTAGTAGAAGATGTGTATGATACAGAAATCAGCGACGAGGACTATGGTTTTGTACTTGGCCCAGACGGCGAGTTAAAATCAGTATTTTTACCAGATTCAATGCCGTTTAAAACTCCTAAAAAAGTACAGCGTATTTTAAAGATGTTTGGGATTATGGACCCGCATCAATTAGACGACGGTACGCTACACTAATCTGTTGCGAAAATACAACACCAAAAACCCCCAAAATTAGGGGGTTTTTTACGCCTAAAATTTCGGTTGACCCAAAATTCGCTCTCCTATATAATGTATGTATAGTGATTAATAAGGAGCAAAAAATGGTTGGATTAACAATAGTTGAAGGTGATACAATTCGTGCATACGACTTCAAGCCAATGTTAGGTCGTGAAGACTGTTTTATCGAAGGTCGTGTAGTTGATGCCCACAATACTGAATTGGGGTATCAAGCCTACAAAATTGTAGTTACCAAAGACTCCTGGTCAGACAGTGAAGACAAGGGTCGTGTTGGTATCGAAATGTTTGTGCCTTGGCGTGTCGATTTTAGCGAGTTCCAAGGTCGTGTAATGAATTTGTCAAGATAAGGAGTAATTATGTTGGTAGAAGATAAATTTTGCTTTATTGAGTTTAACGGCGTCAAATACGATAGCCGTCACGGTGGTCCGTTTGATCGTGGATCTGCTGACTCGTGGTATAGTCGTCCACGTGATCCACACTTCTACTTAGGCGACAGTTATAGTAGTCGAGAAGTTGGTCGTGATTTGATGACTAAAGATCAAATCGATGCTTACCTTGCTGGTTACGACTACAACGAACAGCACGGTGGTAAAAAGGACTGGGATTAATGAGTAATGTATTTTTGCTCAGTTGGGACTGCAATGGTGTTGAAGCAGTTATTGACATGTCTAACTACGAAAAAGAAACCGTGTGGGCAGTTTTACAAGAAGTTGACCCACCGGCAAGACTTGGTAGCATAGTTCAACATTTGATTCTTCGTGCTCGTGCCAATCCACAGCGTCATTATGAAATTTATACCATGCAGGTTGAATCGGGTATTACCGAAGAAGATGTTCGCGAAATGTTTGACAACGATCCACAGGGTTCGGCGGATTTAATACGCGAACGTGGAAATCGAATTTACAGCGATAGAATTACAGAACCAGCAAAGATAGTATAATGTACACTTATCATCCTAAAAATACCAACGTATCAGATGCCCTGAAAGTAGAAGCATTTATCGGTGGATATTCCGAGTTATACAATGCTGTCAGTGTCAACCCCAATCTGCGTATGATACCCATTGAGTATGTTGACGGAGTTAGAGCAGGCCTAAAACAATTGGGCTATCAAGTGCGTATTCGTTATCGCGGCCCACACGCCCAACAACGTGATACACATAAATCAGATGCCCGTGCTTTTACAGTTTATTTCAAGGAACAAAATGGAAAAAAATAACAGAATTAACGTATTGCGTTATACACTTACTCGGGACCAAATTGGTACTTTTGTCAATGGTCTACACGAAATACAGGCTGATATGATTGAAGCTACTGTAGCCGCAAAAGAAGCTCGCGGTTTTCCCGAAGCAAACGAAGTTATTCGACATATTATGGGACTAAAATAATGGCTTTTGAAACTTGGCTAACTGAAGAAGATACAGAACGTCTATGGGCGGTAGTTGAAGGCAATTTACCTGACTATGCGGCTACTACAGCAGAACTTGAAGAATTTGAACGATTGGTTACTCATGCTGCTATGATTAAAATAGCCGGGGAAAACTATCAAGCCCAGACTATACACTAATTAAAATTTACCTACAATATCAAGCCCGCCCAGTGCGGGCTTTTCCTTTTGTGTATAAATACTACATTATGTCAGCTAACGGAATCAGTCATCTAAGTACCAAACAAGCACGTCAAGCCGCCAAATTGGCCTTGGCCGCTACTAATAGAGCCGCATCTGCTGCCCGTGCTGGTAGTACACCAGTGGCAGATGATAGATATACAGCAGACACCACAGAATTGCCCACAACATATACCGGTAATGCTGTGACCAAACAAAATCATGTAGGGGGTCTTGTAAAAGGCCGCCCTTGGAAGTAAATATATAAACAGGACATATTATGAACGCAAGTGAAATTCTACGCAAATTGGCAGATGTAATCGACAGCCAAGAAACAGGCAGTTCTAAACTTGTTGCTCAACAAGTTCCACATCAAGATCAATCGGCACAATTACATGCTGTTGAAATTGACAACCATGACCATACTGAATCAAATCTAATGGTTCCACCACTGCAACAAAAACTTGAACTGATGAAAAAGCTGGCTGGCGAAGATGAAAGTTGCAAAGAGTGCGGTTGCGAACCATGCGAGTGCGAGCCAGACGAACTATCAATCATGCGTCAAAACGCAGGAATTGCTCCAGCCATTATCGCTATAGCTGACGAAGACGAACCTTTTGAAGGGTAAGTCTTAGATGGCAATTCAAAAACTATTCACCAGTTTAAGCAAAGCCGGAAACACCAATGCCTACGTGGGCGAAAAAGGTCGTATCTGGTACGATTCCGTCAAAGGATTCCGTATCAGCGACGGAGTTACACCAGGCGGACAAGCTGCCGCGGTAGCAGTGACCAATGCCAACATTGGTGACCTTGTGATTACTGGTGCCACAATCAGCACATCCAACACCAATGAAGATCTAAATCTTGATACCAACGGCACAGGTAACGTAAACATTCTTGGTGCATTCAACGCATTGACCACTTCAGGTCGTACCATTATTGAAACCTTACAAAATGGTACACTAAACTTTTATGTGCCCAACATCAGTTATGACAGCGCCATTGACATTATTGGATCGGCCGATGGAGCGATAGTTGCTCCGCAAAATACCGGTGTGTTGTTGCACCTGACCGGACAGGACAGCCTGCCGGCTCGTATCTACAATGACTCGGTCAACAGCTATGCCGCATTCATTGGTCGTCGTTACAATGGCACAGCTGACGCACCCACACAAGTACTAAGCGGCAATATTATTGCTCGTTACGGTGCCACACCCTACAGCAACACCGGTTGGCCCTCAATCTCTACTGCCCGCATGGACTTTGTGGCCCTGGAAGATCAAACAGCTACCACGCTGGGTACCAGCATACAATTTTATACCACGCCTGTGGGTAGTGCCAGTTCGGTGCCCAGTATGACTGTTGCATCCACTGGTATCAGCAATGCCGCCAACGTGGTTCCCATTTCAGATCAGGCCTACAATTTAGGTACTGCTACTCTTCGTTGGAAAAATGTCTATGCTGGACAAGGTGGCCTGTGGCTGGCCGATTCGGTAACCAACGCCGAAGTGCAGTTGGGCGTTAACAACGGAACCTTATATATCAACGGTGTACAAAACTTGGCCGTGGGCAATTTGGTTATCCTGAACACCACTCTAACATCCATAACACCCAGCACAGACATACAAATTGGCAACACCGGCGACACTGGCAACTTGGTGATTGGTCGTACTGTACAAATCCGTACACAGAACTTGAACACCGAAGCCGCACTATTAATCAATGGTAGTTTAAGTAATATAGTTCCAACTGAATACAACAACACCTTGTTCCACACAGTGGCAGTTCCGGGCTACAACGGCATACATCTCAATGACACATTTGGCACCGGCGTATTTTCTACATACGAAGGCCGTCATGCTCGTGGTACTATACAAAACCCCAGTGCCACACAGTCCGGCGATGTCTTGTTGCGTGTGGCCGGCGCCGGCTACGGCACCAACACCTTTGACACCAGTTTTGGCACACAGGGTGGCAGTCGTATTGACTTCCGTGCCACCGAAAACTACACCAACTCAGCCAAGGGTTCGGACATACACTTCTGGACCACACAGCCCGGCACAACCAACACAGTGAATTCAGGTAGCATCGACTATCGGGGATTCTTTGGCAACAGTTTTACCTTTACCACTGACAATTCTGTACAGACCACAGCTGGTATTCCCTTAACACAAAAAGGGTCTGGCCTGGGTGTTGCCACCCTGGACTCAAACGGATACCTGACGGCCGCACAGATTCCACCCAGTCTCTTGGGTGGTGTTGTTTATCAAGGCTCCTGGGACGCCAGTACCAACACACCAAGTCTGGCCAATGGTTCAGGTACTACCGGCTACGAATACTCAATCGGAGTTACAGGTACACAGAATCTGGGCGGCGGCAATCAAACCTATGTTCAAGGTGGTTTTGTTATCTACAACGGTTCAGTATGGAGCTATGTTCCACCCACAGGCCTGTTTACCAGCCTGACAGCCAGCACACACCTATCAGTAAACCAACCCACCGGTGCTATCACTATAAGTGTAGATGCTACCAGCGCCAATACAGCCAGTACCATTGTGAGTCGCGATGCGTCGGGCAATTTCAATGCCAACACCATCACAGCCACATTGGTGGGTGCTGCCACTTCAGCAGGCACAGCCGCAACAGTGACCAATGCCATACAATCAGCCATCACCAGCGTGGGCACATTGACCAGTTTGGGTGTCACTGGCAATGTCACAGCTGGCAACGTTTCGGCTGGCACCGGAACCATCTCGGCCGCAACCGGACAGTTTACCAACATCAACAACTCATTGCAAACTATCACGGCCAATGTAGGTGCATTTGAGACTTATGCCAATGCTACATTTGCTACAGCATCTACAGTACAAACATTATCAGCCAATGTAGGTGCATTTGAGACGTTCAGCAATGCCAATACCGCAGGCCTATACAATAGTATTTTGGGCGCCAATGCGGCAATAGTCACTGCCAACTCAGCAGTAGTAAGTTATGTCAACGCATTGAATTCGGCCATGGCGGCAAATGTGGCTGGTGCCAATGCCGCAATAGTTACAGCCAATACTGCAATGAAGGGGTATGTGGATGCTGTCTCTACTGCATGGACTGCCAACGCAGGCACACAACAAACACAGATCAACGCAATCAACAGCAACGTAACAGCGGCCAATGCGGCCATTGCCACACTACAAACTCAAGTGTATACCAACGCCAACGTTGCGGCCTACTTGCCCACATATACCGGTAACTTACAGGCCGGCAATGCCACCATAATCAATACCTTGACTGCCAATACTGTGATCACTGGTTCAGGTGGTATCAGAAGCATAGCAGGTGGAACTCCTACTGTTACCATAAACTTCATCACCGACAAGATCATACATGTTTATCAACCTGCTGGTACAGTTACTATGCAATATGGTACCTTGACGGCAGGGGCCAGTGTTACCGTCCTGATCAATTTTGCCGCACAGCACAACATAGTAACTGGCGTAAGTGCCAGCAACAACATCAACCTGGCTGGCAAAATCAATATTGGTGGTGTTGGTAATGCACCAGCGGCAACTGCACAGACCTTGGTCAAATTGGTTTACACTTCGGTAGACGGTACTGCTGGTAATACCTACTGTGCTGTACAGTACACCTAACCAAAATCATTGACATTAACCAAAAATCATAGTATTATTACGCTATAACTCTCAATAAATATTAAACTATGATACTTGGAATCGCCACTCTTGTTATTGCTTTACTAATCAGTTCTGTTTCAGCCTGGTATTCAATTCTGGGTCTTACCGCTATCTTTGCCGGTGCTACTGTGCCAGCAATTATCATGGGCGGTGCCCTGGAATCCGGCAAGGTCATGGTAGCCATTTGGTTACACCAAAATTGGAAACGTGATCGCTTGTTGAAATTCTACTTGGTACCGGCTTTGGTATTCTTAATGCTACTGACATCAGTTGGTGTATTTGGATTCCTATCAAAAGCACACTTGGACCAAAGCGTTCCGTCGGGTGATATTCAAGCACAAGTACAACTATTTGATGAAAAGATTCAAACTCAACGTGATAATATTGCCGCTGCACGTCGAGCATTACAACAAATGGATGCGGCTGTAGACCAAATAATGGGTCGCTCAACCGATGAGCAAGGTGCAGACAAGGCCGCTAACCTACGCCGAAGTCAAGCACGTGAACGCACACAATTACAAAACGATATTAGTCGAGCACAAAAAGAAATTGCTACCTTACAGGAACAACGTGCTCCTGTTGCCAGTCAATATCGTAAAGTAGAAGCCGAAGTTGGCCCTATCAAATATGTTGCGGCTCTGTTTAGTTCGGGTGCGCCAGACCAAGACATGCTGGAACGTGCTGTACGTTGGGTCATTATCCTAATTGTCATAGTATTCGATCCTTTGGCTATTATTCTTATTATCGCTGGTATTAGCCAGCTGGGATGGTATCGTCAAAAGAGTGGCAGTTCCACTGGCTATGTGCCGGATGAATCTGGTAAAACCATTGACGAACAAATTGAAGAAATAGAACCAGAACCCAGCCAGACTAAGACCGTGCCGGACACAGTAACTGAAGAAGAGGAAGAAGCGTGGAAACAACTTGAAGCACAGCAACCAATGGTAGTTGTTCCATCATCGTCTCCAATTACAAGTTATACTGTGACCACTACCTACAGTGATCCCGAGCCTGAAGTGGACGTTGAGGAAGCCAATCGTTTAGCACAAGAAGCCATGGTTGATAGAGAACCAGAGTATACTATAGTAGGCGATGCCGATGAAGAAGATCATTCCGCGGTAGATGCAGAATTGGCACAGGCCAGACAGGAAGCTGAACTGTTAGCACAGTATGTCGCAGAACGTGAAGCAGAACTACAGGCCGAAATTGAAAAACTACGAGCACAAGTATTGGCCAATGTTCCACATCCGACTAATACTGACAATCCAGTAGACTTCCCTGCCGTGGAGGAACCAGTAATAGAACCAGAGCCAGAGCCAGAGCCTATAATTGAAACTCCTGCAGATAATGGTCCCAACTTTGAAGCAGTAAGAATGCCTGGCAGTCAAGAATGGGTACAAACTGGACCCAAGTTTGAAGAACCCAAAGCAGAACAGTTGACAAGACCAATTCGCAGTGACTTTGGGTCAAGTTTTCCAAATGATCCCGAGCGTGGCGACATGTTCTTGCGTACTGATTTCAAACCCAGCAGATTGTTTAAATGGAATGATGTTAAATGGATCGAAGTTAATAAAGCCACTACGGATGTTTACAACTATAATGATGCTTACATACAATTTTTAGCAGATAAACTAAGTACAGGCGAATATTCAGCCGATGATTTAACGGAAAACGAATTACAACAAGTTCAACGTGCTATAGGCGGTTATCGTGTCTGATTACACAAATCTTATTACACCCCCGGATTTTGTTGAAGACGCCAAGCATACTGTATTATTGCTAAATCCCAAGCAAGAAGAAGTACAAGAGTTGGCAGAATGGTGCCAACAAGCAGAGCAGTATTTTAACATATACATTTACAACGAAACTATGGGACGTCCAGATTGGGCTAAAACAGCGGCAGGACTTGCTGATGCTATTATTGATTGTGCTACTGGGTCTCCTTTAAAATATTTTACAAAGTTAGACAAATTAGTTAAATAACACTATGGCCTTCGAAAAACCCAAATTCAATAAAATCATCGGAAATACTGTAGTAGTTGGTATGGACGGAAATGTAGAAAAAGCTCTACGCAAATTCAAAAAGAAAGTCTTAGAATCTGGCTTGCTTAACGAGTTGCGTGAACGTGAAACCTACACCAAGCCTACTACCAAACGCAAACAAGCCAAAGCCGCTGCCAAGCGTCGCTGGCAGAAAAAACTGCGTGACCAACAGTTGCCCAAAAAACTTTATTAAATGAAAATAATAGACATTTATAATTTGTCAGAATTTGACAAATATAAAATATTATTTGAATATCTTAAAGAAAAAGAAATAAGAGAAAATAACAAAACTGTCAGGTTGGCCTGGGAACAGTATAAAACTTTGGTAAATTTAACTGATCCTGGAGTTCCTCCGGAACCAATCGATGAAACACAGTTTGGTTAATTGTTGACAAATTAAGAATTTTCCTGTATAAATATATTTGTAGTGCCGATAGTCGGGCTACACATTTAAAGTCATTACTTGCTTAAAAAGGAGAAAACAAATGACACAATTACAAATCCACACCCTTGACTTACCTAACTTTGTGAATCAAATTCACCGTCAGACCATTGGCTTTGATCGCATTTTTGACGAGCTAAATCGCAATTTTGTAAACAGCCGTGGCGACAATGGTAACTACCCTCCATACAATATCAGTAAATTAGATGATACTCACTATGTTGTAGAAGTTGCTGTTGCTGGCTTTAAAGAGTCAGAACTTGACGTAGAACTCAAGGACAATGTTTTAACTGTTAAAGGTGAACAAGAAAAGAAAGAAGTAGAGATTGAATACTTACACAAAGGTATCAGTGCTCGTAACTTTGTTCGCACTTTCACTTTGGCCGATGATGTAGAAGTACGTGCGGCTACAGTTCAAAACGGTATTTTGGCAATCGCTTTGGAACATGTAATTCCAGAAGAAAAACAGCCAAAAAAGATTGCTATTACTTTCAAGAAGTAGTATAATCTACACACAAGGGCAGAATCACCTGCCCTTGTTTTATAAATATTAATACTATGGCAGACACTAAAACTCAAATTGAGATTCGTCCAAGCATTGCTCCTAAATCTGGACTTAAAGAACCTTCAAATTTTAATGTAATCTATATCAATGATGAAGTTACTACACAGGAATTTGTCATTGAAAGTCTTACATCTATTTTTAACTATGCCAGAGAATCTGCCGAAACACTGACTCTACGAGTACACGAAGAAGGGTCAGCTGTAGTAGCAACATTACCGTATGAAATGGCCGAGCAAAAAGGTATTGAAGTTACACTACTTGCTCGTAATCATGGATTTCCATTACAAGTTAAAATAGAATCTGAATGATATTCAATCACATCCGTAAACTCAAAGACGATGGTAAGCGTATTGGCATTACCTTCTCCACATTCGACATGCTACACGCAGGACATATTGCCATGCTTGCTGAAGCAAAAAATCATTGCGATTATTTAATTGCCGGCCTACAAACCGATCCTACTATTGATCGTCCCGATACTAAAAACAAACCTGTACAAAGTATTGTTGAACGTCAGATCCAATTAGCGGCTTGCCGTTATGTAGACGAAGTAGTAGTTTATCAAACCGAACAGGACTTAGTAGACTTGTTACTAATCCTACCAATTGATGTTCGGGTACTTGGTGTTGAATATGAGCAATCAGAATACACCGGCAAGCGTGAAGGATTTATGCGTGGCATTGAATGTATCTTTAATCGCAGAGATCACTCATTCTCCAGCTCGGGCTTGCGTAGTCGTGTAGTAGAAGCAGAATCACTAAAAATTCTCAAGAAAAAATAATGTTGTTAGTCTATTCTGACTGGAAGGCATATCGCCAAGGCTGTATGTTCCTTGAAGGTTTGGGCATACCATATAGACTAACTGTTAATCTTGACGAATATCTATCCACTCCGGCCGACATTAAATTGGCCATTTCTAACAGTAGATTTGGTAAATTTTTTAGTACAATACACTACCAAGAATTTGTTAATACTGTAAACAATATCGCCGCCCAAAGTGATGCTGTTGTTTTAATCGAAAGCGAACTGCATCAAGAATCTTGTTTTTATTCACGGTGTAGATCAAATGTTCATTGGGTTATTCCCGGTATTGTAAATACCAAACTTGACAATCAATTTTTCAGCGGCGCCTGGTTAGAAAGAACCAGAGACTTGTACAGACAACTGCCCGACAAATTAAGTCAACTCGATCCTTTGTCTGTTAAACCAAAATACTTTGATGCTTTATTGGGAATGGTAAAACCGCATAGAACCTTTGTTTTTAATTCTGTTGGCGAACATAGACTCGCAGACAAAATTATAGAGACTTATAGTGCAGCAAAACAAGATTTTTTGTACGAATCTGGCACGGTTCGTGCTGATAATAACCCCGATACTACACAGAATATTGTCTACGAAGGCATAGACACAACCATAAGCCAGGTTATTCCCATTGGTATCTATAACCAAACAGCCTATACCATTGTAACCGAAACTGACACGGATAATGAATTTAGTTTTTTTACCGAAAAAATAGCCAAACCATTAATAGCACGTAGGCTATTTGTAGTATTTTCGGGACAGCATTATCTACAAAATTTACGCAGTTTAGGTTTTAAAACATTTGATGGTATTATCGATGAAACCTATGACACTATTGAAAATGCGGAACATCGTTTTATATCTGCTTTTCAACAGGTAAAACGATTGTGTGAAATGAACCAGTCTGAAGTACTTGCCCAAATCAACGAAATAGTAAATCACAATCATCAGATGATTATGAACGGCGAGTGGGGCAATATGGTACGACAGTATCCTGCTGATGTTGTCAAAAACTTGACAAATAAATAAAAACCCATTATAATACAAGCATGGATATAATGCTTGATTTAGAATCGTTAGGAACACGCCCAGATTGTGTAATATTAACTTTGGGTGCTGTTAAATTTGATCCCTTTGAATTAGGGAAAGAACCGGGCCCGGGGCTATATCTACGAATAGACGTAGATGAACAAACCGCGATTGGGCGTAATATCCAAGACGACACTTTAAACTGGTGGATGAATCAAGCCGAGGATGTACGCGAAGAAGCCTTTGGTACAGAAGATCGTGTTAGTTTATCTACTATGTATCAAGAACTTAATCGCTTTTTAGTAGGTGCCAATAATATCTGGGCGCAAGGTCCAGTATTTGATATTGCTATTTTAGAAAACATTTATCGTCAACAGGGCTGGCCAACCCCATGGCAGTTCTGGCAGATACGTGACTCACGTACACTATTTGGTGTACACGGAGATCCACGTGAAAAAGGCAAAGCTGGATTACATAATGCTTTAGAAGATTGTGTTAGCCAAGCAGTTGCAGTTCAAAAAGTCTATAATAAACTGGGTTTAACTAAAACCTAACTCTAAGAGAAAACACACACTTAAATTTCTTTCGGATCCTGTTAAATACTAATAGGAGCCGGAATCTACACGATTCTGCTACCAATAATAATAATTAAAAAAGGTAGAAGATGCGTTGTTTCAACAAGATTATTCTAATCATAATCGCCGGGTGGGCAAGTAGTACCTACGCCACTCCGATAAACGACTTTCAATTTAAAAGCCCAAGTTTAAACGGATCTGGATATGGCGCTTTCCAACTTGGCTTGGAAAACGAGCAATATACACGTCAGCAAGCCGTTGCGGCACAACTCAAAGCCGATGCTGTAGCAGCAGCTGCGGCAGCACAAAACACTCCCTTACAACAATTTCTAACTAACTTAGAGTCGCGTATCTACGCACAAATATCTCAAAACGTAGCTACAAGTATGTTCAGTACCCCGGGACAAGTTCAGCCCGGTAGCATTGCCTTTGGCGCTGGAAATATAACTTGGGGACAGATTATCATGCCCGGCGGAGGCCAGGGAATACAATTACACGTGTTTGATGGTATGAATATGACTACTATCAACGTGCCAATGGGCCAATTTACACCAGGCGGGGGCGGGCAATAATGAAACGCTTATTAATTTTATCCGCCTTGGTTGCTCTATTGTCTGGTTGTGCTGTTAGCCAGAAAGTGGGCCTCCTGGAAGAAAAACCAAAACTAATGAAACAGGAAATGGTCAAAGAACTTGATTCTGTTCCTCCTCCTCGTAACGGTAGATTAACTGTGGCGGTGTATAGTTTTGCTGATAAAACAGGACAACGTAAAGCAACCCCGGGAGTGGCAAGTTTTTCAACAGCAGTTACACAAGGTGGTGACGCATTGTTGATACGTGCTTTACAAGATGTTGGACGTGGCACTTGGTTTGACGTAGTTGAGCGCGGCGGATTAGATAATTTAACCAAAGAACGACTAATCATTACACAGATGCGACAGGCCTACGAAGGCAACAACGCACAAAAATTAATGCCTTTACAATTTGCCGGTATCTTAATTGAAGGCGGAATCATTGGATATGATTCAGGATTAGAATCTGGTGGTACAGGTTATAACTTCTTGGGCATTGGTCCCACAACACAATACAGCAAAGATGTAATCACAATCAGCCTACGTGCTGTAAGTGTAAACACAGGTAAGATATTAGCCACAGTAGCAGTTACAAAAACAGTTTATTCTACAGCAGATGCTATTGCTATCTTTAAGAGTGTAGATCCAGGCGGAAGTATAAATGATTTAGTTAAACAAATTGGTGCGCCAAACACAGGAAGTCAAAGTTCTGTTGCTGCTATATTTCAATTTGAATCTGGTCTAACAGTCAACGAAGCAACTACTATTGCACTTAAGGCCGCTGTTGAAAGTAGTGTAGTTGAATTAATTAAAGAAGGCGAGCGTAAAGGTATATGGGAATATAAGTTTCCAATGACCCCAGATAAATCATGGTGGGATCTCAGCCGAGATGAAACAAAACCAGTGGTAGAAGTTAAAAAAGAAGAACCAAAACCACAGACAGTGGCAGAAGTTAAAAAAGAAGAGCCAACAGTTGCACCAATTGGTTTAAAGAAAACAACCTTGGCTGATGCTACCAGAGTCTACTCTACCAAGTCAAATTTAAATGGGCCAAGTTACGGACCATATTTAATATATCCTAAGGATACAGTAGTACAGGTAGCACCAACAGAGTTTAATGATGTTGTAGAAATAACAACCCCTAACGGTAAACGCGGTTATGTTAAATCTGCACAAATTAAAGAAGAAGTAGTTGTGCCAAAAACATCACCTAAATTGACTACGGAAGCAGTAATTCCGTTGAGTCAATCAAATAAGGCAGATGTTCCGGCAGATGTATCAGCAAAAGAAGGAGTATTAAAATAGGAGCAATACCGATGGAGTAGTAGGAGCCATAGGACAAGGCCATAGGCCAAAGGAAAAAAGAAAATGAAATATAGACTGGCAAGAATAATAACAATAATGCTTGGTCTTGTGTGTACAGGTGTTTATGCTGCTGATAACAGCATTTACATTAATCAAACAGGTAGCAATTCGACAATTAACATGACCCAGAATGGTGCGAGTAACGTTGTCGAGGGCATTCAGACAACCGGCTCGGGCCCAACCACGCCCGCAGTAATTACAGGTAATAATAACACAGTCAACGTAAGTCAAGTTGGTTCTGGCAATACTCTACAGTTAGGTGTACAAACTGGTATAGCCAATAGTGGACAAAATACGGGTTCGGGATCAGGTAATAACTTTACCTACAACGTGACCGGTGACAATGCCACAGCCGTTATTAATAGTAATAATACAGGCACAGCAGGAGCGAGCTTGAGTAATAATGTTACTGTGAACCAAAGCGGTGATAATTCCAACTTGAATGTTAACCTATTAGGGTCAAATAATAACTTTACAGCAACAACCAGCGGTGGTGCAAGCAATAGTGTAGTAGCTACTATCAAAGGCACCGGTACTAATGATACTATTAGTATGACTGGCGGAGCAAGTAATAGTATGACTTTGAATCAAGGTGTAAACACTAACGTGGTAACAGGTACAAATGTAAACGTATCAAGTGTTGGTAGTAATAACACTTATACATTAAACCAAGATGGTGGTACTAATGGTAACTCAATTACCATTGGTGGATATAATGCCACTGGTACAAACGTAAGTGGATCAGCAGTTGGCAATGGTAATACCTATACCGTGACACAGTCAGGTAGTTATGATAATACCTTGGTACTTGGTGTAACTGGTGGTAGCAATACCTTCGGCATTACACAAACAGCAACAGGCGGTAATAATGTAACTAACATTCAATCGAATGGTAGTAGCAACTCATGGACAATACACCAAACACGCTAATATGGATAGACGTTTTTTGGAAATAATGTATCAACAGTGGAGTCAGGGCATGACAGACTATGCTCACCGCTGGATAGATTTTGTGGAAATGGCTGCAAAGGTTAATGGAACCACAGCCGATCAAATAATGAAAGAGTTACAGAAATGCCATTGGTTTATAAAGGGAGACTGATATGGACGGGACTACTATGCGTACTCTTAGGGAGTATATCCACGAACTCCGACGCCGCGATCGGGACCATAACGGAACAGGTCAATACCCCTCCTTCGATACAACGGTCGAAGACGACTCTAACTGGGACCAAGGGGACCGGGGTGGAGATGCAGGACAGCATCAACACAACAAAGGGTAAGGTTGGTATTGTATTTGCTGATGATACTAAGGTACAGGTAAATGAAAATTCTAAGCTGGTCATTGATGAGTTCGTATATGATCCAAAAAATAAAGACGCTGGTAAGCTGGCTCTTAACATGGCTTCTGGGACTGTTAGATATGCTTCTGGGGCAATCGCCCACAACAATCCTAATAAGGTCGCTATCAATACTCCTACTGCTACTGTGGCTGTTAGAGGCACTGATTTTACTGCCACGGTCGACGAATTAGGCGAATCAACTGTAATTTTATTACCATCATGTCCACGCAAAGACATGATGCCGGACGAAATAGAACGCCTGTGCAAGACTGGAAAGATAGATGTCATCAACGATGCCGGCACAGTCACCCTGGACCAACCATTCCAAGGCACCAAGGTAACAGCACGTAACGTACCTCCAACTCGTCCTGCTGTACTACGCCTAAATGAAGATGGCATCAGCAACATCTTGATCCTTGCACCTCCCCAGGAAATCAAAAACGCTCTACGCCAACGTGAAGAAGAAAAGCAAATGGCGGTGTCAGCACTCAGCCAAAACTTCCTACAGGGTGTTGACCTTGGTAGCGTACTTGCTGCACAAAACGCTACCTTTATGAGTAACGCATTACAACGTAACTTCTTAGATCAAGACTTTTTAGCAAACATATTAACATTATTGAATGAACAGTTGGCACAGGAATTTGGTAACTTATTAGCACCAAAGACCAATGGTATATTGCCAGACTACAAAGCCAGCACTGGTGTGGTAGCTACAGTTGATCCTATTAATGTTACATTATGTCGAACAGATTCTGGTAATAATACAAGTTGTATTATGACGCCACATGGACAGAATTCAACTGTTACACAAACACAAAGCGAAAACGTTGCCATTAAAAATCGTATTAATCAAGGTGGCAACACTATTATAAACATAAAGCAGAACTAATGAAACGCATATTAATTATATTCTTTCTGCTAATCACAATTGGTCTTGGTGTTCACAGTCAAGACGTAGATGCCAGCGGAGTAGCCGGATGGAACTATACCACCTACTATGGTGGCGGAGCAAGTCCAAGTATTACCAACAGAACTGTAGATACTACAGGTGTAACCACATCAATCAACTACAACTGGGGCGGCGGATTAGTATTAGATAGTGGTTTATATGACGGAGTTATCATACACTTTCAAGGATACTTGCGAGCACCTATCACAGGTACCTATCAATTTGGAGTGGCCAGCGATGATGGCAATCAGCTGACTATCAACAATACTGTGATAACAGCCTGTTGGTGCGAACAAGGTACTACATTTAGATCGGGCAGTATCTATCTCACAGCCGGACAAATAGTACCAGCGGATATTTGGTATTATGAAAACGGTGGAGGTGCCGCTGTACAGTTTTATTGGTATACCAATGGATCGTGGCAAATAGTACCTACATCAATGATGGCCACGTCAGCCAGCTACTGGGGACCAAGTATAACTGGCACAGGCACCGGAACAGTTACTACAACAAGTACAAGTGGATCAATCACATCAACATATAGCCAACCAGTGACCATTACGTATTACAGTGACGGAACACAAACTACTGCCAACAACGGAGTAGCCACATTGATCAGTACCACTGATACTGGTGGGTCGTTGACTATCACCGCTACACAACAACAAATGGTCAACACCGTTGCGTCAAGAATGCCCGGCTTAGGTGATAACAGCATCTACATAACGCAGACTGGTAATAGCGATACAATTAACATTACACAAAAAGGCGCCGGAAATAAAATAGATGGTGCCACAAGTACAGCCAATGGGCCAGGGTACACTACAGCCGCTCCTATTACTGGAGGCGGGAATCACATTACGGTGCGGCAACAATCAAACAACAATTTGATTGATCTTGCGGCTTTAGGTGGTAATAATACCCTTAATTTAAATCAAGGTACAGATGCTAACGGAAACTCAACTGGCTTAGACACCGGCGGACACTATCAATTTGACTATGTTAATGGTGCAGGTAACACGCTGACTGTAGTACAAGAAAACACCGGCCTTAATGCTGGACAATTTAGTAGCGTGGCCATAGTTGGAAACTTAAACACCGTAGGGATTACACAAACTGGCACAGCTCGTAATCAGTTGTTTGCTACAGTATCAGGCAATAGTAACTCAATAACTACAAGCCAAACAGGAACCAGTGCAGGTTATATTAACATTAATGCAACTGGTAATGGTAACTCTGCGGTAGTGAATCAATCAAACACTGGAGCCAGTGGCACTAATAATGCTTCGATAACATTAATCAATAATGGATCTCCGGCCAGTGTAAATTTAACACAAACTGGTGGACAGAATTATTCAGTAACACAATCATGCGCCACTGCCTGTGGAACTGTAACAGTAAGACAAGGAAATTAATTAATATGATATCATTTAAAATGAGTAAATGGGTACGCTTAGATGAAGCAGATGACATTAGTCTATACGTACAAAAAATTGGTGGCTACTACGAAGTACACAGACATGACATTGAATTCTATGTACCAGTTGAATACAGAGATTTTATGTTAATTAAATATCCGTTGTTAGACGAGGTGGCTTATGTTTATTAAACTATTGGTACAAATTGCTGGCGGACTATTTGGATTCTTTGTTGCCTATCTAATGTATCGTATTGTCGAACGACCATACGAACGTAGCACAGAGGAAGCTCGAATCAAGTACGAAGCAGAGATGGCAGAAATACGCCGACGGAAAGAACAACTGCATCGCAATAAAAAGTCAATTTTTAATTGATAAATAAAAGTGCGGGCACAAGATAAGGTGTCGCTGGAATCCGTAACCAGTGCTAAAGGACCGAAAGGTCCTTTTTCTTTGTCACAATTTTCTGGTTGACACGTAATAAATACTATGTTACAGTTATATTACAGTAACCGGAAAGGAGTAAGCTATGAAACAAAGCAAATTAGTGCGTAAAGTGTATCAGGCTTGCTTCGACCACGATGCCGAGAAACAGCTGGAACTTCGCAAGAAGGAATACGCTAAAATCTTGAAACACAAGGCCGAAGGCAAACCATTTGACACAAAATGGACAGTAGTACAGATTTAACAAAATTGTAATACTTCAACTACCCATTGGGCGGTAAATACGTATATGGAACGTACTTACCGCTCAATTTTTGTATCCGACATACACTTTGGCACCAGAGACTGTAAGGCCGACGAACTCAATAATTTTCTTAAACACAACACTTGTGAGACTCTTTACTTAGTAGGCGACATCATTGACGCTTGGAAGATTCAACAAAACAAGTGGCGGTGGAAACAGAGCCATACCAATGCTATCAGACGTATATTAGGTCACGCCAAACGTGGAACTCGAGTAGTGTATATAGCTGGCAACCATGACGAATTCCTTCGTCCACTGATACCATATGGTATGGGATTTGGTCGCGTGGAAATAGTAAATCAAACAGAACACACAGGCGTAGATGGTCGGACATACTTAGTTACACACGGAGATTTGTTTGACGGCATTACACGATTAGCACCGTGGCTAAGTTTCTTAGGTGATAAATTATATGATTTTGTGCTTGATCTTAATAGTCGTTTTAATTGGCTACGACATCGTCTGGGCTTTGGTTATTGGAGTCTGTCTAAGTTTCTTAAACATAGGGTCAAAAAGGCCGCCGACTTCATGTTCCAGTTCGAACGAAACTTAGCTGCTTATTGTAAGAAGCGTGGGTTTGATGGTGTTATATGTGGACATATACATCACGCTGAAATCAAAGAAATTGATGGTGTTGCGTATATGAATGACGGAGATTGGGTCGAGTCAATGACAGCCTTAGTTGAACATCATGATGGCCGGTGGGAGATAGTAACCTGGACTCGAGCAAATGACCAAGACAATATTAGTAATAACAGATAATGTTCCAGACCAAATCAATGGAGTGGTCACAACTTTCAAGAACTTGGAAGATTGTGCTCGCAGTGACGGGTATCGTGTTGTTTATTGTGATCCCGGGCAGTTCCCTAATTTTGCTTGCCCTGGCTATCCTGAAGTTCGCCTCTGTTGGCCGCACGGTATCAGTAAAAAAATTAAAGCGATACAGCCAGATTTTATACACATCGCTACGGAAGGGCCTGTAGGCCTATTTGCAAGGTGGTGGTGTGAGCGCAATCATATTCCTTATAATACTTCTTATCATACTGATTTCCCCGAGTTCTTAAAGACAATGTATGGGGTACCTAAGTCGTTGACCTATTGGTACTTGCGTTGGTTTCATAAGAACAGTCATCGAGTATTAGTTACTACAAAGACCATAGAAGCGGATTTAGCCTCGCACGGTTTTACAAATATGGTTATATGGACTCGTGGTGTTCGCAGAGACATAGAGCCCAGCGTTCCTTGGTGCGAAAATCGTTCAAAACCAATGTTACTTAATGTAGGTCGTGTCAGCGCCGAAAAAGGTCTATCAAATTTAGTAGAATTTGACCCAACCGAATATACCGTGGTTGTTGTAGGTGAAGGTCCATATATGAGTCGTGCCAGAGAGCTACTACCTGATGCCAAATTTGTAGGATATAAATCTGGGCAAGAATTGGTAGATTATTACAATCAAGCAGATGTATTTGTTTTCCCCAGCCAAGCAGATACGTTTGGATTAGTTATTATAGAAGCAATGGCACAGGGTTGTCCTGTAGCAGCATTTCCTGTACAAGGTCCTATAGATATCATAGAACAAGGTGTAAATGGTTACATGGATTGGGATTTGGAATTGGCAGTTAAACAATGTTTGACATTAGATAGAGATCAAGTTAAAATATCAAGTGAGCGTTGGACTTGGTCCGAATGCTGGCGTATATTTCGAGAAAATTTAGCAGAAATCAAGTAGTAAAAGGAAGTAACATGTTTGTATTAGAATACCTGGCGATAGGTTTTATAACAGTCTTTGGGTGGAATTCAGGACAGGCAGTTTGGGATAAGTATGTAGACATACCCCAGGCAGAACAGTCTCAAAAGTCAACCGGTAGTAAGAATGACACAAGAAGCAAAATCTAAAACGTGGTTAGACAAGTTTGAAAGAGTAGTAGATAACATACTGCGTATACTATGGTTGATATTATTAATTGGATGGATAGTTAATAATCATCAATTATGAAAACCATTGCCTTATTCATAGCCGATCCCAAATGCTCAGTACAAAGTGCAAACGGTATCATGCAAGCACTGGGAAATAATTTCCGTTACAAGATATTCAGTAAAAATGCCTTAGAGGACAGTTTCTTTGATTCTGTTGATCTAATTGTGGTACCCGGCGGCTTTGGCGATGCTGATAGTTTTGATACCCTGTTCAAATATAATAAAACCCGTGTTAAAGAATTTATAAAAAGTGGTGGCCAGTACCTGGGAATTTGTATGGGTGCGTATTGGGCAGGCCAACATTACTTTGATATATTAGACCAAGTGGATGTTGTGCAGTACATAACACACCCCAGTACTTGTACACGTAGGCCACACGCTAAAAATATTGCCACTGAGTGGTACGGTGGGCACTATCAAGACATGTTCTTTTACGATGGGCCTACCTTTGTCGGGCCAGGCAATTATCGTACTATAGCCACATACGCCACAACTGGGTTGCCCATGGCCATACAGCAAGGCAACATAGCGTTAATTGGGTGCCATCCCGAAAGCGAGCAATTTTGGTATGACAATTATAGCTGGATGAAAGGCAAATACCATAACGGCCAACATCACGAAATATTAAAGGACTTTGTAGAAGAACTCATAATAAATACTTGATGTTCAAAAAAATATTAACCAGTCCATGGACGGCATTATTAACATTAGCACTTGTTCTAAGTATAAGAATTGCAGATCCTACATTTATAGAAAGCGTAAGACTACGTTATTTTGATACTTTAGTAACAAGTCGAGCACCAGAAACAATTGGTGTAAGTGTAGTAAACATTGATGAAAAAGCCCTGGAAAAATATGGGCAATTCCCTTTTTCAAGAGACATATATGGAAAAATTATTAGCGATTTGTACCGTCGCAATGCGGGCCTTGTTGTATTTAATATTCTCACTCCTGATCGTGATCGCCTTGGTCGAGATGCGGATTATATAGCCTCACTACGCCAATACCCAACGATCCTGCCCAGTGTAGGTAGCACACAAACTCGTAACACGCCGAGAGCACCGGGATCAGTAGTAATTGGTCCATACGGCTTAGATACATTTGTAACATACCCTGGACTTATTGCCAACATACCCGGTGTTGAATCGGCAGCTGCAGGTGTTGGTATTACTAACACACTTCCTGAAGTTGATGGAGTCGTACGTCGTATGCCGTTGGTGGTTGCCTATAATGGCAAACTATATCCAAGCCTGGCAATGGAAACACTTCGTGTTGCTGGTGCAGACTCAACTGTACAGATCAAGGTAAATGAGAATGGCGTTGAGAAAATGCGTATTCCCAAGTTTGGTCCTGTTACTACAGATAGTTTATCACGAATCTGGATTGACTGGTCATTGGTTCCAGAACATTATAGTTTAACTGATTTACCTCAAGATTTTGATGGTGATATAGTTATTGTTGGAGTATCAGCGCAGGGACTTGCTAATCCTGTTGCTACAAGTCGAGGCGAAATATTGCCACAAGATTTACAAGCAAGTGTACTGGGTACTGTAATTGCCAATCGAGATCGACCTGTTATTACCAGACCTGATTGGGCCGAAGGCGGAGAAGTAATTCTGTTAGCTGTTATTGGTGTTCTATTAATCTTTTTGTCAAGGTGGACTTATGTTGGACTTCTTAGTGCAGTTGTTATTATTGGTGGTAGTATTCCCCTTTCTAATTATTTGTATTCGGCTAATGCTTGGCTTGTCGACATTACTGGTTTGGTTGGTGGGCTTGTTCTTGTTGCTCTCCATGTTTACGGGGTCAAATTTGTAAGTGAGTTCTTACAAAAGCAAGCAATTAAGAAACAGTTTGCTGGCTATTGCAGTAAAGAAGTAGTAGAGATGCTACAAAAAGATCCAGACCTAATCAAGCGTGGTGTACGTAAAGACGTGTCAGTTATGTTCTCAGACTTGCGTGGGTTTACACCTATTGGTGAACACTATGGTGATGATGTTGCTGGCTTAGGCAAGTACATGAACGGCTACATGGATGCTATCAGTCAACCTATGTTAGACAACAAAGGTATGATTATTAAGTATGTAGGTGACGCATCGATGCACATACACGGTGCTCCTATTGAAGACCCTAACCATGCTCATACTATCGTTAAAGTTGGTTTAGAGATGTTAGATGCGGTAGACGAGTATACCAAGATTATGGAAGCACAGGGCCTGCCTCCTGCCGCAATGGGTTGGGGCTGTAACTCAGGTATTGGCTTTATTGGTGAGATGGGGTCAACTGACCGTCACAGCTATGACATCTTAGGCGACATGGTAAGCACAGCCGCACGTTTAGAAGCTCGTTGTAAGGCTTATGGTGTGCTATGTATCATCGGTGCTGAAACTTACAATCGTACTAAAGACGACTTTTTCTACTTGTTGTTAGATAACTTACAGCCTAAAGGTAAAACTGTAGCTGACTTGATTTATACAGCACTACGTACACGTGGTGTTGATTACACAAAAGATCGAGAGCAACACGAAGCGATGCATGCCTTATATCGAGCTAAAAAGTTTGATGAAGCAGCCGCAATGTGTAAAAAGTTAGTGGGAAATTTTGGTGGGCAAATGGATAAGTATTACAAGATCTGGATCGAACGTTGTGAGTTTATGAAACAACAAGATTTACCAGACAATTGGAATGGCGAATTCATAGCTCACGAAAAATGATCATTGATAAGTTAATTGACACGTATGTATGGTGGTTTTTGCAGATATATTTTTTGCCATATCGTTTGCCCGAGTACGGCACAGAAGTAGACAAGTGGGTTAGTACGTTCAGTCTAAACGGTGTCAAGAGCTCGAACCTTTGCAAGCCCGAAGCGTCTAAGTAGTTGTATATACGTCCAACCTAAATCCCACTCCCACGGTTTCATTGATAATTTAGCACTGGCAGGATCTGCATGGTGATTGTTGTGTAGTTCTTCGCCGCCAATAAAGAATGCCCAGGGTACAATGTTAGTTGAGTAGTCATTGGTCTTAGTATTGCGATAACCCCACCAATGCCCGAAGCCGTTAATAACACCTGCGGCCCATAAGGGAATCCAAATCATTTGCCATAGCCAAGGCAACCAACCCCAAGCCCAGCCAAATATAGCAGAATTAATAAAAAACATTAACACAATGCCTGCAAAGTTAAATGGTGTGTAGATATGCTTTTCAACCCAATCATCGGGTGTACCTACTCCGTACTGTTCAACCATTTGACGATCTTTAGCGGCATCGGCATAGTAAAATGCACCACCTAAGAATATTTGCCAGATACCGTATACACGTGGGCTATGAGGATCACCTTCTCCGTCGGTAAATCTGTGATGTTTACGATGTATAGCCACCCATTGCTTGGTAACCATACCAGTTGTTAACCACAACCAAAAACGCATAAAGTGTTCTATATAAGGATGAAATGTAACTGAACGATGTGCTTGACTACGATGTAAGTAAAGGGTAACGCAGGCAATGGTGATGTGAGTCATCACCAGGATGTATATTAACATTGCGAATTAAGCGTAGCTGTCTGATTGAGCAACTACGATAGGTTCTGGATTAACAGATTGTACAGAGTGTACTAATTGATTATGTTCGTTATAGATTTTAGCGGCATGGTGATCGCCATTGTTAACGAATTCCATTGCTTCGGCTAAACTATCAAATGCTGCAGCAATAGTGTCTAACTGACCATTAACCCATTTATGTAATTTTACTCTATGTTTTTTAGACATGATTATTATCCTTTTAAGTAAAGTATTTAGCCCAAGTTTTGCGTGTTGCATCGGTGTAAGCTGTTAAACTCCATTGATTGGATTTGACATTTATACGGGGCCAATTATAGGATAATTCTAATTTTCGAGCAATATCTGCACTACTATTAGGATCTGCACAGAACCCATGTACTGCCCAGGGAATTTCTTCTGCTGTGCCAATAAGCGGAACACCTTGACTAATAATGTCAGCACCTACAATATTAAATGTCTCACTAAAACTTACCTGCATGCCTATGTCCATTTGTCCGCATAATTCTAAGAACTGCTCACGTGGAGTCCACTGATGATTAACAAGTTCGTGTCCATGATCTGAAATCTGCTGGAATAGGCCTTTTAGATTGTTTAATGCTGGACCGCCTTGCATTTCAATGCGTCCTGCGTTAACGTGAAATCGTAATCGTTTACCAATTTTCTCAGCAAATTCCATAGCACCAAATGCCTGTAGTAAATGATTTTTAAGTGGGCGTACTGCACCAAAGCAACCAATATCTACCCAATCTTTATTGCGGTTGAATTTTTTTGTTTTATATTCTTGTGGATAAAAGTTAGGAAGATATATTACACGCTCTTCGGTTGTTTTATCATCCCACTGATTTAAGTGTTGTAAGTATAACCGTGTCTCACGTAACATACGTGGTGCATTACAGGCAATAACAATGTTGTCAAAACGACTATAATCGCCCAACCAATCCATTGCGTTACCTTCACCGGCCATGAATGGCATTTCTGAGTGTAGGCGAATAATCCAGGTTACTCCAGGATGTAATCGTTGTAATACTGTAAATTTACTTGGAACTACCCAAAGTGCCTCAATGATACAATGTGTGGGCTTATGAGCAGTTACTAAACGGTCGATGCAATTATTATCAATGGCAACTTCTAAAACGCTGTCAATATTTGATTCTGTTAACATATTGTTAACAAAGCTGGCAGAATTAAATAGGCCTGTTGATAAGCCTATGTGAGAATGCAAGACTGCTTGATAGTCTTCTCGACGTTTTAGAATGAATAATACTTTGGACACAGGTCACCTTATTGATTTAACACATCTATTTATCAAAAAGTGATTTTTAAAATATTACAATTAGATTAACCAGTGCCGCCTGATGCTTCTTGTTCGTCTGAAGTTGTAGTTTTGTCTACTTTGTTGATCTGTTTCTCGGCTTCAACACGTTCGTGTTCGATAGTTTTACCACGTAGATGTAAAACTGTGTTGACCTTTTGATTTAAACGGATAAGATCGTTATCCAACATGCGGATACGATCAATAAGAGCAATAAGAACTGTATTGGCGTCAGAGATAACTGGCTTAACTTCTGTCGTGGCCCACTTCCAAACATAGTGGATAATGTAGCCCATGCCAACTGCCATAACAATCGGAAAGCCATACTTATTAACTAACTCTGCTATATCGCCCATAATTTATCCTTAGAACCAAAGCAATACACCTTGGCTACTTAATAGTACGCCAAGACCTGCTACTAAAAAGCTGGACCAGAACAGGCTCATGCTAACAGCTAAGATACTTGCTGATAACAATACGATTGCCATTTGATATGCAGTTGACGCATAACCAATCCAAGGGCTACGCTTCTTAGCTTCGTCACGATCGTGTTCTAACTTTTGTGCCTTGGCTAATAATTCTTTCTTGCCTTCGCCAGACTTAGGGTCACTTTCGTAACGTTCGATCTTGGCTGTCATTTCTGCTACACGAGCCCGGTCGCCAGCTTTCTGTGCATCATACAATGATTGCTCTGCCAGCGATTGCTTAATCGACTTGGCCTGATAGAAACTGTAAACGTCGTTGGCTTTGATTGTATTGTTTAATACTGTAGAACTTAGAGAGCCGCCGTACCAAGCATTAACCGCAAGTAATAACGCAAACACGTTAATAACCATACCTGCTTTGTCTTTGATCTTTGCTTCACGTTCTGAACGTGAGCCCACCGGAGGCTTAGGTGCGTCGGGATCTTTTGGTGTTTTATTGATTAAGTTTAACACTGAGTCTAATAATGCCATTATAATATTACTCCTATAATAATTCCTATTGTAAACGCTATAAGCGCATACTTAATTAAGTCTTTGTCTGTCCAAATTTGTTGATCTAAGGGATATTTCCCTGGGTTCCATTTTAAATTACTCATTGCCAAATCCTCTTGCAAATTTTTCAATTGGGTCTATTTTTTTAAGTAATCTTGTTCCGCTTTCGGTAATTACTAATTTAAACATATCCCCTTCTTTCCATCCCAGATTATTAACAGGAAGTTCGTCGTCTAATTTAAGATAGTTAGGGCATAAATCCCACTCGTAATCTAAATGCAACATTAATCTCTCCTTGCGTCGTTTTTGCCATCGGCACGACTAATACGTTCTACGTCTGGACGTAAACCAAGTGCGTTTGATACAACGGTATCGATACGGATTACATCATGGTTCATGGTTTTTACACGATTATCAAGTGCTGTGATAATACCGGCCATGCCTTTAATACTGCCCAGCACTCCGCCTAATAGTAGTTTAATGGTAAGAAATATAAAGTATCCGCCTGCGAGTGCAGCGGCAACTGGCATACCAAGATCACCAATGATTTTGAAAATATCGCCCATAAAAGCTCCTTGAAAATTCTTATTATTGTTTCAAGTATTTATTGGGCAAGACGCTTTTTTACTTCCTCAAAGTGTGTGGGTGGCAGGTCAACTCGTTGATGATGTCTACTGTGATTTCCAGGTATACGGCCGTGGTTAATTCTGTTTAATATACCCTCAAAATTATCAACTAATTCGTTAACAATAAGATCCTTAAATTTGCCATAGAAATGTTGATGATTGTATTCTAAAATCTCTTTCATTTCAGAATGCATTTGTTTTAAAGCATCGGGCGACAACTCACATAAGCGTTGAATTTCTGCTGTAATTTTTTCTATGCGTATATAATGATCTGTTTCTTCGTCGTAACTTTCGTCAATCCACTGATCAAATGTACGAAACCCGTAGCTCTTTAAATAGGCAAGATTACCCGGAGCCGCCGCAAGTATAAAAGGACGACGTGCAACAATGGGCTTAAAAACTTTTTCAGTTAAATGTAACTTGGGCAAGAAATAAACAGTTTCAGTAACCACGTGCCAAAGTACGCTGGTTAACTCGTTAATGTCAACATTGGCACTCATTGAACCTGTAGGAGTATCGGTGTCAATTATTAGTGGACCGCTTAGTTGACTTAATGCTGATGTAATTTTTGCTCTTGCACGATCGTCCAGTGGCGTTGCTGGATCTTCAACAGAATCTTGCCACGTACCTAAATTATCGCTTAGGAACAGGCTAACCCGCCCATGTTTGATTAAATCTTGATTAATTAGATTGCTGACAAGATGTAAGCGATAGGAACGATATTTTGATATTAAATGATTGTAACATATAAATACTTTATCAAATTGATCAAAGACCGTTGGGTTTACATATTGAAAATCTCTATACCAATCTAAAGCTGCAAACCCGTGAAAGAAATAATACCAATTATAGTAATTATTTGATCGAATATACTCATCTAATAAGTCAGATTTTTCACTATTAGCCAATATCATAAATGCCCTGGGCCCAGTATAATCATCAATAAAGGTAATTAGTTTATTATCTTTAGCAACTGCTTTAGTATACTCATAAAATGGTTCTTGATCAAAGAAATAGCAATGTAGAAGACTTTGTCTTATCAATGGTATAGTGTGAAATGCAAATACTTCAGTTGATGAATTTTGTTTACCAACAGGATCGTTTGTATAAATTAATGTACTATCGTAAGTGCCAAAAGGATGAAATGCTACCGAACTTGCATTAAGAGGTAGCGGATCAATTAAATTATTGTGTATAATGTCGTAAAATCTATCTAAGGAAAACATCGAATGAACGTAGGCTTTATTGGAATTGGTAAATTAGGAATGGCTTGTGCTGAAACTATGGCAAGCAAACATAATGTAACTGGTTATGATATTTACCCTAAAACAAGTGACAAGATTAAAATTGCTACCACTTTAGAAGAAGCTGTAACAGGAAAAGAATTAATTTTTATTGCTGTAGAAACACCACACGATCCCATTTATGGCGGCGAACAACCAATTACTCATTTAAAAAATAAAGACTTTGACTATACTGTAGTAAATCAAGTATTAGCAGATGTAAATCAATATGTAAATAAAGACCAACTTGTAGTATTAATCTCCACAGTTCTCCCTGGCACTACACGGCGTGAATTGAAGACACACATTACCAACGCTCGTTTCATTTACAATCCTTACCTCATCGCAATGGGATCAGTTGAATGGGACATGGTTAACCCAGAGATGGTTATCATTGGTACAGAAGATGGTAGCGAAACAGGCGATGCGAAATTGCTGACCGACTTCTATAAAACATTAATGGAAAACAATCCACGTTACGTAGTGGGCACGTGGGACGAAGCGGAATGTATTAAAGTATTTTACAACACATTTATTTCAGCAAAGATAGGTCTCGTTAATATGATACAGGATGTTGCTGTTCGGCAAGGCAACATCAATGTAGACGTAGTAACCTCAGCATTAGCACAGAGCACAATGCGTATTATGGGACCAAAGTATATGACAGCAGGAATGGGAGATGCAGGGCCATGTCATCCTCGTGATAACATTGCCTTGCGTTACCTTGCAGAAAACTTAGATTTGGGTTATGACATCTTTGATACTATCATGAAAGCACGTGAAATTCAAGCAAAGAACATGGCACGTTTTATCTACGACAACAGAGAAGGTATGCCAGTGTATATTCATGGCAAAGCCTACAAGCCCGATGTAGCATACTTAGAAGGTAGCTACAGTTTGTTAGTAGGCTACTACCTAAAGGAAATGGGCATTGATCCCGTCTACATTGATCCTTTAACAGAAGAATCAAATCCAAGGACTATTAAAGGTTGTGTGTTATTGGCACATAATAAAAAAGTTACCTATGGATATGCGGGAGTTAGTGAAACACAAGAATTATATTGTACATTAGAACCTTATAGTATTGTAATAGACCCGTGGAGAACTTACACAACACCTAACCAATATATAAAAGTAATCCATTATGGCAACACGCGAGTACAATAAATTTTTCATTACTCCTTTCTGGACCGACAGTTACAAAACACTTGATTACACACGTGAGGATTTTAATGATCCCGAATCTGTAGCTCGTTGGTTAGCCGAAGGATATGAAAATAATTTTGTTGGGGATATGTGCGATATGCGTAGTCCACAACCAGTCTGGAATGACCGTGTCATTCGTACATTTCAACGTTTTGGGTGGAAGGACATTGGCACCAGCTACTATCGTATGATGCCGGGCACCGTGCTACCCACACACTCAGATCTTTATAAAAAGTATATAGATCTTTTCAATCTGCAGGGGCTTGAAACTACAATTAGACGTGCTATTATATTTTTAGAAGACTGGGCTCCGGGACATTTAAGCGAAGTTGCTGGAGATGTACTAACAGAATGGCAAGCTGGCACAGTAATTGAATGGCCCTACAATACTCCTCACATGGCTGGTAATCGAGGTACAGTTCCCAGATATACTCTACAGGTCACAGGACACTTATGATCAGCACCTATAATGAGTGGGATCCTCTAAAACGTGTAGTAGTAGGCATAGCCGATTATGCAAATTGGCCAACCAACGATCCAGTATTTGCTCTGGAAAGTGAAAAAACACTTTGGAAAGAAACTCCAGTTCCCAGCGGCCCGGTGCCACAGCATATTATCGATGAAGCCAATATAGATTTAAACATTTTAGCATCGACTCTGGAAAGAATGAACATTGATGTTTGGCGCCCTGGTGTGATGAATTTCCAAGAAATTGGCGGTATGTATAACTATTGCCCACGCGATAGACTGTTAATCTATGGAGATACAGTAGTAGATACTGCTATGATGTATCCTTGTAGAAATGTTGAAAGCGAAGCATTGTTTCACGTTACAAGTGTTGCTCGAGATGTAATTTACATGCCCAGGAACGAAGGCATGATTCTTGATGCAGCTAACGTATGTAGACTAAATGATACTTGGCTATATCTTGAATCACCATCGGGTAACCGCCAGGCTTATAATTGGCTACGTGAACAATTCCCCGATGTTAAAATAGAATTATGTAATTTTTACAGTGGTGTACACATTGACAGTACCATAGTTCCTTTACGCGAAGGATTAGTCATGTTAAACGCCAGCAGGGTCAATGACAGTAATTGCCCCCGGGTGTTTAAATCCTGGGAGAAGATCTATGTTGAAGATGTAGTTCCCCAGAATTTTTATCAATATCCCTATGCAAGTAAATGGATTGCAATGAACATGTTGGTTGTAGATCCTAATACTGTTATTGTAGATGCTGCACAATCTGCTCTTATAAAACTGTTACTCAAACACAAATTTGAAGTAATTCCTCTCAGTCTCAGACACAGTAGAACCTTAGGTGGCGGTTTCCATTGTGTGACATTAGATTTAGAACGCCGAATTTAATAAATATTTTACAATTAAATAGGGTTTATTGAATGCCGACGTTTTCTAAGATATCTGATGCTAATCTATTAGCTTTTAAAAACAATTCTCGACAAGCAGAAGTCGTAGCAAAAAAACAAGAAATACTTGACAGTATCTCTGCCTCTCATAATATAACTCCGACATCAGCATTATTTGTTGGATTTAGCAGTTTTGTACTTGCTGATTTTGCTGAAAAAATTTATATAACCAAAATTGGCACAGATGTGCAAGATTACTTAAAAAGTCAGAACATTGACTTTGAATACATTTCTGACGCCGATTTAGAAAAATACCATAAAGCATTTCAAGTAGTTGTTGCTGTTGATGAATACTTTACCTATGCCACGGATGATCAGGATCAAAAAGATACTGTGGCAGAAATTTGTGACCTCGCCCAGGATCTTGTCATAACTACATTAAGAGACTATAAAAATCAAGACTACAAAGATCGAGAATTTAGCCAACCAAGTTTGGTTAGAAACGATAAAGATAGTTTGATATTTTTGGAAAGTCATGTGTGGAATCCAAAAGATCGCGCTCAGTGGGACAGCATAATTTATGCTATATCACAGGCCACTAACGGTTTAACTACATTTGGTAAGTTTGATAGACATACTATGTATTTTAAACAGTTGGCTAATTTCAGTGCTACAGCAGGCGCCACAGACTTTTTAGTTCATAAAAACTTAATGTATAAGGGACTGGTCAAGAAAAATTACGAACACGTAATTACTATTAAATTCGATTAAAATGGTATTCAATGGCACTCAATGAAAGTTTTGGAAACTTAGTAGACGACATAACAAAACAGATTTTAGAACAAGTACAGAGTCAGGTACAAGGTTCGATCTCTGATGTTATCACACGTCGTATAAATGAGTTACTTACCCCAGAGGTAATTAACACAATCATTACCTCGCAGGTTACTCAACAGATTACAAATTTTCAGCCAGACTTAACTCAATTTGAACAAAGAATCATTGAAGCTGGCGATAGAATTATCAACACAATTAATACAGATTCGACCAACAAGATTAATGAACTTATTGTTAATAAAATCAACGGTATTAATTTAGAAGAGTTGGCAAGAACTTTTTTAGATAACAATTTAAATTCTACAGGAAAACATTTAGCATTAGTAGACAATGCTATTCCCGGCCGGGCAATTAACACAGCAACATTAAAAATCACCGGAGACAATATTGATGGTGGCACGGTTGCTAACTTTGCCAGTACCGGCATTGATGATAAAGCAACTACTTGTCAGCTAACAATAATGGATGCTGGTACAGTATTTGAAAATACATTATATGCTCCACGAGTTGAAATCAAAGGCAACGCTCTCATTGATGGCGATTTAATTATCACTGGTGAAATTCCTAAGAGTAGTCAAACTTATCAAAATATTATTGCTGACGTTAGTACTATTGCTGAAGCCACTCACGATCGTATACTAACAAGATTACAAACAGAAAGTTTAGATGTTGCTCGTTTAACTCTGGGCCAAGTTCCAGTAATTGAAGGAAATACTCTGTCTGGCGTGATCCTTAACAGCAGACTTCAAACAGTCGGTCAATTAAAAGATTTACAGACACAAGGTGAAACTTTACTAAGCGAAACGTTATATACATCAAATCGTCGTGTTGGGGTTAACACCATGGATCCTACAACTGCCTTGAGTATTTGGGATGAAGAAATTGAAATAGGCATTGGCAAACAAAGTTCAAATACAGCACAGCTCGGAACCCCAAGAGAGCAGAGTCTGGTGTTAAGTAGTAACAAACAAAAAAACATTACACTGACCGCAGACGGAACCGCCGTAATACCAAAACTACAAATTGGTAATATGGCATTTTCCAGTGCAGCAACTCCTCCCAGTTATAATGCTCCTAAGGGCACAGTGGTCTTTAATGAAAATCCAAGCCTTGGTGGTCCATTAGGATGGGTATCACTTGGTGATGCACGTTGGGCTAATTTTGGTATTATAGATTAATCAATGTTAAAAGATTCTTTTTGTTCCAGTCCCTGGTTCCACCTCCGCCTTACTTACGATGGTAGTTTTGAAGAATGCCGCTGGTATAAAAAACAAGATGCCGCATCAGTCAACTTAGCATCAACCTCTATAATGGAATTTTACAATCATGATCGTATGCGTCAGTTGCGTACAGACTTGCTTGATGGTAAAAAGCCTGCTGGGTGTTCTACTTGCTACTACGAAGATAGTTTTAACAAACTAAGTGGCCGTCGTAGACAGCTATTAAAAAGCGGAATTACTGATAAAGATTTTGCTCTTACCGCTCGTAGTAGTCCGCACTATGATAAATTTGTTGATACTTACGACAATGATGGTATTGGTTATTATTATCCAACTGATTTACAAATAGATCTTGGCAACACCTGTAATAGTGCCTGCATCATGTGCGATCCGTTTGCCAGCAGTCGCCTACAGCAAGAATACAAAAAATTACATCGTATTAATAGTCAATTATTTGTTGAGCCAACTGACTATAAATCTTGGACACAAGATCCTGCAATATTAGAAAAATTTGTCAATGAGCTAACAGCCATTCCGGACATTAAGTACATACATTTTTTAGGAGGCGAGACTCTATATGATCCTGCATTCTATATAATCTGTGAGCGTCTAATTGAAGTTGGCCTGTCCAAGGAAATTATTGTTGGAACAACTACCAACGGAACAATATATGATGATCGGTTGGAATATCTAATAAAACAATTCAAAGAGTTTCACTTGGGTATCAGCATAGAATCTGTTACAGCGTTAAATGATTACATTAGATATCCGGGGAAGATAGACAATATATTAGCCAATACAGACAAGTTTTTGGAACTAAGAAACAACTCAAGTCTTTACGTTTCTCTAAGAATAACACCAAACATTTTTACTATCAACGAAATAGATCAATTGTTTGAGTACATGATTGAAAAAAATGTCATTGCTGAAAGTTGTAATATATTATTTAAGCCCGAGTCATTGCGTATAGAGCTACTGCCAGACAATATACGTATGTCGATTACAACTAAATTAAAAAATTTAATTGAAAAATATAATTTATCCAAAACAGATCAGGTCAATGTTCGTCGTAGAGATCTGATACCCGATGTTATTGCCAATGTTGTATTAGATTATTATAATTTTATCACTACCTACACAGTTCCTGATAATGCAGAAGAACTTAGATATCAATTAGTAGATTTTTTAAAAGCATTTGAACTTAGTAGAAACAACTCGATATTAGATTATGCACCCGACTATGAACAATTTCTCCGACATTACGGATATTAATCCCGACCAACAATTACGTGTTCGTCTGGACATAGTTACTCACGGATCTGTACACTATAGGCTCCGTCTCAATGGGCATTTAATTTTAGACAATACTGCAGAATTGTATTTGAATTTGTTTGCACCAATACACTTACAATGTACAATTATAGATGCTGTTGGGGATTCGGCATTAGAAATCAAAAATTTATCTGTAAATAACTTAGAAGTTCTGCCACGTTATATGCATTGGGCCTCAGAACCCACTTTATGGTTAACCAAAAATGAGTGGCTGTTCAGTGTTCGAGAACCATTTTATCCTTGGTATCACAAAATTTCTGGACAAGGTTTTATCGCTTGACCATAAAATAATATACTGCTATAATAGCGGTATGACTACATTTACTACTCCACGTATCGGCTTTGCCTGCAAATGGATTGATCGTCCAGACCAAACCGAAGGCATCAAATCTACCGACCCCGCTCGTAAATACAATACAGGTACCACTACTGTGGCCTGGTTAAACCGTCAGACACGGGCGATAGCGGAGCAGAAGTTATGGGATTTAATGGTACAAAACATCGAGGCAACAAGACTCTTAGTGGAGCGAGTCAGTGAACTCCCAGAGTCTCTACGCATGGTGCGTCTTAGCAGTGATATTCTTCCTTGCTATACCCATGGGGACTTTTCTGGTTATTGGATGGAACCTTCTGTTGTTTCATACGCCGAAACCCACTTTAAGAGAGTGGGAGATATTGCTCGGGCTAACGGCGTTCGCCTTAGTTTCCACCCTGGGCAGTTTACTGTTCTTGCATCAAGTAATCCTGGGATAGTCAATCGTTCAATAGAGGAGTTTGAATATCATGCAACTATGGCACGTTGGATGGGTTTCGGAGCCCAATTCCAAGATTGTAAGATTAACGTACACATCTCAGGCCGTGAAGGGCCTGAAGGCATTAGACGTGCCTACAACCGATTGTCACCTGAAGCTCGTAACTGCATTACCATCGAAAACGAAGAAAACGCCTGGGGGTTAAATGATTGTCTTACCATTTCTGATCTTGTACCTATTGTGCTCGATATTCATCATCACTGGATACGTGAGGGAGAATACATCCTACCTGGAGACGACCGTGTTAAACGAGTTATTGATAGTTGGCGTGGTGTTCGTCCTACTTGCCATTATAGCGTTAGTCGCGAAGACGTACTTGTTGGACATGATACATCCAGGTTACCTGAGCATAAGGCACTTCTGGTAGAAGGTTACAAGAAACAGAGCCTACGTGCTCACAGTGACTTTTATTGGAATCGTGCAGTTAACGAGTGGGCAATGAGTTTTAATCAAGACTTTGATATCATGTGCGAAAGCAAAGGTAAGAATTTAGCCAGCTTTGCTTTTGCTAAAAGTAAGACGCAAACGCAGGACGAAAATACTGATCGTACCATGCTGTTGACAGCATAAGATTTCGATTATGCTCAACAATTGGTTTCACCTTTTCCAAAATCTCCGCCTGTGGTTGTTGCTCCAACAATTTCACTTGGTCCATAGCCAGGCTACACCGTTTTTCAAAGTCAGACATACTGTCATAACTTTCGTCAATGATGCCGTCAAAGGTTTTAAAGCCTAAATTGCGTAGATTTTGTAACGCACCTTGTCCGCTTAGACAAACAAATAATCTACTGCCCAGAATGGGTTTGACTGTTTTTTCTGTATAGAAACTATAATGGTTGCTATGATTAGTTTCTGCTATTAAAGTGTAGGCAGTTTGATTGTACACGCTTAGTGGTATGATTTGACTTATGCTCATGCGATAGCCATAGTACTTGAATTGTTCAACGGTCCACTCAACCGGTCGATCTCTCTCAAGTCCTTCATCTTCCCAGACCCACTTATCGGGATCGTCGAAGTTGTTATTGTTAATCTGACCAAGATAACGTACAATATTTTTGGCAGGGTCTAATCTCGCAAATGCAAAATCTCTGTGATTTTTCTTTCGACCAAGTAATGCGTCAAAGAAGTAGGGTTTAACGGCATAAGGATTGAGAACATCGAGTGTTTCTGGACGCACAAAACGATAAAAGTGTACTGTGGTAGTAAACCAATCATAGAATTTATGCACAGGACTGTGATCTAAATCAAAATTAAAATCGCCGCAGATAAAATAACTTACTCGAGGATGGTCGTGCCGTTGGACTATTTCAATAGTCCGATCGTGCAATTCACTCATGAGAATAAGAACATGGTCCGCAAACCCTGTTAAATCTGTAATTTCATTATCAAATTCAGACCTAATGGGATAGGGCATTTGTAAGCAGGCAATTTTGTATGCGTGTTTACTGTTTCGAAAAGGTTCTAAATTATTGTAGACCGTGAATCCCGAAAGGCCACATCTTGTGAAATGGAAATGAAAAAGGGCGTTTGTATTTTCAGGTACAAACACCCCTACATCAGTTTTTTGCATCAATTACTTAGTGGCTTTTTTTGCCTTGGTAGATGCTTTTTTAGCGGCTGGTTTTTTAGCAGCTTGTGTTGTGGCTTTTTTAACTGTTGGTTTTTTAGCAACCTTAGCTACTTCAGCTACTGCAACCTTGACTTCAGCAACTTCTTCTTTAACGGCTTCAACTACTGTTTCTTTTTTGCTGAATGCTTTGATTAAAGTCCAAGCAACTACGGCTACAAGTGCAATACCTACGATTAATGTAAAATCCATTTTAACTCTCCTGTTTGAATAGATAATATTATTTAGTGATGGCTCGACCCTGAAAACTTTTTCTCCGAAAAGGTTGCAAAATGTTGCGTTGCACAATATAATCATAAATAAATGTAGCAGTACGTAAGATGCTGAATAGTTCGGGTCTTGCGATAACATTTCGCTTAATAAAGGAAAATAAAATGTTCAATTTTAAATCAGTAGTAGACCAAGTAGCAACAGCAACAAAAACACCTTTGACCTACGTTGAAGACAAGAATTTGCGTTCCAGCTTAGAAGCCGTAGTTGATGCTCAAGCTAAATTTGTAAAAACATTATTTGACACTAACTTAGATTTGTCTAAGCAAGTAGTTGAAAAGGCTAAAGAATATGATTATTCTAAGCCATTTGCTGAATTAGCATCAGAGTTATTAGCTAAGTAATCTTAGTTTTAACTATCAAAGGGCCTTAATGGCCCTTTCTTTTTTGCCTTAATTGAATAAATACTATAAATAACTGTATGCCCCATAGGAGACAAATTTCATGGCAATCCAAAAGACAATAGTATACTCATGCCCAACCGGTGATTTTGCAGATAGCAAAGCCGCAATGGACGCATTCCATGCAGCAAGTTGCAGAGGTGATGCAGATGCAATCGCCGCATCTCGTGCAATTAGCCAAAGATATTTCACAACACCTGTAGTAATGACCTGGAGCGATTCTACAAAAACACTTACAATCGTTCAAGAGTTTGCCGATGAAGCTTCTGCAACAGCGTACTATGCAGAATACTCAGCTCATTTAGCTTCGATTACAGGCGGTGGTGACATTACCGATAATAAATTTATCATTATTAGCCCTACACAACCGGTTTAATACACCTGTTGTAAAAAGACAACATCACAAAGCCCCATATTATGGGGCTTTTTCTTTGAGTTGACCTATAATTCTGTTCCTGCTATACTTAATCTAAGTTAAACAAAGTAGGATAACAAAAATGAACTTAATATCTTTCACTACAGTAGAAGAAGGTAGTAGCAGTATCAATATGGCTAACTACCGTTATTTGGGAGATAGAATCAATATATTAGGCGCCAGACTTGATGCCGCAAGAGATGCACTGGCCAGGTCCGAAACCGCTTGGACCAAGCAATATTGGACACAGGTTATTGAACGTTTAACATTCCAATGGCGCAATTTGCCTGCACTACACGACGGAAATGCACAGGTTAGTTTAACCCCACGCTGGACTGTTGACTATAATTTTTACGAACGAGATGACGGTGTTGGACATACCGACTGGGTGGATCGATTTATTGGTTCAGCGTCTTGGGGTCTTGAAACTCGAATGAACGAAAGTTGGAATCGAGCCCGCGAAGCACGTTTGGCCCGAGCACAATATTAATTTTTTAACCTGTAAGGAGAAGTCATGAGTCGTTTAGAAGCAATGGCCACAGAGGCTGTATTTCAACTGCAATTTAATACCCGCGATGCTGTTCGTTATGTTCAACGTAATGCTCAAGTTGACTATACCACTGCCCAACAGGCCATTAAACAAGTTGTAACATTCCACCGCCGCTGATATGCTCTGCGCCATAATTGGATTTTTAACTTCGCCGGCGGTTTGTGCAATGCCAGAAATGCTAACATCGCCCAGACCCCCGTATGAAGTTACATTTACTATGTATGGTCCTGATCCCGACTGTTACAATCGAGATCGGCATATCAGATATCTAACCAAATTGAAAAACCAACCTGTACAGGGCGATGACGACAAAGAAAGTTATGATAGTGCCATCGATCAATATGTACGCAGACTACAATACTATTGCCGATGAAAACTATTAAAGTTCTTGCTGTTATCTTGTTAGCCATGCCCGTGCTGTCGCAGGCCGAATTGTTACATAGCCCAAAAACAGAAGTCATGGATTTTCAAGATTTGAATTACTATAGAACCGACTGTAGTCACCGAACCGAGCAGTTGGCCTTTTTAAAAAACCAATTGGACAATGTACCATTTTGGGAGAAGCGAAGTAAAGCAGTTATTAATTACTATATTCGTTTTATCAAGGCCAGTTGTCCAGAGCCAGAACCGGCTAAATTTGCCAACTGTCTTTCGGTCCGAGAACAATTTGGAGAAAACTCCAGTCAAGCAACAGTATGTAGATCTCCAAATTTTAAAGGCCCTGTTATTAATCGTTGGGAAAATGAAATTGACAATTAATTCAGGTTGTGTTATAGTAGTAAGTATGTTAACCAAAGTAAGAGGTGTAAAATGAAGAAGTTAGTGTTTGTAGTAGCAGTAACGTCCTTGTTAGCCGCTTGTGGCAGTACGCCCAAGTTATCGCAATCGGACGAACGTGATGTTAAACGCATGGAAGCCAGTTTTAAAACTATTCCAGATTGGTTTACTGACGTTCCTAAAAACGATGGCTCGGCTATCTATGCTGTGGGTGATGGTGTTAGTTCCAGTGCAAGTGGTGCCATTGGCAATGCTCGTGCCAATGCCTTTGAAGGCATTTGCCAAACAGCCGGGGGCAAGGTACGAAGCCAAACCAAAGTATTCCGTACAGACACAGAAAAAAATAGCAACAGCATTACCACAACCGCTATTCGTAACTTCTGCCCAGACGTTGATGTTACTGGTGCCGCAGTTGTTCGACAATCTGTAGTACAAGAAGGCTCCAGAATCCGTGCTTATGTTTTGGTACAGTTGCCATTGGGTGATAATAATGTTTTAGCTCGTACAAAACACCAAGACCGTATGGAGGAAAACCTTATTCAAAACCGTGATCGCGAATTCCGCGAATTGGATAATTTAGTAGATCCAAAAACTCAAGCACAGCCAGTGCAAAAGGGACCAGAAGTAAGTGTGGTTAATCCCAACGGTACTACATCTACTTTGAATTTAATGCCTGTGGAAAACGAAGAGTATAAAGCTCGACGTGCAGAAGCACTTAAAAAGCCCGGTGCTGTAGTAGGACAAGTTACAGTCAATAACTAAGCCGTTAATGATTGAATAAAGTAGTAGTTAATGCTCTTGCGAGGTATATTATAAATACCTTAGCGAGGGCATTTTCATGGCAAGACACAATCCCATACGTTATATTATGGAAGCACCGCTTCCAAGCAAAACATACCAACGACGACTTCAATACCGCCCAAGTTACAAAGACATCAACTACGCATACAACAAACTCAATTTTTATCTATTTGATAATCGTCTACGCAAACCATATATAGAACAAGGTACACGCAGACAGACCTGGGGCTATTGCCAGTGGGAAGATGAACTACAAGATACAGGTAGTTATTGCCATATCAAATTAATGGATAAATGGTTTTGCCCGCAGTGGTTTTGGAATACTCTGGCACACGAAATGGTACATCAATGGCAATGGGACATTGGCCGTTTTGAAGGCTACAGAGTAGATACATCAAGTGGTAGTCATGGCAGAAGTTTCTTCCTATGGCGCGATAGATTTGCCCATTATGGACTTAGTCTAAAAACAGCACATGGAATGAAGCGTTGGCTAAAACATCAAACTTTTTCTAAATGTTAATCTCGTAATAAAACTTTAATATTTTGTATTGCATTGCATGATAAATATCTAAGTAGAAACACTAATATGGTTTTTACTTAGAATAGGAGTCACACAATGACACAATTATTAGAAAAACTTACAGAGTTTTTTAGCGTAAACGAGCAATCACAATTAGAGCAATTTATCAATAGCAAACAGCCAACTAATGCAGCAGAAGTTGAGTACTGGACAAAACAGTACGAAAACAACAACGAAGGCCTGTACTGGAGCCGTGGACTATGAAACAATTTTTAAATGACATTTACGAAGCTATCAAAGCAGTACAACAGGCACGTGCCGAAGCAATGGTTAAAGGCCAATACTGGTATTAATATGATAGTTACTCAATTCCTGCCATTTAAACAATTTCCTGACTATGGGACTTGGTTAAAAAGCCAGGATGCAGAAACACGCCAACTTTATTTTGGTATGGCAGCAACAGACTATGTAGTTGACAGTTTGGTCAGTAGAATTATCGCCGATCCTTCAGATCACTATATTTTAGTAGCACTTAAAAAAGATCAATGGGTCGGAACAATACATATTGCTGTAAACGGGTCAAGTGTTGAATTTGGCATTATTGTTGATCAACAGTATCGTGGACAAGGCATTGGTAATCAATTAATTGAAGAAGCCATACTATGGGCTCGCAATCGTGGATATCAAGAGCTATTCATGCATTGTATCACATCAAATACCACCATACGACACCTGTGCAACAAACACGGACTACGGTCACGTAATATGTTAGGCGAAACAGAAGTCAACATGCCCTTAGATCTACCAAATTGGGTTACAATTAGCAAGGAAGTTGTTGCACGTCAACGCAGTTTCTTTCATTTATATCTGCAAAACACTACAAAATTCTACGAAGAAATATACGGCTAAGCTAAGTTCATAGCAATAAATATATTACTATGAAATTTTTTGAAATAGCCAACGGCCTTGAAAGTCGTCCAATTGTCTATGTAGACATGGATGGTGTTTTAGCTGATTTCTTTGGTCCTATTGCTCAACATCACGGTGTAAAAACCTGGCGCGATGCACGTCGTCAACGTAGAGCTAACCAAAGCAAAATTGATAAAATTGCAAAAAAGCCAGGATATTTCCTACACCTAAAACCCTTGCCCAATGCCGGTCGATTAATACACGGTGTTCTTAAACTTGCAAATCGATACAGTATTTTAAGTAGTCCATTGTTAAGTGAAGTAGAACAAAGTAGCCGTGAAAAATCTGAGTGGTTACAAAAACATCTCAAAAGCAATCCACCACGTGCTGTATTATTTGATCATGAAAAGTTCAAATATGCCAAGCAGGCCGATGGCACGCCTAACATTCTAATTGACGACTATGATACTAACATACACCTATGGGAAGCCAATGGTGGCATTGGAATTTTATACCGAGATGAAGATTGTGCAACTGCACTAAAACAATTACAGGCTGCACTACATGGCCGATTTACTCGTACGTTCAAAGAACCCCTGGCAGTTTTACAAAAAGAAATAGAACAGACCAACGAAGACTCTGACATTAAAGAACGTCTCTATACAAATCAACAGGTATTAAAATATGTAAAGGGTATTCATAAAGAATATCATTTAGATGATCCAATTTTAGATCACAAGACCTGGATATTAAAAATGGTTCCCACTGAAGAACTTAGTAGTCCAGAAAAATACGATCAAGATGATCGTTATCGCAGAGTTATTGATCTTGATTGGGATCATATCAAGAACATTACAAAACACGACATTTTTAACCGACCCGTTGTAGCCGATGATCAAGGCTGGGTGCTGGATGGAAATCACCGTGTTACAGCAGCCCGGGCAAAAGGTATAGAATCTATTCCGGCTTTTGTCCCCTACCATAAATAAATCATAACAGGAGATTTTCAATGAAAAAATTAATCACGGTTGTTGCCCTGGCCCTTGTTGCTTTAACCAGCACTCAAGTGTTTGCATGGAATCAACGCCAGCCAAATCCAGTAGCACAATGCCAAGTACACGCACCATATGGATTGCCAAATGTACAAGGTAATATCCAACCAATTTGCCGCGAAGCATATTTGGTAGGTTACGATGCTCCAGCAAAACTACCACGTTTTGTTATGTGGACATTAACACCAGGACATGCATTAGGTTGCGTAGCTCGTTCAAACGCTTTCGTAGCAGATGCTTCAGTTCCTAACGGTGCTGTTCCAGGTGACTACGCAGGTACAGGTTACGACAAAGGACATATGGCTCCAGACGGTGACCAATCATGGGATCAACAGGTTGAATATGAATCATTCTTGATGACCAACATGAGTCCACAAGCCGGCTCATTAAACCGCGGTATTTGGAAGCTATTAGAAACTTCGGTGCGTGGTTGGGCATTCCAAGGCGGTCACAACTTTAACATTGTAAGTGGCGGCATTTACTCACAAGGTGATAAAGTAATTGGTAAGGGCGTTGTAGTTCCACACGCTTTTTACAAGATTGTTATTGATGAAAACACAGGACAATATGCAGGCTGGATGTTCCCACACACAGCACCATATCCTAACTTGGGCAACGATTTAACCAAGTTCCGTATGCCAGTAGCACAGATCATGCAACAAGCTGGTGTTGCTTTTGTTATTCCAAAAGGTGCAACAGAACTACAACCGGGTAAAGAATGGCCTGTAGATTTTGGTGCATTAACCAACGCTAAACGCAAACTCTGCGGTGCTAATGCTTCTGTAGACTAATCAACTAAGTCTACGATAAATAATAGGGTAAACAACATTTACCCTATTTTTTTGACATTTTATGCGTTTATCTGAAATTAGAACCCTATTAGAACAACAACTTGATGAGCTCAAGATGAGCCCTTCGAGTCTTAATACTTTTGCTCACAGTGATGCGGCCAAAGGTATTATGGCAGGGTTTGAAGCAGAATTAGTGTTTACCGGCATAGGTGGCGAACCTGAATATGACGAAGATCCCGAACCCGACTACGATGCCGATGAACGTTGCCGTAGCATAGATGATGTTATAAACTTCTTTGAATACGATGAGTACGGCTACGGTACCAGTGGCCGTGAGTTAGAACGACTACGAGATGATTTAGACGAAAAGTACATGGAATGGATGGATGAAAAGATGTACGACGACTGGCGAGACCAGCGTGATGATCTAATTAAAGAAAAGTGGTTAGAAGAACGTCCATGGGAAGAGCGTATACACGCTGCTCTGGTAGATGGCTTAGATCTATCCGACGAAGAAGCCGACGCTGTTGAAGAACTACACAGTCGTATGGAGAGAAAAGAAATACGCGGCTCAGAAATGACCGAAGAGCAGTTAGAGATGATTACTCATTATAGCGAAGCTCGTGGCATTGCCGAGGATGTACTCAATGAGGATGTTGAACAAACACTAAACAACGAAGATGGCTTTTACGACGAAGTGTTAGATGAGTTCCGTAGTGACTTTTATATGGATGATGACAGCAGTTTCTTTGATGATGTTGGCCTACGGTGGATGAGTGACGTTGCTAACGAATTTAATCTAATGTGGCCGGTTATTACCTATACTGGTAGTAGCAATGAAGGCGGTTGGAATCAAGATGAAGCCGAACGCTTGGCCGATGACTTACATGAGCGTATGGGCGTTAAGACTAAAGTGTCTGGCGGATATCACTCAGCTACTCGGGATGACGAAACTTGGATTTTTGAACCAGACTCAAGTTTAGACTCAGACGATTCAGAAAACATGGCTATGGAGATTGTTAGTCCGCCAATGCCACTGGAACAATGTCTGAAGTTCATGGAAGACTTCTTTACCTGGGCTGAGGACAATGGCGCATACGCTAACAGTTCAACTGGTTTCCATATGGGAGTTAGTTTGCCGCATAGAGGCGGCGATGTTGACTATGTTAAGTTGGCCTTATTCTTAGGCGATGAATATGTGTTAAAAGATTTTGGTCGCTCAAGTAATCACTTCTGCGAAGCTGCAATGAAAAAGATCCGCCAACGTGTTAAAGGCAACGATGAAGCCATTGGCGGTGCATTAGAATTGATGCGTAGTAACTTATTAGAGTTAGCGCAAAAAGCTCTCGAGATCAACAATCATGGGTTTGGCAAGTATACCAGTATCAATCCCAAGGGCGGAGTAGACTCTACACAGCCACACAAACAACGTGGCGCCAAGTATATTGAATTCCGTTCAGCTGGTGGTAGCAACTACTTCGAAGACATTGATAAATTAAAGAATACCCTGCTACGTTATGCACAAGCAATGGTAGTAGCCGGAGATCCTGCTGCATATCGTAACGAATATTACAAGAAGTTATACAAATTAATAGCGCCAACTGGCGACTCGGCATTAAATTTATTTGCTCAGTTTGCCACTGGCGAAATATCAAGTACAGAACTTAAAAAGGCCTGGGCCGACAAACAGTTAGAAAAAGAGCCAACAGGCAATTGGGTCTTATACGATGCCAACGGCAAACGTGTAGAAGGTCAAACCTATAACGGGTATACCAAAAGCGAAGCTTGGGAACGTGCTCATAAAAAGATCAGTCCCGGCGGTAGTATGGAAGGCTTCCAGAAAGAATACCGGTTATTGCCATCAAACTCTGAAACCGGAGATTGGGAAGTCTACGACGTCAACACTGGTGAGACTTTAGAAGTCTTACGTGGATACGAAACACGCGGTCGTGCTGCCGATGCAGTTTATGACAAATACGCTGGACAAGGTATTGGATTTAACTTACGCCCAGTAGAGTCCGATGAGCCAGAACCTGAACTGACCAAACGTGAGCGCCTTGCTAAAAACATTAAAGCGGCTCCCCCAGAAGAAATTAAAAACTGGCGAGTTTACGATACTAAGACTGGCGAAGTACACTACGAACAAGAAGGTCGTAAGAGTAGCTTAGTACAGATAATGCGTAAGTTTGAACGCGACAACAAATTACCACAAGGTCGTCTTGCTATTCAAGAGTTACCTAAAGATCCTGATAAACAAAAACAAGACTGGGACGTTGTTTACACACCAACAGGTCGTGTAATTGATAACATACTCAAAGTTGACAAGGTTGAAGCACAACGATTATTAAAACAAGTAGCCACGCTACATGACTTTGAAAACGCCGACAATTTAGAAATTAGACCAAAAGCATCTAACGATTCAGCTAATGGGGTACAAGACACCAATGTTAATGTAGAACAAAACTTTGCCACACCACCAAGAGGCTTTTTAACACAGCCTCCTGCAACTGGCGACTACTACGAAGTTAAGTCCGGTGATAGAGTTTATGGATATGTAACAACGCAAACTGCTACCGACAATACCAGAAGTGTTCCAATTGAAGTTAAAACGTATATCAATCAATTAACTGGACGTGATGACGCACATTTAGTGTACCGTGCGGGAAATACTCAACCAGCAAATGCTAATGAAAGCATTAAGGTAACCCCAGTACAACCAACACGTCAAGATCCAATGCGTACCAAATACGGAACAGTACCGCGTAAAGACGATCCTGCTCCTGCAACTCAACTGCCTGTTGCCAAGAAAGAAATAAGCAAAGGTCAGTTAGATGCAATGATCAAACAGATACAAATAGCAAGAAAATTAGGTGACAGTAAGCAATGAGAGCTCGCGACTTTGTTAAAAATAATGTAGCCTACCACAATAGGTTAAATCCTATTGCCTGGGACGGCACCGAGTTGCGTACTGAAGTTCGCGAACGTCTATTAGAAATTGCTCAAGTGTTTGAACAATATTTAGAAATTCCCGGATTCAAAGTACATGACATTGTGTTAACCGGAAGCCTGGCCAATTTTAATTATACCAAGTACAGTGATTTTGACCTACACGTTGTTACCGACTATCAAGAGTTACAATGTGATGACGTAGCCGAAGCATTGTATCGTGCTAAAAAAGAAATTTGGAACAACCAGCACGACATCACAATCCGCGGACATGAAGTAGAGTTATATATTGAAGATACTGCCAAGCCTCCTGTGTCAGCTGGTATGTATAGTCTACTCAATAATCAATGGATCAAAGAACCCAGTTACGATCCTCCTTCGGTTGACGATTCTGCGGTAAACGCTAAAGTAGCTGATCTTATTAAACAAATTACTTCGGCAATTGAAACAGCTGATGATCCACAAGATTTAAAACGCATCAAGGACAAGTTACGCAATATGCGTCGATCGGGGTTAGACAGTGAAGGCGAATTTGGTGTAGAAAATTTAGCATTTAAAATCCTACGTAACCAGGGCTATCTTGATCGACTAAATGACGCATATCTAAATCAACAAGATCAAGCATTAAGTTTAGAATCTCACTAAGTTAGTACTCACTAACCTACCAAAGACCCTACTAACAGTAGGGTTTTTCTTTTGGTTGACCATAAAATCCCATTTTGTTATAATATAGTTTGTAAATTACAAATGGAGCATTCTATGTTAGAAAAAGAATTAGAAACTAAATCAGCTGGTTATTATGCCTATGCCGCTTCACGTGATGCTTCAATGAAATCTTTAATTGCCAGTACTCACTATACTGAAGCAGAAAAAATAACAGCCGAACGAGTTAAACTTGGACTTGAACATGTTTATTCTGCTCGTGGTGTTTATATTACATATCGTAAAAAATTCATCAGTATTAAACTGGATCAGCCTCGTGTTCGTGATCGTGTTAATTTACGTTTACTTGAAGAGGAATATGCATCTAAGGGTTATGTTAAGGCATCAACTGAACAGGGTATTACATACCGTATTCCAAAATTATGATATTGGTATTGTTACTGCTAACCTCTGCTTGGATGTTCTTTTATCTCAAGAATAGCGAAACATTTTGGATCGTGGCCTGGCCCGGTACTGTCATGCACGAAACCCTACACTGGACTGTTGGCAAAGTCATGGGTGGTAATCCAACCAAAATCAGTGTATTGCCAGAAAAAGATTCAAGAATAATTGGCTATGTGAACTTTGCCAACATTACCTGGTTTAATTGTGTTCCAATCAGTATGGCACCAATGTTGGGCGTACCGGTTGCTTGGTTGCTGTTTCATTATTTGCAACCCATCGATTTTACCTGGATCGGTGCTGTAAAATTCTGGGTTATTTCGGCTACTTTGGCATCCAGCTGGCCCAGCTCTGTAGACTTTAAATTAAGTGCCAGACACCCCGAAGGATGGCTATTTTGGGGCGGTTTAGCGGTGTTGTTTTTAGGCAACAAATATTATCACTTTTTTGGTTGACCCATAATTCGGTATTTGCTATAATATTACATATAGTTAGAAATTAGGAGCCGAAATGTTTGAAACTTGTGTAGATCAATTAGTTAAGGTAACACTTACTAATGAGCCTGTAAAATGCCAGTGGTTCAATGGTACCTTGTTTGTTTGCACCATTACTGAAACCCAAGCTCGTCAGGTATTTCATCGTTTGAGCGAAAGTTTGGGTCTGGGCAAGGTTCAAATCAATGCCATTGGCGACACCGGCGAATATGCCTTTGATTTTGTTTAAGGAGCGGATATGATTAACATTGTTGACATTCGTAGTGCTATTGTAGCAGGTCAGTTTACCAATGCTGAATTAGATACTATTACCCAGGCAATTACTTTTGCCCGTACTCAGATAGCTCGCAAGAATACCTGTGTATTCCGTAAAGGTGACTCTGTCAAGTTTACATCAAACCGCAATGGTCAAGTTTACCAAGGTACAGTAGACAAGGTTAATATCAAGAACATTTTGGTCCGTACCCACGTTGGTGTGTATCGCGTACCTGCTAATATGTTGGAGAGTGTATAATGGGAACTCGTTCAAGTATTGCTGTCAAACACGGCACTCGTATCAAGGCAGTCTACTGCCACTGGGATGGTTATTTGGACCACAACGGACGCATCTTATTGGCTTTTTATGACTCAACTAAGGCCAATAATTTAGTAGCATTAGGCAACATCAGTTCCTTGGGTGCTGACATTGGTTCGAAGCATTCGTTTGATCAAACCACAGAAGAACGAAACTATTTCAACCTTGGTCCAACCAGTGTCAGTTCGGAAACAACTTTTTATGGTCGCGATCGCGGTGAACTCAACCAAGAGTTTCGATCCTTTGCCAGTGAAGAGGAATGGATTAGCCACATGGATGGATCTGGGTGTGAATACTTCTATCTAATGGATTCTGGAGTTTGGTATGTCAGTGAGTACGGTCGAGATCTGGTACCACTACACGAAGCAATCGAAGAATCGGATCTCGCAACCAAAGTAGAAATCAAGGAGTAATCATGCAACTAATTATTGGAATCATTTTGGGTATTATTATTGCTACCATTGGCGTACAAGGCGTGGCCAATATTGCTCAAACGGGTGTAACCAAAATTCAAGCTGTGGCTAAAGAAGCTGCCAAGTAATTTTGGTAAAAGAATTTCATATTTTAGGTTGACTCTAAATTCGAATCAGTCTATAATATGAAATATGTTGGAGTGTGTCCAGCATTATTTAACTGTAGTTTTTAACTTAAAAATGGAGTGTTTTAAAATGGATAAGCAATTTAAAGTTGGTGGTGTTTCTAAGACTAAGGGTCAATACAAGGTGCGTTTTGCAACTGATATGACTCGTGTTAAAATCTTGGCTAAGACTGATAGCGATATCAATCTTATGGAATTGCCAAAAGCAATGACCAAGCCAGAGTTGGTAACTTTCTTGAAGTCTACTGACTTGTATGCTAATGCTGACTATCGTGCTGCTATTGATGCCGCTGATACTAAGTACAACGGTGTTGGTGTTGTTAAAGCATCTGGTGCTAAGGTTAAGGCTTCTAAGCCTTCCTTGGAAGCAATCAAGGCTCGTGCCGCTTCTAAAGAAGCTGTAGCAGAGTAATAATACTGCTGGGGGATAAAACCCCCAGCAATATTGGTAAGTGTTTGAGACGTAAAGAGGGTATCGTTTGTGGACGCACAGACTCATGAAGGATAGGGCCATCTTACCCTTCTGATAAAACCGTGTCAATGGCTAAGGACTGGAAGCACCGGACTCCAAAATTCGACTCTCAAACATTTTCCAATATTGTATAGGAGTTATTATGCCTAAAATTTTGTTAAAAGAATTACCATACTATGTTGTTTGGCGCATTAAACAGATATTAAAACAACTCAAACTTCAAACTAAATAGTTTTACCATGGATAAGAAAAAGCCAGTTTCTGGATACTACTACTCCGAAAAGGAGTGGGCAAGGTTGGGGTGTGGCGCACTACCACCAGAACGTGATCGTGATCGCGAACATGCTAAAAATCATCAAGAAGCAGCCGCACGTGGTAATCCAAAAATTGATGGCAATATTGTAAAAGGATACAATTAAATGTTTACCGCTTTTGCAGTATTGTTGATAGGAAGTGTATTAATTTACATTATGATTGAAGTCAAAGACTGGATCGACAACGATCAGCAATAAGTAAACTTTCTGAGTAGCTACAATGGAACACCGAAATACTTGTCAATGTCGACCATGAACAAGGACCGGCCATGAAGAGCAGGGCTATCGCGGATTCAAGCGCCACAGAGAGTTTTCTTATTGTTGTAATTCCTTTGTAGTGAAGGCATTGTGGACCCGGGTTCGATTCCCGGCATCTCCACCAGAAAGTGTATTAGCCACTTAATACATAAATGCGGAGTCGTACCGGTACACCTTCCGCGGGTTAGCATAAGGTTCGAAACTTATGTGTTAATACACTTTCTAATGGGGATGACAAGGTTTCGACATGGTGAGATAGCGAACAAGGCAACACGAGAGGTCAACTCGTAAAAAGCAAAAAAACGTAAACGCAAACGACGAACAGTTCGCATTAGCGGCCTAAACACCGCTTAGGGCAGGAAATGCCTCGTAACAGAAACAACCAGCCCCTTCGGGGGCTCCACTTTACAATTTCAATGATCCACTATCAAGTCAACAATAAACAGATTTACAATCCGTATCTTGCTTACTACGAAAGTTTTCAGAGTGGAAAGCCTGTACAGTTTTATTGTCACGATGCAGAATATGATCAGCTGGATTGGACTCAAGAACCTGCAGAATCGTTTGAAACGTTAATGGATCAACACGCACACCGTCTGCGTGACCGATATGAAAGATTAATTTTAGCCTGGTCGGGTGGCACTGATAGTCATACTATATATAATGTTTTCAAACGCAATGGTATACATATTGACGAAATTCTGTACAAAATTGATACCAGTCTTTGGCGTACAACAAATGGTCAGTTAATCCAAGACCCCACCGATCACTTGAATTGGTTAAAGGCAAATCACTGGGATCCAACTACTCGTATCACCAGTTATGATGAGTATACCACGGATCTTAAAGGCATAGATATTCGCAATGACGAATGGATTTTTCAAAATCGCGGAGATCTTGGAAAATATTTTGCTGTAGGCACTGGCGGTGAAGCCACTAAGTTTTTATGCGAACGTAATCATGCCGGGCATCATTGGGGACTTGTAGTTGGGTACGAAAAGCCTTTTGTTTTCAAACGCAACGGGTCATGGTATTCAAGACAAAGTGATGTTTTATTAAATAGTGTGTTGGGTCAGCCCAACGTTGAATCTTTTTTCCTGGAGCCAATGCTACATTTAAAACAAAGTCACCTGGCCAAACGAGTACTGAAACGATTTCAAAATATTGAAAATTCAGAAAACTATGCTACTGTAGTTAACCCAAACGGATTCCCGGGCGGATATAAAATATGGGCTTCGCTATTAGGCCGGCATGATGAGTTGTCCGACGGAATAAGTATCAATGGAAAATTTATTATAACTCATATGAAAGAATTTGCAATAGATTCATCTGTTAATATTGGTGATTTGAATAACCATTATGCCGACCCTTCTCTGTTGGGCAGATTGAAAAAGGATAATAAAATTGCTGTAAACTATGTTAAAGGCCTGTATAATCTTGCAAGCGAACATAGATTTTATGAATTTTTAAATGAAAATTTTTTAGCAGAACCAGGGAAAGTGTTTAAATTAAAAACAACCTGGTCTAAGGAATACAATCTTGGGGAATAAAGTGACACGATCAATCTTATCAGTTGTAATATTTTTACTCAGCAGTATTGCAGTAGCTTCACCAGTGTTCAATGCCAAAGGTGAAAATATTGAAATTATAGTTCCATACGCTGTAGGTGGTGGTACCAGTAATCACGCACACTTGGTAGCCGAAATGTTTAGTGACTATGGGTGGCCAACTGTGGTTATAAATCGCCCAGGCGGCGATGCTGTAATTGGAGCAAATGCGGCAGCACGGGCACAACCTAATGGACGTACCTTAATGGTTGCAGCCACCAGTGCAATGTCAGCCAATGTTGCATTTGGTGCTACTGGCATGGAATACAACGAGCACAGTTTTGTACCAGTTAGTCTTTTAAATCAATTTGGCATGGTACTGGCTGTTCCTGCCGATAGTCCAATTAAAAACTATGAACAATTTAAATTTTATATACGGGCTAACCCAGAAAAATTTAATATTGGATTTCATAATGGCCCGTTGAGTAATATTTTTTATGAGTGGGCCCGCGAAGAAAACCTTCCTCGCCCTAACATTGTTATCTACAAAGGATCGGCTCCAATGGATACTGACCTGGTTGGTGGGCATATTCCTTTTATATGGGATAACTATACTGCGCCATTGATTCCGTTAATTGAAAGTGGTCGGGTTAGAGTAATAGCCACAATGGATTCGGTATCGCTGTCTGCAATTCAACGTATACAGCCCAATGTTGATGTTGCTGATGTTAGTCGACAACATCCTGATTTACGTTTTGGAGTTTATTACGGATTATTTGCTCCAGCCGGAACTCCACCACAAGTTGTGGCCGAAATGAATCGCGTAATAAATCAAAGTGCAAAAACCAGCAAATTCCAAAAAGAAATTGTGACCATGGGTATTAAAAACATCGGGGGTCGCCCAGAGGTATTGGGCAATTTACAACAGCGTGACATACAGACATTAAAAAAATTACCAAAAGAAAATCGTTAAATGAAACAATGGTATGAATACCAGCTGGCAAATCAAGTGGCTCAACCTGAGTTAAATCAGCTTGATTATTTGCCAGTGGCTAATTTATCTCACTTGTGCCCGTTGCTGGAGCCGTTAAAAAATCTCAAAGATAAATCGTATTTCAGAAATTTTTGGAAAGATGCAAATTATGCCGAGCTGGCTGCACTCAACACCGGTGGAGCAGTATCTGAACAGCAGATCTCAGACTGGTTGTTTAACGATCCCGAAACCAAAGAATCTTCGGAAAATACCGGTATCAATTATATAGAAGTACCTGACGGTATCAGAGCTCTTGTAATTGATGATATTGCTCAGCTGGTACAGGCATCACCAGAAGAAATAACTTTAGTAGTCAATTTGCAATTACCCGGTCAATATCTTTCCATGCACGTTGACCGCCTCAAATACGAAGAAAACGGTCTACGTCGTACTGACGATACCAATACTCCCTACAAGCGATTGCTCATGTTCATGGATGACTGGCAACATGGGCAGGCCTTCCAGATTGGCGATAACTTTTTAAAATGGCGGGCCGGTGATGTTTACCAATGGTCATCAGAAAACGTGTATCACGGCAGTTCAAACTTTGGATTCTACGATCGCTATGTACTAAGGATCGATGTTAATTATCCACATGAATGGCGCACGGATGCACAAAAGAATCAAAATAATATAACCCGAGAACAACTATGAAAAAATACTTATTAGTGGCCTTGGCCATACTGTCATGTTCTGCCTATGCTTGGCAACCTGATAAAAATACCCCCATTACAGTAATCACCGGTTACCCAGCAGGATCCAGTAACGAAATTATCTTTAGAAAATTAGCAACCGTTGTTACAGCCAATACTGGAGTAAATTTTATTGTTAAACCTAAACCCGGTGTTGACGGAATCATTGCAATGAATGAATTGTATGATTCAAAACACGATGGATATTCTGTTGCCGTTCCAAGCATACCAACATTGTTTGTTGTTAATGATATTTCAAATAAAAATCTTAAGAAATACTCTTGGGATAGTTTTGCCACACCTATTGTAATAGGACAAACTCCTCTCGCAGTTATTGCCAGTGCAAAAAATCCTGTGACAAATTTTAAACAGTTAACGGATCTTTTAAAAACAACCACACAACCTATTAACATAGGACAAGCCGGCGGCACAATACGTGTAGCATATGAATATTTGATGCACGAAACCAATGGCAATAAAAAAATGGTCAAAGACATTGGCTACAAAAGTTTTCCGCCAGAGATTGCCGACGTGGTTGGGGGACAAATTGATTTTGGTATTACTACATTAAGTAGTGTTTATCAAATAGCAAAAGACGGACGAGTACGAATTCTTGCCATTACCGAAGAATCTTCTAACTCGACTGAGTTTCCAAAAACCTATACCACGCTACCCAACTATAAATTTTCTACCGGATACTTGTTGGCTTTACCGCCTAAAACTGATCTTGAAATTCAGCAATGGTATTCAAGAGAATTTATTCGTGCCATGCGAGATCCTGAATTTCAGCAGTGGGCAACAGATAATTTGATAACTACAGATATTAACTTAACATCAGACATTGCTGTAAAAGCATTTGGAGCACAGATGCGTAAAAAACTGTCTCGAGTTATGACAGAACTAAGAAAAGGAGAAAACTAATGTGGCCGTACTATAAACTTTTACCCGATTTACCGAGACCTCCGCAGAAATTTTTTGATGAGGTGGAAGTAGACGTTAATAATTTGCCAAACCAAACTGACATGCATGAAATCAGATATAGGAATGTTACTCGCGGTAACGAAAAGTTCCTTGCCAGTCCTGCGGTTCGTGTTCCAACAACACCAGAATTTGCACAATGGTTTAAAGAAAACATTGCACCTAACCCCAAGGATGTTAGTATTAACTACAGACATTGTAACAGTGACACTGGTGGGATTCATACCGACACCACAAGAGAATACAGATTAGCATACAATATACTTGACGGTGGTCCCAACTGTGGTGTTATCTATTATCAACAGCACGGGTATCCTTTGATGCGTGAACTTGCAATACAGCACTTAACCTATCACGATGTAACTCCAGTGCATAAATTAGTTGGTCCAAACAATGTTTGGTTTTTAATGGATACAAGAATTCTGCACAGTTGCGAAGGAATTGAAAGTCCTCGAGTACAGTTTGACATTAGCTTTGACACAGAAAGTGTTCCTCAAGAGTGGTTGGTTGACTAATGTTTCATCCCTATAGCGACAAAAATAAATTTGGCTACTATACTGTAGGCAATGTCAATACCTATAGGAAACTTGAAGCGATCGAAATAGGTCGCAAAACCAATCAGCCTGTTAGGTGGAATTTTAATAATGAAGTGTTTTCATCTGTTGATTGGTCTAAAGAACCCGAAGCAAATCTGTTAGAATTGTATCGTCGGCGAGCACAACAAATTCGAGATTCCTACGACTATGTTGTTGTTATGCTAAGTGGCGGTGCTGACAGTACTGCCATGCTCAAGAGTTTCTTAGACAACGGTATATACCCTGATGAAATTTTAAGTGCTCACGAACTCAATGGGGCCAAAGATCCGAATTGGTATTTAACCGGAGAAGTTATAAATTCAGCAATACCTTGGGTACAAAAATATTTAGACACGGGAATTCCTACACGCTATCGAGTGGTAGACACATCAGAGTGGCAATATAACTCTTTGAATAATTTAACAGTCGGAGCAAGAGATGATTCATATTATAATTTTAATAATGTGCATAATCTTGGCATGCTCGGACGCTTTAGATTTAGAGAAAACATAGAAGACTATCGCAAGATCATCGACTCCGGGTGCCGTTTGTGTCTTGTTTGGGGAGAACAAAAACCCCGTATATCCTATGACCGAACACGTCAATGTCATAAATTTTCATTTAGAGAAGCCAGCCTTGACGCTTATGTTGGTCCAATATATCAAGAAGTAGACCAGCCGGGCTACTTTGATGAATTGTTTTTTTCAAGCCCAAACATGCCGGAGATTGTAATAAAACAAGCATACGAGTGTTTAAAGTATCTTAGGAATCCCGAACTATTCCCCGATATTATTAAAGATCAATCAACCTTTCCACGAATAATAAACAATCAAACGCCAGGCCTTGGGTTGACCCCAAACGCTGTAGAATTCAAGGTATGGCATCCATGGCATAGTAGTGTAGAGACTGTAAAAAAGATTCAAAGTTTTTGTTTAACCAAGGACGGATTACATTCAATAATATATCCTCATATAGAGCCTATTACTTACGATCAATTAAAAGGACCAAGATCCGTCGTATACCCCAGAGATGGTTGGTTAGTAAATGCCAATCCAGAAGCAGCTAAAAAATGGTTCCAGGGCTATTATTCTAATGTAGTTGGATTACGCTTAGAACAACATCCAACTACACAAGCTCTTGATGTCATGGGCGGAGAATGGTACCTGAGAAATGATTATTATTTGCCATTTTAAAAAAAGTTGTCAACTTTCTTGCGACCTTGTGCGTTATATATGTACACAGTGAAAATTGTGTATAACCTAAAAGGAAATTAAAATGAAACAACTTATCGCAATCGTAGCATCAGTATTTGCATTATCAGCAATGGCTCAAACAGCACCAGTGGCACCAACTGCACCGGCTAAGGTAGAGAAGAAAGAAGTTGCCAAGCCTGCAAAAAGCGTACCCGCTAAAAAAGAAGCACCTAAAGCTGACACGAAGGCACCTACCACTAAGTAATCACGACGATGACATTATTGTCGATGACGATCAGCCCTTAGGGCGAAATCGGTGGAGTCAACAGTTTGGAAAGATTGTTCATGAAAATCGAGAAGAACTGTCAGATTACATACGTGTAAGGTTATTTTTAGCAAGGGTTAAAGCTCTTCAAAAATACGAAGAAGTCTGGGGATAAACTCCAGACTTTTTTATTTGCCCAAAAAGATTGATTTTTTATTATAATAGTATATAATGACTACTAATAGAGCATAAGTAAAAGTATATCATTGCTCTAACAAAGTAGTCTAACTAATTGCTCTAAAGGATATAAAATGGCTGGTGTTTTTCAATGTTTGAACTGTGGTAGAGATAACCCTGTAAAAGGCGCAAATTATACCAACAAGTATTGTAATAATTTTTGCCAACAACAGCATCGTCGTACTCTGTTAGCAGAAAAACGTATTGCGGAATGGCAGTCAGGTTGCGGACTATACGTGTGGAAAGAAGTTCCAGACTATATTCAAGACTTCCTAATTCAAGAGCGCGGTCATAAGTGCGAAACGTGTGGCATTACAGAATGGCAGGGCGAACCAGCTCCGCTGACCGTAACACAACGAGACAGTGATCCTTATAACAACAAAGAGGATAACTTAGAAGTGATTTGCTATAACTGCAAGTCACAAAAATAATTTCATATTAACTTAAGGAGATGTAACATGAAAACAATCGGTGATAAATTAGAACATTTTGCAGTAACAGGCGTTAAGCCAGGTCAACCAGAAGATGCTTTCTTCACAATTGACGAAACAAGCTTCGAAGGTAAATGGAAGGTAATCGTATTCTATCCTAAGGACTTTACATTTGTATGTCCTACAGAAATTGTAGCATACGACCGACTAAATCAAGACTTTGAAGATCGTGATGCAGTCCTGCTAACTGGTTCAACAGACAATGAGTTCTGCAAACTGGCATGGCAAACGGCACACGCAGATTTGAAGAAAATCACTCACAATCAGTTTGCCGATACACAGCGTGGTGAGTTGAGTTTAGCAGAGCAGTTGGGTGTATTCTATGCTCCAGCAGGTGCGGCACTTCGTGCTACATTCATTGTAGATCCAGACAACACAATCCAACACGTTACTGTAAACAACTTGGACGTAGGTCGTAGCCCAGAAGAAACTCTACGTATTTTAGATGCTCTTCAAACTGGCGAACTATGTGCTTGTAATCGTACAGTAGGCGGAGAAACACTATAATGGCATTCAACGACACTATCAAAGGTGCGTTGCCGGACTACGCAAAGGACACCAAGTTAAATCTTGATGCGGTCCTATTGCGTAGTACATTGGATGCAGATGTGGCTATGGGGTGTGCTGTGGCTGCATTGGCCGCAACCGGCAACGGTAAAGTACTAAGTATCTTGTTAGCAGATGCGCCAGTACACGCAGAGTCAGCGATGACTGCCGCAAGTATCATGGCACAGAACAATGTATGGTATCCATATGTTGAAATGGCTGATGACGAAAGCCTAAAAGGCCTTCCAGCTCAGTTACGCATGAATGCTATTGCTAATCATGGCGGCACAACTAAGAGCAACTTTGAAGCATTTAGTTTGGCCGCAAGTATTGTTGGCAAGTGTCACTTCTGCGTTAAGGCGCACTACGAAACACTCAAGGCGGAAGGCTATACTGTAGAAAACCTACGCGATATTGGGCGAATTGCTGCAGTAATGAATTCAGTGGCAAAAGTACTGAATAGCTAATCTGTTGTATTTTCGCAACACTAAAAAGCCCCGTGTTTGGGGCTTTTTTACGGGGTTTTATTTCGGTTGACCCATAATTCGGTATTTGCTATAATATTACATATAGTTAGAAATTAGGAGCTAAAATGAAATTAGAAATTGGAAACAGTATTACTTGGGTTAGTGCCGCTGGTAAATTGCATGGTACAATTAAGAACATTGTTTTGGCTAAAAACGCCGCCGATAAAGTTGTGCCTTGGATTGATATTGTCTATGGCGATAACCGTGGTACTCGTTTATGTGCTACCGACAGCAATCTCAAAATGATGAAGGTTGCCTACGATACCGAGGAAATGGTTGAGCGTGTCAATTTGATGACTGGCAAAAAATATATGGAAAAGAAAGGCACTCCTTTGTTTATGTCGCCAAGTTCGGAAACTTATTGGTCAATGTAAGATTTTGGTTGACCCAAAATTCATCTTTTGCTATAATATTACATATAGTTAAACTTTAGGAGCTCGCAATGACAACAGAAATTAATAACATCATTCAAGTAAACACTATCGTAAACGAAGCTAAACAGGCCGCTCGCGAAGCCGCTGAAAAGTTCTTCCAAGAAAAATTAGGTGGTAAAGATCAGTACTCATGTGGTTTTGCCTGGGTTGATATCTACGGTGTCAAAGGCAATACTCGATTGGGCAAAGCATTCAAGGCCGCTGGTATTCGCAAGTCTTATACTGGCAGTTATCAAATTTGGAATCCAGCAGGCTTAGGTGTACAGAACATTGACACCCTTGAAGCAGGTGCAGAAGCGGCTGCCAAGGTTTTTGAGAAGTATGGTTTCCGTGCATACGCAGGATCACGTTTAGACTAATATGAAGTTATTTGTAGAAACAACCAAGTGGGCTGGTGACTTTCCTAACCATGCATACTATCTAAGCGACGACAAGAGCAAGATGTATGCATACGTTAAGGAAAATACTCAAGAGGTCATTACGTTCAAAAAGCCCTATCGATTTGATGCACGTCATCGTACCTTTTTGGTAGTACCCAAAAACGTGTTTGGTTATACCAAACCCGAAGAGGACAAAAAGGTTGAATCCTGGGAAGTTGAGGGTTCTAAAGGCACAAAATATCTTGTAGAGAAAATAGAAGGTGTGTTAAAATGTAGTTGTCCGGGATTCACATATCGTGGAGACTGTAGACATATTAAAGAGGTAAAATAATGGAAAAACTTTGGGTTTCGTTTGGTGCATTACTGGCTATTGTAGGTTTGGTGATAGCACTTGGTCTTATTACCAGCTTTCCTGTCATGTTGCTATGGAACGGCTGTTTAGTAGATGCTGTAGCGGGCATACGTGAAATTACCTGGCTACAGGCCTGGGGATTGACAGTACTGTGTGGCATCTTGTTTAAAACTACAGTAACAACCAAAGACTAAGGAGCGTCTATGCCAAATTGGTGCGGTAATACCTTAACATTAACTCACAGTGATCCTGAGATGATTCGGCGTGCCAAGGCCGCTTTTGCCAATGGTGAGTTTCTCAATGAGTTTGTTCCTGTGCCCAAGGACCTGCAGATTGTAGCAGGCACCGTTGGTGATCCAGACGAGCAAGCTCGCCTTGAAGCACAAGAAAAGTACAATCGTGCTACACATGGTTATGCCAATTGGTATGACTTCTGTGTTAATGAGTGGGGTACTAAGTGGGACGTGGGCGATGGCAACGGAATTCAGACCTGGGATGATCACGAACTTGTTGTTTACTTTGACTCGGCTTGGTCGCCACCTATTCGAGCTTATGAAAAATTAGAAGACCTGGGTTTTACAGTTTACGCTACTTACTACGAACCTGGAATGTCCTATGCTGGCATTTATGACGAACACGGTGATACCTACTATGATCTGTCGGACATGGATTCAGGAGATGTACAACAGCAGTTGCCACAGGAACTTGATGACGCATTTGGTATTTCGGAGTCAATGGCCGAGTACGAAGCTGAAAACGAAGACGAAGTTACCACCTGGTATAAAGAGGGTGTAGAAGAAACAGGTCTTACACCGCACGAAAAACCCAATGCTAAATGATATTTGTTGGGTGCCTTTTGTAGGATTTGCTTTAGCCATGTTGCTATTTTTTGGATTTTTTGTTACAATGTTTATAGCAGGTATTATAGATCTGTACCATGAGCGTAAGAATCGGGTATGGAATGAATTGAAACGTAACCCGAACGACATACGTCGACCAGCAGCAAAGTAAGGAAAATATGTTAAAACCTTGGGAAGTAATTAGAGAATTAGAAACAGATAATAGTCGCTTGTTCAAAGAGGCTGTGATTCTTCGTGAAGCCACAGCAGGCAACGATGAATTTTTTCGAGGTATTCGTTATGCTTTGGATTCAATGATTACCTTTGGTGTTCGACAAGTTGAAGAAAAGACTGGTGTTGGTCGAGGATTAAATCCCGATACGTTTTGGCGTACTGTTGAGCAGTTAGCACGTCGCGAACTCACAGGCACAGCCGCACAAGTTGCTATTAATCATATGCGTATGAATGCACAAGAAGAAGAATGGAATGGATGGTACCGCCGTATTCTTATCAAAGACCTACGCTGTGGAGTTAGTGAAAAGACTGTTAATAAACAAGTAGAAAAAGTCAATGACCAGTACATTGTGCCGGTGTTTAGTTGCCAGCTGGCCCACGATAGTGCTAATCATGAAACAAAGGTTAGTGGTAAAAAACTTATTGAAGTTAAATTAGATGGTGTTCGTGTTATTACTATTGTCTATCCGAGTGGTCATGTAGACCAGTACAGTCGTAACGGAAAAGAACTGGTAAATTTTCCGCATATAGTAAAACAATTTGTTAAACACGCCAAACTATTACGTGAGCCCATGGTGTTCGATGGCGAAGTTATGTCAAGCAGTTTTCAAGACTTAATGAAACAGGTGCATCGTAAAAGTGATGTTGAAAGTTCAGATGCTGTATTAAACTTGTTTGACATGATTACTTTAGATGAATTTAGAGCTGGTGCAAGCGTAGTCAACCAAGCGACTCGTAGTCAACGACTCAGTGGGTGGTTGACTCCTCTCAAAGAGCACATGCCTAATGTTACCATGGTTGGACAAGAATTAGTAGACTTAGGAACCGACGAAGGACAAGCACGTTTTCGAGAAATTAATAGTCAGGCAGTTGCTGGTGGCTATGAAGGTATCATGATTAAGGATCCAGCAGCTGGTTATGAATGTAAGCGTAGTGTTGCTTGGTTAAAACTCAAACCCTTTATTGAAGTTAGTTTAACAGTAGTAGCATTAGAAGAAGGTACAGGAAAAAATGCAGGAAAACTTGGTGCTTTGGTGTGCGAAGGCAACGATGATGGTAAATTTATTCGGGTCAACGTTGGTAGTGGCCTTACAGATGCCCTTCGTGAAGATATATGGTCTGACCAAACGGCTGTTATGGGACAGGTGGTTGAGATCCGAGCAGATGCGGCGACTCGGAATCAAGATAGCGAGGACACGTATTCCCTCCGGTTCCCTCGCTTTTTACGCTTCCGCGGATTCGAAGCTGGTACAAAGATTTAAGGAGATGTCAATGACCGAAGAGGATATTAAAAATGTAATGTATGGTAGCATCAGAGAATTGATGCGTAACCGCAAATATTATTATTCGGGTTACCATAGTCATTTTACCGAAGAAGGTAAAGCAGTAATTAATGATATGTTAGACATGTACGGAGAAAAGATTCAATCGGCAGTTAAAACCGAAGACGAACAACGTGCCAAAGACATGGTGTTTAACTCACTCAAACAGGAAACAAAATGACCCAAAAATTTGAAATAGATTGGGACACAGCCGATCGTATTACAGCACAGGCCCTGCGTAGCCATTATGCTATGACTAAAGAATCTTTAGAAAAACATTTGGCAGATCCTGACAATAACTGGATGCACGTAGAAGATGTAGGCCGTTACACAAAGTTAATTCGATCAATGAAAGACGTATTGGAATATTATGGCGAAACAAACCTGGACTAAAACTGTCGAAGTAGATCCTGATACCGGTGACTACTATATTGACGTTAAGGAAGCCTGCGAACATTTAGGATGGCAGGCCGGCGATGTTGTTGAGTGGACCGATAACAAAGATGGTACTTGGACCATAACGAAAAAAGAAATTCAAAAAGATTGACACAGTAGTTAAACTATCATATAATGAACAAATAAACGGGTGAAATTATGGCAAATACCAAACCAGAAGTAACAGCAGAAGAACTAATTGAAATTATCAAATTCACACCTCGCACTTACAAGATTAGTATGTGGGGCTATGGTGGCGAAAAAGTCATGGGCACAGTACCTCGAGACTCTTGGGACTACTGTATGGAACACCAAGTTGACTTGTCGGACATTGCCTGGTCGGACGAAGATACTGTTAGAGATGACATGGGACTTGACCCAGAACGGTTACCATTTCCTCCTGGATCCTGGTACGAGTGTGATGATTTAGCACATGTTAATGGTGTAAGTCGCACAGCAGGTACACTACAGATTGAAGATGAAAATGATGAAGTAGTATACGAAAGATCATTAGATGACATTACAGGTTCTGCAGATGACGAACCCGAATGGTGTTGCAATGACGAAGTTTGGATCGGTCAAGAAGAAGCAGGCAAGGTTGTATTTGTTGGATCCAGTAACGAAAAAGGCACATTCTTTGAAGGTGAAATTGAACTCACACAACCGTTTGATATTACTAAATTAACACTTAGCTACGATGAAGTAGATGGTGAAGAAATCGTCAACGGAGTTCAATATGATGGTGAAGACATTGACAACTGGGGTGGTAGTACTGATGGTAAGAGTTCAGACTTTACCATGGCCCTGGTTGGCGAAGATGGTGAATGGGAACGTTACGAGCCAGAAGATAAAGATTGGGGTCATCCCGAATATGGCACAAGCCCAGAGTCCTGGGAACGGACTGTGGACTTCGACTTTGCTAAACAAAAGCCTACGATTCCTGGATACTACAATGCTACTTGGAGCCACTTTGGTACTACTTACGGTAGCTTATATTGGGACGGCGAAAACTTTGGCGAGTGGGAATACGGTAAGTTCAATGCTATCAGTGGTGTAAAAACTTGGTCAGGGTTTAACTGGGATACCAGTTCGTGGGCCAATCGTCCGCCAGAGCCACCTGATGTTATTTGTGACAACAAAAAGTGTGGCTGGGTAGGTGCAAGTTCAGATCGAGTTACAGATGATGAATTTAATGATCATTGCCCTGAGTGTAATGGTACAGAATTTTCGTGGATTGACTACGACGCTAATACTAAAGTGGGTCGTAAGAATCGTGAAAAGTATTGCCGCACTCATGGCGATGTTGCAGACTTAGAAGCCGCACTGGAAGAACTTAAAGCGGAATTCGAAGCACTCTGTGAAGAAGAACCTGAAGCACAATGTGAGTGTGTACAATGTTCATGGAAGGGTTTCATTGAAGACTTAGCCTACCCAGATGATGGTAAAGGTGATGGTGTGTGTCCTGCTTGTGGTGAACCAGTAGAGTTGTTGTGACAGCACTGGCTGTAACTAATTGGTTTAATCGTAGATACAAGCCACGATACGATGGCTTGTACGAAGTACGTACCGAGCATTGGCCATGGCCATTCTTTTGTGAATGGAACCAGACTCACAAATGGAACTCACCGGTGAAAATCAAACAGTGGCGTGGGTTAGCAAAGGAATCAAAATGAAAGATAAATTGATTTTTGTATCAGTATTTTTGTCTATTGCAGTAATGTCGACTATTTTTGCTTTGGTATTGCCCAAGCATGGTGAAGTAGTGTATAATTGTAGCATCGCAGAAATTAGCCCCGACATTCCGGTTGAGGTTAAAGAACAATGTCGTAAACTTAGAATGGAACAGGTAAAATAATGGGATATGATCCACGTGCAGTAAAAGTACCAAAGTCGGTTAAACGATTAGCCGCAACAATCACAGATAAAAGTCAGCGTCGTAGTCTTATTAAAAGCTATGCCAATGCTATCCGTGTAAATCAAAGCTATCGCCCAAGCAAGGCCACTAAAGCTGAGTAATGGGCCGTGTATTTGAACGTGCCGAAGCTTACTTAGATCAACTTGTTCCCTATGGAGAATTTGTTGAAATAGGCACCAGTCGCAATGGCGATGATGGCAGTACTCGTACTATTTCCCAATGGCCAAGCCACTCACACTTATTCACAGTGGATATAGATCCCGCAAACTGTGAATTGGTCCAAGGCTGGAATTTGCCCAACACCACAGTGATCAATTCTACTGGCGAAGATTATCTCCGTCATAGAATTTATGGTATGCGTCCCATTACACTCTTGTATTTGGATAACTTTGATTGGGATTGGCATCCAGAACACACAGAAAGTTTCGTTCAAGAACAACAACAACGATACCAAGAACTTGGTCTTACTATGACCAATGTCAACAGCCAAGCGGCGCATTTACAACAGATGATATGGGCATTACCCCATATGGCAGAAACATCACTTGTGATCTGCGACGATACATGGTATAATAAATGGTGGGGACACTACAGTGGCAAAAGTGGTGCTGTAGTTCCTTACTTGATATCACAAGGGTTTCAAGTTCTTTATACCGAAGAACAACCCGTTTATGGAACCATCTTAGGAAGAAACATCAAATGAACATTACAGAATTAGCTACAGCAGAAGAACGTAACCAGTATCTACGCAACTTACTCTGGACAAATGATTGCGAAATTACTTTTACCAAAGTCAACGGCGAGTTGCGTACCATGCCTTGTACACTAAGAGCCGAAGCCATGCCCAAGCGTGAAGCAGATACTCTACACGAAACTCGTTTGTATAAACCCGAAACTCTCAGCGTGTTCTGCTTAGATAAAAACGAGTGGCGTAGTTTTCGTGTTATGAATGTAACTGAGGTTCGCGTGTTGTAGTATGGAATACGATATGTATCAAGACATGCAGGACTCAACTTGGTTCAAACATAAAGTCCGAACCAGTGATAGCTATGCCCAAAACTTATATGCCGCATTGTGCAATATGCAATGGCAAAAGTTAGATGTAATGCCGATACTTAAAGATGAGTATTGGCATTGTAGTTGGCGTAGTGCTGGCGGTATTGTTGCTGACCTGCGATGCGAGGGCGACTATATGGATTGGTATTGTAGTGGTATACAGGATTTTGGCACTGATGAAGCCGATCCCAGATTCAATGGTGGCGGGCATGTGGCCGAAGGCCATGTGACCGAGGAGATCAAGCATGACCTTGGTTTGCTTGGATGGAAACCCGTGCCATATGAAAAGGACGAATAGTCAACTGAAATGGTTAAACTAATCGTTGCAATATTCCAAAAGTTAGTGCATAATAACATCAGCTGACAAATTTCAGCAAATATTAAGGAGAATTAAATGTTTAATTTAGAAACTAAAACTGGTAAGGCTTTTAAAGCATTGGTACTCGAAGGTCAAACTTTGACTGCCTCAGAAGCACGTAAGCGTTTTGGCATTGGCAATTTAAGTGCTGAAGTATCACGTATCCGTCAAAGCGGTTTTGCTATCCATGCAAATGGTCGTAAAGCTGGCAATGGCGTTCATGTTACTGAGTATGTACATGGCAAGCCAAGCCGTAAGGTAATTGCTGCTGGTTACAAAGCATTGGCAGCTGGCTTAGTTTAATCTAAACCAGTCTTACCCAAAAGCACCGTTCGCGGTGCTTTTTTCTTGGTTGTAGTAAATATGTAATATATGCCAAGAAAAGTGTTTAATTTAGAACGCGATTTACGCAGTACGGATTGGATTATTTCAAAAGTCCGTGCCCATGAGATCTACGCTCAAAATTTATACGCCGCACTATGTAACAATGCCTATGCTCCAAGCGATGTTTGGGGTTTACTAAGCAATATTACCTGGGACTGTACTTGGCGATATGCGGCTACCTTGGTCTCGGACATTCGCGAAGACGAAAGCTACATAGATTGGTACTGTTCAGGTACCGGTTTTAAAGGTACAGACTTTACTGGTTTTGTAGAAGAAAGTTATGTTACCGAAGAAATAGAAAAGGATTTCAACACTATTGGATGGTTGCTAACAACCAGAAGATATTACGAGTTTCCGGGTTAACTATGGATTATAGTAGCCGTTAACGAAATAATTTTTTTATTTCGTCTGGGCTAAATAAATTTGTAGTTCAAATTATTGACATATATATTTTAGTATGTTAATATCAACCAGTAATTAACACATTACTAACTTTACGAAAATAACATTGAAGATAGTATGATACTATCGAATATGCGAAAATAACATTTAAAAAGGAATTAAACAATGAAGAAGTTATTACTTGCTCTTGGCTTAACCATGTCTATTGGTTTCGCGCAAGCTCAATCAAATGTTACCGTATACGGTATCTTGGACGTAGGATATGTTGGTAGTAGTCAACAACTTACTTCCACAGCAGGACAAGCCGCTACTAAAACCACAATCAATCAGTTTGGTCAATCAGCAGAACAAACTTCACGCTTTGGTTTTAAAGGCAACGAAGACCTTGGTGGTGGCACCAGTGCGTTCTTTACAACTGAGTTTCAGTTATATCCAGAAGACAATAATCTCTCTGGTAGTACAAATTCAGGTTTGTTGAACCGTCAAACTTTTGTTGGACTTAAACAAACAGGCATTGGCTCTTTTGCTGTTGGCCGTCAATATACTCCATTGTTTAATGCTGCGGCAGTGACAAGTCCTGGTGGATACAACAACGTTGTTGGTGACGTAGTTTATCTGGCCAGTGGTTCAGGTGCTGCAGGTACAAGTACAGCAACAACTATCACAGGTCAAGAAAACGGTCTTGGTTTTACCAACCGTGCTAACAATGCTATTACATTCCAAACAGATACTTTCAAAGGTTTTTCTGCTAACGGTATGTATCAGCTAAACAACAAGAACACAACACAGACTGGTGCAGCCGCTGGTGGCGAAACTAATCAATATGGTTATGGCTTGGCAGTTACTTATGTCTACGACAAATTGTTAATCAATGCCGCTAAACAATCATTCACACAATACACAACAGGTACAGCTGCATCATTCACTGATGTGAATACTGCTTCTTTTGTAAGTATCAAAGACAGTCAAAACTATGCTGGTGCTACTTATGACTTTGGTATTTTAAAAGCCTATGCTCAATATGTTAGCCGTACTTTAACATCTACTTTAGATGGTAGTCAGTTTGGTAAACGTACAGCACAACAAATTGGTGTTCGTGGTTACTTTACACCAAAGATTGAAGGCTGGGCAAGCGTTGGTAACGGTAAATGGGACCAATACGGTTCAAATGCTGGTAGCGTTCCATTCACAGCTTATCAACTTGGTACTAACTACTGGTTAAGCAAGCGTACTAACTTGTATGCAATCTTTGGTAGTACACAATCGTCTGGCAATGCAGCAACTACTGCTGGTGCAGACAGTTCAAAAGATATGTATGCCGTAGGTATGCGTCATACTTTCTAATTTAATTTAGATTAAACACTAAACCCACTTAGGTGGGTTTTTTGTTGACTTTGTTTTTTCAAGAGTTTATAATCATTGAATGTCATATATTCCCACAACTTTTCCTGCAAACGTAACAGTACCAAACGGCGGAACCAGTCATTCATTATACGGTGCCGTCCCACCAACTGGTAACGTAACCCTAACTGCCGGTACAGGTGTTACAAATTGGGCTACTACCGCCAGTTACAATTACAATACTGCCATAGCCGAACTTGGTGACAAAGGCGGGTCGGGTAAACTCATACTCAAAGGACCAGATGCCGATATTGAAATGAATGGTAAAAGTTTAGGCGAAGCTATAACAGCAATCGAAGAAGCATTACTAATTCCGGGCAGACTGAATCGAAATACCGAACTTGAAAAGGAATTTGCTGATCTTAAAGCCTTGGGCGAACAATATGTAGCAATGGAAAAGAAGTATCAAGAACAAAAACGGGTATGGGACATACTCAAAAAGCAAGACCAGTAATTGCTTTTCGTGCTATAATAGTCTATGGACTCTAAATCAAATTGCGTAGTACTTAATACATTTCACCTTAAACCTAATCAAATTGAAAACATCATACACTGGTGTAATCAACATTTTGGATCAGATAAATGGAACTTTATAACAAACTTCCCCAGTTACCATTGGAGGTTCTATTTACCCGACTCGCGATCAGAAACATTATTTAGATTAAAATGGAGTGGAAATGCCAATAACAATTAGAGTAGATTGGGACACCAAGCGAAGTACAGGTCAAGAGTGGAATGAACTATTAGCCTGGACCGTTGAAACCTATGGCTTGCCCGGGGAACGTGTTAGTTTTCATCCCACACATGATTGGATGGACTTTACATTTGATGATGAAAAAGATGCTCTTATGTTTCAGCTAAAAACAGGCGGACACCAACGTACCAAACAAGAATACACAATAGAATTTGTAAACGGGATAATCAATGGTTAGAGAAGGTATATTGGTTAAAGAAATACTCATGGGCGACTGTGATGATCCTTACCTGTATGCGGCTTTTCCTATACACGAATGGGAAAAGACTGAAGAGTGTGCCTACATTAAAAAAAATTTAGACGAAGGCGACGAACTTGTATTTTTTGTCGACAATGATACATCACATTGGGGTTTTATAGTTCGCATATATGCCCCTTTAAAAGGCGAAGCTCTGACATTTTATCGTTTGAAGTATATGGGAGTAAATCAACATGTACGTATGGGATGAGGAGAGTCGCAAAAAGTTTGAGCCAACGCAGGACATGCTCAGTCGATGCCATCGAGTCTTAATCGGCGATCCTGCGTTTCGTATGTGGCAAATGAAACGTTGGTGTCGCGAACAAGATTTAAGTTTGTTATGGTCCGAGATAATAGAAACAGCCGATGTTAGTATAGAGTTTGATCACGTGGCGGCCTTTTACTTTATCGATGCTAAGGATGCTACTTTGTTTAGTTTAAAATATCGATGACAAAAGTTGAATTATGGCCGCCGCCTGCTTGGACAGAAGTTATAATTCTGTGGAAGGATATTACAGAAGGGCCACGCTATCCAATTAAAGAGATACTTGAATGGCTCAGTAGTCATCCAGGTGGCCGATATCATGTACACGGATATAAAAGTACTGAAGGGTTTGCTTTTAGATTTGAAAGCGAAAATGATGCAACATTATTTAGATTGAGATGGGAATGATAGATTACTATTACGAAATTCGGCCTGATGTGACAGTATTTGGTTGTAGTGTACGCTACCTTGCACGTTACGAGTTTCATCCTGGTGAAGCAAGTCGCGGTGAATTTAAGTTGCACGACGAAGCTCTAAGGAATAGTCATCGTGTATGGATGCAAAATCGCAATGGCACATTTTTAGTACAAGAGCGTGGCAGAGATGTACTACGGCCTATTGCTGAACGAGAGTTTGCCTGGATTAAACTACAAGCTCGGGACATTGAACAGTTATGAATCCCTATCAGTATCGGATAACCCGGGAGCAATACGAAGAGTTTCTTAAGGACTTGGTGTGGACACGTCTTAAGGCGCCCGACTACCGTTTTGGACAAGCATTCCTTAACTACTTTCCCGAGATCAGTAAGATTATGCGTGAAGATGGAGACCTGGGCACCCAAAGTGAATATGTATTGTACAATGAAGAATGGGAACCAACGGCACGTATGCGATGTGAGCAGTGGGTGGAGAAATGACTGTAGCTTATAAAGTAGCCGCTGGTTTCGCTGGTAAACGCAGAAGTGCCAGCTCACGATTTGAGGAGCCGGTAAAGAATCCTTGGGAGCCATATCAGCTAAAGATATTTCCTAAAAAAATTAATGATCGTTGGTATGCGCCAGGAGACATGGTCTATCGTCGATTTGTATCCAGTCCCGGTGGTGGTTACTGGCAGTATGGTGACGATTTTGACTATTTAAAGTGGCGCTCGTGATCAATTGGTCTTGGTTAATTGCTCGTTTTATTTCGGCCCTGGGATCATGGTTAGATGCCAGCAACCTAAGAAATCGTGTATATAAACTTGAACAAGAGAAGGAAATCATGTATACTGCATTAGAGGATGTACGACGCATGGACCCAGAAGGGCGCATTGGCTGGTATGCCAAATCAGTATTGGATAATATAGATGGGAAATAAACAATTACTAATCGGAGTTACATTTATAGCAATCTCACTGGCCTTTGGCTTGGGAGGATTTGCCTATACTGTCGGAACTCCAGACGATGCAGGGCCCGGGTTCTTTCCCTTGGTAGTCAGCGTGTCGTTGGGACTTCTTGGCGTATGTTCAGTTATTAAAAGTTTTTTTAACAGAGACACAGTAACATTAAAATTAAGAAACCTTGCAATAATTACCGCTTCATTATTGGCCTTTGCTGTTGCAACAGAATATATTAACATTGTTGTTGGTATTGTATTGTTGGTAATTACATCATCGTTTGCCAGTGAAAAATATTCAATAAAAAATGTTGTATTGATTTCTGCAGGATTAGTTGTAGTTGCATATCTATTTAAATATCTTTTAGGGCTAAATTTACCACTATGATAGACACACTAAATTATCTTGTAATGGGATTTGGCCATGCCCTTACTGTTCAAAATTTACTTTATTGCGCCATTGGGTGTTTCATCGGAACGTTAATAGGGCTACTACCTGGTCTTGGACCAATTTCTACTATTAGCCTATTATTGCCACTGACTTATACCATGCCCACTACAGGTGCTCTCATTATGCTTGCCGGCATTTACTATGGCGCACAGTATGGAGATAGCGTCAGTGCTATTACTATGAAGATTCCCCACGCATCAAGCATAGTTGCCTGTATAGATGGATATCAAATGCATCTCAATGGGCAAACAGGCCTGGCTTTGTTTACTGCCGGTGTTAGTAGTTTTATAGGCGGGACAGTTGCTGCTGTAGTAATTGTATTTTTTGCACCTGTATTGGGAGAAATGTCATTCTTATTTGGCCCAAATGAATACTGTATGCTGATGCTGTTGGGCTTTGTCTGCGTTAGTTTGATTACCACAGGAAGTCTGCTTAATGGACTTGGTATGGTGTCTATAGGAATATTAGTCGGCATGGTTGGTACAGATGTCAACAGTGGTGTGACTCGTTACGCCATGGGCTTACCATTCTTAATGGACGGAATAGGAATCATCAGCGTAGCAATAGGTAGCTTTGGCCTGGCTGAAATAATTAAAAATTTAGACAATCGAGATGAACGTACACCCTTTACAGGCAATATCAAATTGATTCCAACCTGGGCAGAGTTTAAACGTATCATACCTTCGGCATTGCGTGGTAGCGTTGTTGGTAGTTTCTTGGGATTATTACCTGGAGGTGGCCCGACTATTGCTCAGTACGGTGCTTATGCTGTAGACAAAAAGTTTAGTCGATATCGAGATGAAATGGGCAAGGGTGCAATAGAAGGAGTTGCCGGACAGGCCGCTGCAGATGAAGCCGCAGCTCGTACAAGTTTTATTCCTTTATTATCAATTGGCATTCCTGAAAATGCTGTTATGGCCTTGATGTTAGGTGCGTTAATGATCAAAGGCATCACACCAGGTCCGCAGATGATTACCAAACACTCAGAAGTGTTTTGGGGTCTGATTGCTTCCATGTGGATTGGCAATGTGTTCTTGTTGATATTAAACGTGCCACTGGTCAAATACTGGTTAAGTATTTTTAAGATTCCTTATAGTGTACTTTTTCCTTGTATTTTATTCTTTTGTTGCTTAGGTACATTCAGTGGCAATAACAATATCAGCGACATCTATACTACGGCTATATTTGGTATCATGGGCTATTGGTTTTTAAAATTGGGACTTGAAGCGGCTCCGCTGATGTTGGGCTATATTTTAGGACCCATGCTGGAAGAACACTTTAGACGTGCTATGATGATCAGCAGGGGTAGCTTCAGCCCGTTTTGGGAACGCCCAATTAGCTGTACTATGTTGATTTTAATAGGATTTTTTATTGTTTATAGCCTATATTCCTGGTTGACCAATAAAGGAAGAAGTGCTATAATAAAAGTGTAGTAAAAGATTAACTTAACTTCGGAAAGTAAAATATGGTAAAATTAAATAAGTATGTAGTAAAAGCAACAATTCAAACTGCGGCATTCTTTGCTGTAGCGGTTACAATATCATCCGTGACCGCTTTGATATTAGAATATCTTCAACCCACAGGAACCCAAATTTTGGGAACCTTGGCTATTGTGGCCATGTTGTTTTGCATCTATAATATGATCAAAATACAAGCTGGTATTTTAGAATCACGAGACAAATTAAATAAACAAATCGACAAAGTAGTAAAATGAAAATCTATATCTCTAACTATCGCAATCATTGGCTGTCACCCTATACAATCCTAAAGACTGTATGTTTTTGGGAACGGGACGAGGACGTATTTTACAACCACGAAGATAAACCCGGACACAAATATGATCGCTGGGTTGAACTTTTAGATCCCGTCTGTGGTGCATTACGCAAGTTTCTTGACCTTGTACACCCCAGGATTAACTATATTAAAATTGATCGTTATGACACTTGGTCAATGGATCATACACTAAGTCCCATTATCTTGCCTATGCTTCGACAGTTGCGTGATACCAAACACGGTGCTCCGCATGTCGATGACGAAGATGTTCCAGACTTGCTAAAGTCCACTTCAGCACCGCCCAAAGAAAATGATTGGGACACAGATGACAATTGGTTTAAGCGTTGGGATTATGTACTCAACGAAATGATCTTTGCATTTGAACATAAGGTAGACGATTCGTGGGAAGATGCATTCCGTACAGGTAAAATGAGTCACAAAACAGTTGCCTGTGAATGGGACGAGAACGGTAAAGCTACGATGTACCAGTGGGAAGAACTACCGGACCATACTTACAAATATGACTATGATGGTGCTAACAAAGTACACGAACGTATTCAAAACGGCTTTTGCTTGTTTGGAAAATATTATCAAAACTTGTGGGATTAACAATGCGTATTAACTTAATGTCAGACTTGCATCTTGAATTTGCGGACCTTACATTGCCCGGCGGTGATGTACTAATCTTGTCTGGTGACTTATGCGAAGCTAAAAATATTAAAAAAGAACTTTACAATCGAGATATGGTTTTACTTGAGCACGAACAACAAGATCGTAGACCGGATCGCTGGTTCCGTTTCTTAGAAGAAGAGTGTAGCAAGTACCGAGAAGTCGTTTATGTAATGGGCAACCATGAACACTATGGCTTTCAGTTTCAGAAAACCTATGCCCATATTGCCAGTCAGTTGCCCGACAATGTACACCTGTTGGAAAATCAAACTTATACAGTCGAGGATGTGACCTTTGTAGGTGCTACCTTATGGACTGATATGAACAAGCAGGATCCCTTGACTATGTATCATATGCAACAGGCAATGAATGATTATCGTCAAGTTACCATGTTTAACGAAGCCAAATCAGTTTACCATCGTTTGACTCCAGAACGTACTGTAGAGGATCATTACCGATCTAAAAACTTTATTCGCGAAACAGTAGAAAATAAGTTTGATCAAAAGTTTGTTGTTGTTACACACCATGCACCCAGCAAGGCCAGCGTCAAGCCACGCTATGCCGATGATCATTTAATGAATGGCGCCTACAGTTCAGACCTAAGCGAATTTATTTTGGCTAACCCGCAGATCAAAGCATGGACTCACGGGCACACGCACGATCTGTTTGATTACATGGTTGGATCAACACGTATTATGTGTAACCCACGTGGTTATAAATATTATGAGGAACGTGCCGAAGAATTTGACCCCAGCTTTGGATTTGATATTTAATGACACAAGCTCATCTAACTACGCGAGACAATTCAAAAATTCAAATTGAATTTCTTGATAATCCGTTTGTGGATGAGTTTGTTGCTCACCTTAAAATCATAAAAGATCTTTTTAAATTGTCCAGTCGCCCACAAACTATTCCTCCGGCGCATTGCCAGTCATGGGGGTCAACTCGAGTTGAACGATGCCAGCAAGACATTGTTGATGCTGTTAATAGATTAAACACCCTGGGATTGAAATTTCCTATTCCTGTAGAAGAAATAGTTTTTAAACAAGGTGAGTATGATAGTAGACAATTATTAAATCGTCTACACCGACATTTTACTACCAGTCATCGTAGTGTAAGTCATAATGAACCTGTTTACACCTGGCAGGATAATACTGATTTTACTTTTGAGTTAGATTTTTCACAAGTAGATGAATTTACTCAACAAGTACACCGTATTAACACAGCCGTACACTCAATCGAACCTTTTTATGTTGGCGGCACCGATATTCGTGGCAATATGCGTATACGCAGATTTCCTTATCATACCGAATATCAAGTCTTGTTTGACAGCTTTAGGCCAATAGACCCTGCTAACAATCCGCAGGACATTTATTTTCAAGATATCAAGCAAGAACACTATCAGTATGCTTCTGACAAGGTGGACTATGATGTTTGGCTACCTTTACATCAGATACAGGGCAAAAATTATTGGGTGTGCTATTTTGATGATGACAATCCTACCCACTGGGACGTTAGTATCAACGTACAATACAGTGGTAGTATGTCGCTGGGTGATAGGTCTGCGGCCAAAGAACCTATACTATTAGATTGGTTAAGAGGTTGGGGTATTGAACCAGGTCCATTACAATGCGGTTTTCCCTTGGGCCATATTACTGCAGGTAAAGACCTTGTGCCTGCGTTGAAAGAAAATGACATAATAGGTATCGAAATTGTTGAATAATGCACTGGTCATATACGACCATATTACAATCCCTGATGTAGACTACAAACAACGCATAGTTGACATTACAGAATTCTTTGTAAAACCCGTTGTGGGATTTGATCTATATCGCACTGGTAATTTAACTGAAACGCTGTCGGGGTTAGCACAACGGGGATATCAGTGGGCTGTAGTCAATGCCCTGGGACACGCTGTTAATAGTCCAACAATTTACAAAGAAATTATCGACTATAGTGTTGAAAATAATTATCCTGTAACGGCACATATTATTTTTAGACCAGAAAATTATCCCTCGATTGATCCTCAATTTGTAGTGGTCAATCTAAAGACCTGGCAAGACTTAGGCAGTCCAGCATTTGAAGAGCGTCGTATACCGGCAGTATTTGATTCTTTTGAAGTTGACAGAAGTCCCGAAAACGCACACCACGATTACACACCCTATTGGATCAAGGCTCTGCCAAACACTAATAAATCATATGGTATATCTACAAGACCGTTTGGCAGTCTGGTTGTACAAAAATTTTTAGAAGCAGGCCATACAGTCAACGGTATCAGTCAGTCTATTAGACAATCTAAATGGAACTTGTATCCAAACATTAACTATGAAAAATTACAACCATTTTTCAAAGACGGAACAGTAACCTATAACGTAGGACAAGTACCTGAAATAATTGAAAGAGTACTGGGCGAAAAAGAATCGTTAAAGAATACAGTCTACATACTTAACAGTGAAAAATTGTATTCACCAAGCCCACAGTTGTCTGGACCTATTGATCACTTTATAGGTGTTGCCAGCGGATTTAAGACCGTACTACTGTTAAACAAACACGGATTTGCTGACCATACAAAAGTTACTTATGTAGACGTCAGCACAGCAGGACTTGATTATCAACAGTACCTGATCAATGAATGGGATGGAGATATCGATCTGTATCAGCAGACTGTTGACCTTTATCAAAGTCGACACCCCGAATATAGATATGCCTGGAGAGATTGGCTTGGATGGAATAATGAAATCAATGCATTCTTAGCAGGATCTAATTTGACCAAGAGTCAATTTAAAGACCTTTGGTCAAGATATCGCAAACTGACATTTAATTTTGTTGTTGTAGATGTATTAAACAATCCTGAACAATTAGTCAACGAATTAACAACAGACTCTAAAAATGTTTACATATGGTTGAGCAATGCATTTGATATGCAGTATACAAGATTTTTGTTTGGTAAAGAATATACACAGCAAAAATTCAATCAACTACTTGATCAATTAAAAACTCATAATTGCCTGGTTGAGTCCTGCGGCAGATTTTATACTGTATCGTAGCTGTTGACTACAATACTGCGCCACTGTGGCAAGTACTGTCCGTGGACAATCATATGATACCTTGCTTCAGTGCTGTTATTCCAGACCATATGGTCATAGCTGGTATTAAAGGCCATAACAGATCCAGCAGAGTCAAACGGAACTGGCCCCGCATCTTTTAATATCATTTCGCACCCTGCAGGATTATTCAGACTAATGTTTACCGCCCCTAATCTAAATGTTTGACTGTCATGATGTGGAGCAATGTAACCACCGGCATCAATCTTCATAAATCGTAATCTAAAATACTTAGAATAAGGAAATTGTGTTTTAAAATATTTGGTAGCCACAGGACACAGATCGCTGATTTCAGTCCAGGCGTAGGGTAATTGATCGTCAGGAATTCCGCGATACTCGGGATAGGCAGAAGGACTGTCTGTTTTGGTTGCACCAAGTCCGTGCAGACATAGACTGGACCATCCTTGACTTTCTCCATCATCTCGATGTGGCACGAATAGATGATCTAACATTTTTGCTTCTTTGAGTATTTCCTGCCAGGGCCCTGCTAAATTTATTTTTAAGTAAGGAATGCGTCCTGGGCCCACAATCCAGCTGAATTTATCAACCCCATCGGGTATTTTGGGGTATACATACTGAATATTATGGTATTTTTGGTAGAAATTTTGGAGGGCTTCCATAGAAGTATTTATTGACCAAAAAATCAATTTGTTGTATAATGTTACTATAGTTAAATAAAATATATGATAGAATTTTTAAACGAATTTACTGAATTCTTTTTGAAGATGGTATTCTTCTACTTTATTGCGTGGACTGCTACTCTGTTTGTACAAGGATGGCTTGAGGCAAAGAATAAAGAGTTAGAAGCGGTTGTCCGCCACTTAGACAATTTGATTCGTGCTGTCAAAGTCGAAACTCATGGAGAAATGACCTATTGGTTTGATGCCGAGAATGATCGTTTTATTGCCCAGGGTCGTACACAAGATGAAATTGTTGCTATTCTCAAAGAACGATTTCCAAAAAATATCTTTTTACTTGAAAAGGTACTTTTAGCTGGTCCAGATTTTAAACCTGTTCCGGTAACTGACGAAGACGCTCACAAACTTTCTATCAAATTCAAATTATGACAATGCACCTCGAAGGTCCGTGGCTCAGTACCACTGGTAAGAAAAAAGGCAAGCAAAAGTGGGCATCAGCTGAAGCCAAACGTAAGTATGAGCAACAGCAAGAATCCTGGTCAAATCTACTTAAATCTCACGGTATTACAAAGAATACTCCCAAGGTCAAGGCTAAAAATACTGTAGGTAATTTAGCTGATTCTTACAGGTTTACCGTGCCTCCCGGGCGTGAAATGCCTCGTATTAACAGTCGAGACACAGGGTGGGTACCATGTACCAAGTCCGCTGATAAAGTATATACTGGTACCAAAGTTAAAGGTATTGGTACTATGCACAAATCCAATGCCGTTCCTATCTTCTCAGATGACGAAGCAGTTGAGATAAGTAAAATGCGACGTTAAGGAGATAAACGCACTTGAGCAAAAAAGATGATATCATCGAAATGAGCGGGGTAGTAGACGAAGTTCTACCAAATGCTATGTTTCGTGTAATTTTAGAAAATGGGCATAAAATCACTGCCACACTTGGTGGTAGACTTAGACAGAATAATATACGCATATTATTAGGTGATAGTGTAGACGTTGAAATGTCAACTTACGACCTAAGCCGCGGACGAGTTGTTTACCGCAACAAATAATCATGTTTCAAATAATTCCCACATTATCCAGGCAGGATACACTATGGCCCGGCATTACCAATGAGCCAAGAAGTTGGTATCACGAACGTGTAGTGGGATCCAATGAATTACTAATCACTGTTGGCGACTCTTGGACCTGGGGCGATGCCTTGGGAAATATATTTTTTCAATCCCCGGGATCGCCAAACAATGTCAACGACGATTACGAGCACAGAACTACACATGTTTATGGTGCATTGTTAGCTGATCGTCTTGGCACAGACTTTTTGAACTTGGCATTTTGTGGTTGCGGTAACAGTTGGATGAGTGAAAAGTTAGTCCTATTCTTACCCGACTTGGTCAAACGCTATTCAAAAATTACAGTAGTTATAACACTAACAGAAATCGGACGTGATGTAGCCAGCAGATATTGGGTCACGTCTGACCTGGACATGACTACATTAACTGGATTTTTAGAAAGTCTTGAACGCACAAGCCTGCGTCGATTCAAAGACCTGTTTGATCAATATCCCAATGTTGACTTTTTAGTTGGACGTAATTTTACTTTTACTTACCCAGACAATTATCAATACTGTCAACAACACCTGCTTAAAACCTGGGTTGAAATAATTGAGGAGCAACAGGATATAGGACAGTATCCACGAGATCTACGCATGATGTCGGGTATCGCTTTTACTCCGGTTACAGAAACAATCAACGTCCACGGACTGCAAAACAAATTCAAAGAAGAACTTTTACGTGAAATGACTCTGGCCACAGAAGCAATTACCTGGCTTGAACGGTCGGCCCTTAACAGCCGTTGGGCCACTAAACACCCCACAGAACCAGCACACGAGCTCTGGGCAAATTATCTTTATAATACTATTACAAATAAATAGTAGTATGAATGATATTCGCGAAACAATAGACCTATTAGAAGCTAAAAATAAGCACACATTAGAGCAGATTAAACTGCCCTATAGCTATACAGCTTTAAGCCCTGTACTAAGCCAAACTAATTTGGATTTACACTATGGCAAACTTTATAAAGGTTATGTTGACCGTTATAATTCCGGCGAGGGCGATCCTGCATTTAACGAAGCAGGTGCCTATCTACACGACATATTTTTTAGCCAATTCCGTCATCCAACCCCAGTACGCCCAACAGGTCGAGTCAGTGATTTAATCAATCGTCACTATGGTACATTTTTAGATTTTAAAGCAGAATTTAAAAAAGTAGCAATGACAGTCCAAGGATCGGGCTGGTGCTACCTGGCCCGCAACGGACAGGTTAAAAAAATATCAAATCATGCTAAACGTGCAGATATTGTTATCTTAGTTGACATGTGGGAACACAGCTATCAAACAGACTACAGTTCAAACAAATCCAAATACTTAGACAATATTTGGAGAATAATGGATTGGTCTGTTATCAGTCAGAGAGTATAAATGCTAACTATTACCAATTCAGCAGTAGAAAAAATTCAAGACATTTTAGCCGAAGAAAATAACCCAAGTTTAAAACTACGTGTTTTTGTACAAGGTGGTGGTTGCTCGGGTATGCAATACGGCTTTACGTTAGATGAAGCAGTTAACGAAGATGACTTTGATCTTGACATTGATGGTATACACGTTTTAGTAGATTCAATGAGTGGCACATATTTACAAGGTGCTGAAATTGACTACAAAGACGATGTTATGGGTGCCAGTTTTACTATCAAAAATCCTAACGCACAGACTACCTGCGGGTGCGGCTCAAGTTTTAGCCCTTATTAAAATTTCCCAATAACCTAATATCAGCTTTGGTGCTAAATACAGCATACAAGGACTATATTTCTATGGCTTTTGCTAACGTAAACATTGGCGCACACACTTCGGATGGTACCGGTGACTCTCTAAGAGTTGCCTTCCAAAAAATAAATCAGAATTTTGCTAACATAGCATCCATGGGCAATCCGGGTCCAGTTCAATCTGTAAATGGTCATTCCGGAAATGTTGTATTAACAGCTGCTGATATTGTTGGTGTAGCATCTGTAGGCTATGCCGATGGAGTAGGTTATGCTGGTAATACCTATACTAATTTTGTATTTGATAACATACAGTCTAACGTTTATAATTTTGTAGCTGGAAACTTAGCCTCCTCTATCAGTCAAACTGCTACCAATTTGGTCATCACCGGAGATTTATTATCTCCGATTAATGCTAACATAGCCGGTGCTAATGCTGCCATTGCTTCGTTACAAAGTACTGTTGGCGGTTATTCATCGAGCATTTCTTCGTTGAGTAATAATTTAAGCAACCAACAAGGATTGATTTCAGCATTACAGGCAAATGCTGCTACTCAAGCTGGTCAGATTGCCGGAGTTAGTTCTGCAATCGTCACAGCCAACACACAATTAAAAGGCTACACAGACACAGCGATTTCTACAGCAATCAACACAGCAATTAATAATTTGATTAATTCTGCACCAGGTACCTTAGATACCTTGGGAGAAATTGCTGCCAACTTAGCCACTGATGCTGGAGCAATTGGCGGTATACTAAACAGTATTACCAATATTAACAGCAATATCAATGCTACTAATTCAGCAATTATATCTGCAAACACAGATATGAAGGCCTATGTCGATACTGCAAACAGCATCCAAGCTGGACAGATTTCTACTTTAATTTCTAATACTGGTGTAATTGCCGGTGAATTAAATTCTCTATTGACTAACTTTAGTAACACACAAAATCTTGTTAGTCAAAACACGTCAGACATTGAAACAATTAATACCAGATTAGAAGGCGGAAATACTGCTATCATTGTTTCTAACTCAGCTGTGGTTAGTTATGTAAACGACAAGGTCTCTTTATTACAAGCTGGACTTAACGGAGCCAATGCGGCCATAGTAACTGCCAACACAACAATGAAAGGTTATGTTGATGCTGTTACTGCGGCGTGGACTGCAAACGCTGTTGAACAGCTTAGTCAGATTACCGGAGCCAATGCGGCCATAGTAACTGCTAACACAGCATTAAAATCCTATGTTGACGACAACATTGGATCTACCAATAGCAATGTAGCATCTGTCAACTCTAACATCGGTGCAATAAATTCTACCATTGCATCCATTGAAACAAATTTAAATGGCTACTCAGATTTATTTGGCTACATTACATCTAATATAAATCAAATTAATTCCAACGTTACTGCTACAAATGCCGCAATCGTTACAGCCAATTCTGCGATGCAATTATATGTTGTTGACTATGTCGATCAGCAGATCATTGCTGTTGGCAATTACGGTAACATCAATGTTGCTGCCTATTTGCCAACTCATACCGGTAACGTTGCAGGCCAAAACTTTATTACTTCGCAGGGTATATTCTGGTCTAATGGTGCACCATTTACGTCGGCTAATTTAACACACGACTTGCCTTTATACTCCGGCAACGTTTCGGCAAAAACTTTATTAGTAACAGGTGATAGTACCACAGGTTTCTATCCTATCTATTCAGGACTACAATCTGGTTACTTTATAATTCCAAACTTGCTTGGACAGTTCAGTGCCAACGCAAACAGTTACGCACAGTTAAACATTACAAATATTAATAGCGGTAGTGAAGCAACAACAGACTACGTTGCTACCGCCAACAACGGAACTGACAGTTCTTTTTATGTTGACGTAGGTATTGCTGGCAGTAACTACGATGGTACACACCCAGCAAACAATTTAGGTACTGCAATTTTCCCTAATGATGCTTACATTTATACTCAGGGCAATAATCCATCAGACACCGGAGGTAATTTATTAGTCGGTGCTGTTACTCCTGGTAAGGGAATTTTCTTTATAGCTGGCGGTCACGATCAGGCAAATATTGCTGTTGCAATTCATAATCCAAATACCGCACCAATCAGCAGTGGTACAGGTACGTTGGTAGTTAAAGGTGGCGTGGGCATTGGCGGAAATATCAACGCCGGTCTGTTTAATACCAGCCTACACAATATTAAAGGTAATTTATTACTTGGTCAAGGTAATGTCATTGCATCTGCCGATACAGTTTTAACTATTAATTTAAACACTGACACACCAATCGCATCGGCTAACAATACCGTTCATCTTAGCGGAGCAAGTGGTCACAGTACTTTCTTAGGTATAGATTCCTTTGGCACAGGATTTGTGTCCGGTATTAATTTACGTACTTCCAGAGGTAATTCCGGTTCTCCATCGGCTTCGCAGGCAGGTGACATATTAGGAATTGTTGTTTCCAGAGGCTATGGTAGCACTGGATATTCTGCGGTAACTGGTTCTGGTAGCCAAGTTAGTTTCTCAGCAGCAGAAAACTATACCGATACGGCACAGGGTTCTTACATTAACCTACGTCCAGTACCAATTGGTTCTAACGTAGCTACAACGGCTGTAAATATCAGCGCAACTACTACAACTATTGCCGCATCTACCGCAAGTACAAGTTTCCTAAATGGTGCCTTGGTAGTTGGTGGTGGAGCAGGTATAAATGGTAATTTAAATGTATTGGCCAACGTTGGTGCAGGAAATATCAGTGCTGGTGGTAGCATCACATCTACAAATAACGTTACTGCTGCTAATTATTTCTTTGCCAACGGTACAAACATTTTAAGTACTATCAGCAAGCCATCAAGAACTATATTAACAGCAACTACGGCAACATTGGCCGCAGGTGCCAGCGCAAACGTATTGCTTGGTGGCTACAAAGGCTATTACCTCTACAGTATTCAAGTTAATAATGCTGCCTGGGTAACTTTATATACATCAAACTCCTCGGCTACAGCAGACTATAGTCGTTCAATATCAACTGATCCAACCCCAGGATCTGGCGTTATTGCTGAAGCTATTACCAGTGGCGCTGCTACACAATACTTTACACCAGGCGTAATAGGATACAATGCTGAATCGCCAGCAACTGCAATTATTCCAATGAAGGTCTACAACAACGGTGGATCAAGTGCAGCCATTACTGTACAGTTAACTTTAGTACAAACGGAGCAGTAACATGGCAACCACTGTGCCATCCGATATCAGTAAACAACTACTGATCAGCATCTACGTTAAACGAGACGTTCACGACAACGGCATGACCTTAAAGGAATATGCCGATGCTGTTATTGCTGGTACACACCCAATTTTAGATCATGATGAATATGTGTATCAATTTGGCGCCATACAAGAAGAAATTGATTTGGTAGTTAATTGGGCAACTGCCAATGGTCTACAGGTTATTTCGTCTGATGCAGGAATAGCAACAGTTAAACTACAAGGTACCGTAGGATTGTTCAACAGTTTGTTTAATATCACATTAGTTGATGTAACTGATGACACAAGAACTTATGTAAATTATACAGGGACTGTTACTATTCCCAGTGCCATCATAGGCGTTGTAGAAAATGTATTGGGCTTTGATCAAAGTTTTGTGGCCACCAAACACGCAGTTACCGTTCCGCTCAACGCTACTAACCCCGATACAGTCAATCCAAACTACTCTGGTGCTGTTACTCCTGTTGACGTAGCTACAGCATATAATTTACCCGCAGGCGATGGTTATGGTGGATGTATTGGAATTTTTGAATTAACATATTCTGGTTACGTCACCGGATATAGTACAACCGATGTAACCAATAGTTTTAGTCGCATTGGTTTGACTGCTCCAACTATTGTAAACATAAATGTCGACGGAGCCTCTGCAAGTACTACCAGCGACGCTGAAAGTATGTTAGACATTTACTGTGCTGGTGCAGTTGCACCTCGAGCAAAAATAGCCTACTATACAGCACCCAACGGCGGAACAACCGGCATTAATGATAATATTCTTGCTGCTGCTGCGGATACTGTAAATAATCCCAGCGTGTTGAGTATTAGTTGGGGAATAGGCGATGGCAATTCTTTTGACACCGCCATGCAAACTTGTGTAGTCAAGGGAATTACAGTTATTGTAAGTTCCGGAGACCATGGGGCAACGGGCGGTGCGATCGATTCCAGCAGTTGTACCAGCCCTTACATGATCAGTGCAGGTGGCACAAATATTGGAATTACCAGTGGTACAAAAATAGGCGAGTATGCCTGGGTCAGCAGTGGCGGCGGAGTTAGTTCTTCTCAACCAAGACCAAGTTGGCAAAATGGATTGACCTATACTACTAAAACCAACACCGGAACTTTGGGTACACCAACTGCCCTACCGCGTCGAGGTATTCCCGATATCAGTGCACCAGCAGATCCTTACACAGGATATCAATTTTATGTAAACGGTATACTACAACAATATGGTGGAACCAGTGCTGCCGCTCCGTTTTTAGCCGGGGCTATAGTTAGATTAAATCAATTATTGGGCAAAAGAATTAGTTTACCAATGTCTACTTTTTACGGAAATACCACAGCATTTACAGACATTACCGGAGGCGATAACATCAGCGGTTATTCAATTGGTTATGCAGCTACCACTGGATGGGACGCTGCCACTGGGTTAGGTGTTATAAATGGCCCTAATTTCTACAAATTATTTAAAACTGGCTCGACTTTTCCAAGACAAAACTACGGTTTTAGACCCACAACTGGCGTCGGTTATCCCAGACCTTATCAGAAACTTACCGGTCGTTAAGCAACGCACCTAACATATCCAATTGAGCTAAATATACATAATATTGGATAAACCAGGACTATGACCGTATCAATCGTTACCGTTAACACCAGCACACCAAACAGCGGTGGTGGCGACACTATCTATACCGCTTTTAGCAAAGTTAATAATAATACCGGCAATTTGGCCTTAGCAGTTAATAATCTGCAGGCAACCTATGCTAACACAAGCTATGGTGTATTTGCCAACATTACTGTTACCAATCAAGTAATTGGACGTATGAACTTTAGTTCAGCAGGTGGTGGCGGCGTGTTTGTTGATGGTAGCCCTGTTGCAACTTCTGCTGCTTCGTTTACGGGCGGTAATGTACCAAGTCAAGCTAATTTTATTGCAACTACCAGTAGCACAAGCAAAACAACTGGTGCCGTTGTAGTCTATGGTGGTATGGGCGTTGCTCAAGATGTAAACATAGGTGGCTCAGTTAATTCTACAGGCGACAGTACAATTGGTGGTAACTTAACTGTCCAAGGAGCAAAAGACAGTTCAAACAGCTCTACTGGAGCAATAGTTGTTACTGGTGGTTTGGGTGTAGGTAAAAATCTAAACGCTGGACAAAATATATATGTTGGCGGTGCAGCCAGTGTTACTGGTACACTCAGCGCAGGTGGTGACACAACTATATCATCTACAACAATAAGCGTTGGTTCTACATCAGGTGCATTAATTGTGTCCGGTGGTACAGGTATTGCTGGCAATCTAAACGTTGGCGGAACAACTAACACTCAAGATTTAAATGTCGCTGGTAATATTACCGTTACTGGTAACGCGGTATTAGGATCGCAAACTGTTACTATTACAGACAATTTAATTGAATTACACACTTATGCAAATTTGGCACCGTTAACGTCCGACGATGGCAAAGACATTGGTATTCGTTTCCATTATTATCGTGCAGGTGGAGCCGGTGACAAAGAAGCAGCGTTAACCCTTGCACACGATACCAATGCAATGGAATTTTATATCACTGCGACCGAAACAGCAGGACAAATTTCAGGCACCTATGGTACTTACAAAGGTGGTGCTGTTATTGCTGCAAATACTACAGCGGCCACAAGTACCTCAACAGGTGCTCTACAAGTAGCAGGTGGCGCAGGTATTGTTGGAAATTTATATGTTGGTGGAAATATTATATCCACCAGCACTGGCTTTACACAAGTTGCTTCTGGTAATTCAGCACAACGTCCAAATGGTCCAAACAATGGTATGATACGCTATAACAGCGACATTACCAGCTTTGAAGGTTACTATGCTGGTGCATGGTCAAGTCTTGGCGGGGTTAAATCAGTTGATGGCAAGGCATATATACAAGCAGAAAATTCTGCGGGTGCCGGTGACGATGTATTACGTTTTTATGCTGGAGATTCTGGATCAAGTACACAGGTAATGTGGGCCAGCACAAGTAACATTAAAATATTACCCACTACAACATCAACCAGTACTACCACTGGAGCACTACAAGTAGCAGGTGGCGTTGGTGTTGCTGGTAATATCTACTCTGGCGGTACTGTTAGTGCTACTTCTGTTACAGCAACAAACTTAACAGGAACTCTGCAAACAGCCTCACAAACAAATATTACATCAGTAGGTACCTTAAGTGGATTAACAGTCAGCGCCGCTATTGTACCAAATGGTAACGGTACGGTTACATTGGGCTCATCAGGCGCTTGGTGGAGTAGCATTTACGGTACTGCTGTTCACGCACAGTACGCTGACTTAGCAGAAAAATATCTTGCCGACGCAGATTATGATGTTGGTACTGTTGTTGCTGTTGGTGGCAATAAAGAAGTTACAGCCTGCCAAGCAGGTGATTTGGCAATTGGAGCTGTTAGTGCTAATCCAGCATTTAAAATGAATGACGGCCTAACCAACGGAACATTTATTGCACTTAAAGGTCGTGTGCCAGTTAAGGTAGTTGGTCCCGTAGTCAAAGGACAACGATTAATAGCCGGCGCCAGTGGATGTGCTACCGCAGTTTTGCAATCCAATGATGTATTTGCTATAGCATTAGAAACTAATAATGATACTGGTGTTAAATTAGTTGAAGCAGTAATTCTTTAAGGTTTAACAATGGAACACCCATACCCAATTTGGACTACTCCCGCAGGAAGCCTTGGGATATTACCCGAGAACAATTTCTATGAGTTCCAATTGGCAGCTAACAGCCAAGGTACTGGCGCCTTAACCTACAGTCATATTTCAGGAACTTTACCTCCAGGCATACACCTAACTCCAGCAGGACTATTAGAAGGTGTGCCAGTGGTAGTTGATGCTACTACACCAAGCAATAGAGATTATTCGTTTACTATTCGTGCTAAAAATCAATATTTGAATGTTGCCGACCGTACATTTTCAATCACAGTTAGTAATATTCTTCCTCCACAGATTACACCAAGAACTACAAACTTAGGTGACTATTTTGATGGATCATTTTTTAGCCTACAGTTACACGCAACAGAAGTAGATCCAAATGCCACACTGACCTGGACACTACTCAATGGAACTTTACCCAATGGTATTTCGTTATCACCATCGGGCCTGTTGTCGGGATTTTTGTATCCTGTACCAACAGTCGGGGCAGCCGGATTAACCAACTACGATAATACTGCCTATAACGATTTTGGCTACGACAATGCTCCATTGTACAGAACTCAAAATTATTCGTTTACAATTTCTGTAAATGATGGCGCTAATACCGATTCTTTAAATTACAAATTAAAAGTTACAGCCAAGGGAACTTGGACTGCCGATGATAACATAGATACAGTCGATGACAGTCTTACCATTGACCACGATAATATATATTTGCCTATTGTAACAACACCTCCGGGTAGTTTACCTACTTTACGTTGTGGCAGTAATTTTGCATTTCAATTTAAAGCCATTGACCCCAACGGAGATAGTGTATCATTCCAATTAACTAATCCTGGTACAAGCCCATTTGACGAAAACGGTATTGATAATCAAACCTTAACCGGTGGCCATTGGGTATTTTCTGGTGGCGGATTGGCTATTAACGCAGGCGGAACAACACCCGGTACTGGCTTTGATTCTACAGCATTTGACCAAGAAGCATTATCTTTACCAGCAGGGTTAACACTTGATTCAAATACTGGTTGGTTCTCTGGTCATTTGCCACTACAGACAGAATCGTCAATTACCTACAGTTTTATCGTACAAGTATACAAAACCGATAGACCTTTATATGTTAGCCTTCCACAGATTTATTATCTAACTGTTATAGGTGACATAAACAATACAATTACATGGACAACCCCCAGCGACCTTGGCACTATTGACAACGGTGCTGTTAGTGAACTGTCCATTTCAGCAGTTAGCCAAACAGGCAAAGACTTAATTTATACACTGGCTCCACCAAGTAATCAAAACAAAAAAGATTATGGTATTAGAGATAGTAGCATAGTCAGTAAATTACCACAGGGATTAAAACTGTTACCGTCAGGATTAATTTCAGGTCGAGCAAGTTTTGAATATTTTAGTTTAGATGCTGGAACAACTACTATCGATGGTAACAAGTCTACCTTTGATGATACTTATAAATTTACAGTATTAGCCGAAGCGTCAGACAAATCTGTATCAAGCACAAAAACATTTACTATTCAATTAAAGAATTATAACTTAAAACCATACGAAAACTTATACTTAAAAGCATTGCCAACGCTTGATCAACGCCAGACATTCCTGGACATTGTTAATAATAAAGACATATTCCCAGACAATTTAATTTATCGCTCTGATGATCCTTGGTTTGGCCGTGCCCGAGATATTCGTAGTTTATTCTTACCAGGCATAGAACCAAGTATGTTAGCGGACTATGCGGCGGCAATGGGAACCAACCATTTTAATAAACGTATAGAGTTCGGCGATGTCAGAACTGCAAGAGCAGTTGATGCCAACTTTAATGTCAAGTATGAAGTGGTATACATTCCTTTGTTAGATAACGAAACTTATAAAGGCAATAGTCCAGCAAATATAAGTAAGGTCAATTACGGTATTAATTATACCAATGGCTCGTCAACTGGATTTTCTGCTAATGTTTATCCAAACAGTTTCCAAAATATGCAGTCGGCAATTAGCAGTCATTTAGGCTATGCTAACCAAGGCGCATTACCAGACTGGATGTCCAGCCCGCAAACTGACAAAAAAGTATTAGGCTTCACTCGAGCTATTGTTTTAGCCTACACAGTACCAGGGGCCAGCTCATTGATCGCATATCGCTTGAAAGCCAATGGCATTGAATTTAACAATATTGACTTTGTAGCCGATAGATATGACCTTGATAATACCTATAGTTCTCACTTTGATATTAATCGAGGTAAATTTAAAGTCAGTACAGAAACTACATTTGATCGAATCTATAGAGTTGGTGCTGTTAGTCACGTGGTAGACTATGCTATTTCTATATTACCGTTTAATCGTGTAAACAATCAAACCTTAGATTCAATACAGGCAGTGGGCGGATTTGACGGAGTATTAAATATTACCGACGGACAAACATTAATTTTTTATCAACAAGAAAATTTCTTCAATGCCGGCGCTAACGACGGATGGACATTACCAAATTCTTCAGTGATTCCGGGGTACTTAGAAAACTTAGCCAACCCATCTGTACCTAACGAACGAGGCGGAATCTGGAGAATTAACATTGATCCAACAACTAACATAGTAACGCTGACATTTGTAACACCGGTAACTATAAGTAGTCAAATCCAGGTTAATTTAGGTAAAACACACGCATCCAGCATATTGTATTATAATCCTGTGGTGCAACCTGGGCAAACTGTGCCGGCATATAGTTTGGTATTGCATACCAATACAGCAAAACCAACGGTATTTGATAACCATGCAACTGTATTCCTCACCAACCGAGATCAATACGGCAAACCTGAAGTTGGCGACACTTACTTAAAATTTCCTAAAACCCAAGTTTTACAATAAATATTGGTGTAACACCAGCGAAATGTAAGCTAAATAATAAGATAATACTGGAGTATTTAAATAATGGCATCAAACATTAACCCTTTTAACATTGACGGCACATATCCTGTTGCTGGTCAAGATAATGATTCTCAAGGTTTTAGAGATAATTTTACCAACACAGCTACTAACTTTAGTATAGCAGCTACAGAACTTACCGATTTACAGTCTAAAGTACTTTTAAAGTCTGCCTTGACTGGTCAATCATTAAACAATAACATGGGCGGTGCCAGCATTGCTGCCGTTAACTTAAATGGCGCTGGCTACAATATTAACAACCAAGGTACTTTAACTGGTGCTGTTACATTAGATTTTTCTACTGGTAATGTACAAAAAGTTACAACTGGTGCACCAATTAGTTTAACATTTGCAAACTGGCCGACTACTGGTGTATTCGGCGAAATTTTATTGTGGGTACACATATCTAATGTTAGCCATACTGTCACTGTAAATACTACCGCTCCGGGTGTTACTGTTGGACTGGCTGACGTTGCTGGTGCAATTCCATCATCTGGGGTGATTACTTTTGATACCACAGGTGATTTCTTCTTGTCTTTTAGCACAATCGACGGTGGACAAAATATTGTTATTAACGATGTAAACCGCAACTCTGCTACTTTCCGTGATCCAAATTTTTATTTTAATGATAATATAAGCAGTACATTCTTTGTCGGATATGATACCAACTTGCCAGTGGCACTTGCATCAGATTCTGGACAAAATAGAGTAAGCATTTACGGATCCGTGGTATCAACATCTGTTGGTAACTTGACTCTTGCAAACTTACGTAACAACCAATTGGATACCGGCACATTAGCTGGATATACAATTACCAGTGCTCGCGGCAATTTAGCCACAGCTACCATTGCGCCTGTTAACAGCAATGACTATTTGGGTTATGTTAATGCTGTTACTTTCACAGGCAACGGTGCAGGCAACGTATTCCAACAGTTATCAAGTATCGATTTCTATGCTACTGGTTCTAACGTAACCTATGGTTTGGGTGGTAATATTGCTTTCTTCACTGGTAAAGACGGTGACGTGGCTCTACAACATACCGTTTATCAAGCAGTAGGCATCGAAAACGACCAAAGTACTCATATGTTTGGTAACGTGTTATTAAGTGCTACAGCTACCAGTGGCGGCACAAGTAGTTATGTTCCAGCAACATCTGGTGCCAAAGGTACCGCTGGTCAAATTGCCTGGGACCAAACATACTTCTATGTTTGTACAGCAACCAATACTTGGAAACGGGTCGCTCTAAACGTAACAAGTTGGTAATTAAACCAAAATTAAATCTTGACTCCCAACAAAAAATAGTATATACTATGTAAAGTTGGGAGTTTTCTTTTATGCATCCATTAGGCACAGATTTAAGTAATTTAAAAGACGAAGAATTACAAACAAAATTTAGTGAGTTATCCAAACGGCTAACTCAATGCTATCGGTTTGGCCCTCAATCGGTTATACCACAATTACAAATGCTTATGGGCGACTACCAAGAAGAAATTCAACGTCGTAATCAAAAGACCATGGACGAGCTAATGAAAAAAGGCGAAAAGGGTGGCGATGGCAAAAATGGTTACAAAGGTATTATTGACATTTCATGAACTATAACAAGTTTGGACAAGCCTATACAACAGAGGCTGAACTCTGCGACCTGTTGTATCAAAATCCCGAGTTGGATATTAGCCGCTTTATGGTTGAAGACCCAGGAGTTTATAATCAAAGCAGAGAACAAACCTATAGTGACTTACCAATACTACGACGCTATGTACCAGTTGACTACAAGGATGATGTTCCTGTAGAGTTGTTTGACCATGCACAACAGAGTCGTTGGTATATGCCAGAAGAATATCAAACATTAGACATAGCCAAACATGTTTTAAGTTTATGCCAAACTGATGCAGAATTACAACGTGTGGGCGAAGAATTAATACTTTACCAAGAACGTGATTTATTCAACTTATTGCGTTACCTAAAATATTTTGTTGATACTATGCGTAAAAATTCAGTATTATGGGGCCTGGGACGAGGCAGTAGTGTAGCAAGTTATGTTTTATACTTGTTAGGAGTACATCGTGTCAATTCAATGTATTACGATTTAGACATTAAAGAATTTTTAAAATAGGCAATTTTGTCCTATAAATATTAGAATAACAGGAGTAATAAAATGGGAAGAGTATACAGATCAGCACAAGGAAAACCAGTAGATATTGATAGTCTGCGTTTGGTTAATGAAGAAACTATTGCTGTAGGCAATATGAGAGTTAATGCACGTGGTGATTTGCTGGGGCAGGGTGGACAGGTTTTAAAAACTCGTAACCAATCAATGGACGAGCAGTATCAAATTAACACCGCTCAAGCTCATAAACAACGAGCTCATGCTGCACAACAAGCACAACGTCGTGCTGGGGCTACTGTTACTCCTAACGTGCCTAAAGTAGAAGTTCCGCAGGTTGATCCAAGCGGACAGGCATTTGACGATCCAGAACAACAGGCAGTATTAGAAGCTACAGAACCACTGGAGCCACAAATGCGTGGTAGTTTAGCAGACAGCATTGCCAAACAAGTTACTGTAAATCAAGAAGTACTTGATCCAAACAAGTACAAACCAAAAGGTCCACAACGTATCTAAGAGGAAAGAATGGCATCATACGAATATACACAAATCACAGGTATTAAAGCATTAAAGGATCACGTTATTGTACGTGACATGAACTTTTCAGGCCGCACACTCAGTAGCGGTATTGTACTGTTAAGCGATGATTTAAAGAGTTCTGGTATTCGCCCACGATGGGCACAGGTGTATAAAACAGGCCCAGATCAAAAAGATGTTCAAGAAGGGCAATGGATTTTAGTTGAGCACGGTCGATGGACACGCGGTGCTAAAGTAGAAATCAATGGCGAAGAAATTACAATTCGCAGAGTTGACCCAGGCAATATTATCTTTGTTTCTGATGAGCCATTATCAGACGACAACCTTTCAACAGCAATAGACGCACAAGCCAAGAGCCTATAATGCCTATGTACGAAACCGAAGTGCGTACACCTACCGGTCCACAAAAGGATCGTGTCTACGCCAAGGATGCACAAGAAGCAAAAATGATTTTTGAACAACGTCACGGTCCTCGTAACGTTCCTTATATCCCACATATGATCCCAAGTTAATATGGGATTTCGTAAACCTGACCTCAATGAGGCATACTCTGCCATACGTCGAAGTTTGGGCGAAATACATAGCCCTTACAACGACGGTTTTACCAGTTCCTGTTGCAAACAAGAACTTTATATGTTAAAATGTTGGTTAGATGATGAATATACAAAGTTACCAACATTTGCCGGGGAAGATAAATGGGAACAAGACAGACTGGTTCAGCTACTCAAGCAGTAGCACGAATAACCAAACCACCTAAATGCAGTATTTGCCGCCAGGTAATCACAGACTCCTGTACCTGGCGCCAGGGCCGTTGCCCTCACGTACCAAGTATGTTAGATAATATCTTAGCAGATGGTTACAAATCACGTTTTTACAATTTAATTAAATTTTTTAAAGGAAAATCAAAATGAAAGATATTAATCAACTTAAAAATGATCACCACTTCCAGATCAGTGCTGTAAAAAGCGCATTCCGTTTAATAGCCTGCGGTGCTGTAATATTAGCCGGAGTGGATGCTCTTGGCGTTGCAGCACTTTTGTTTGGCCTAAGCGAAGTATTGGGTGTGCTTGAAGAGCTTGTATGAGAAACCTCAAGTTAGTCGATGCAGTTATACAATTACACGATATTGCTCGGTTGGTTGAGGAAGAAATTGGAAACGGATCATTGAGTCAAGAAATCCGTTTAGTAGCAGATCGGTTACATGAGTACTCGATTCAAGACGACAAAGCTAATACAATAGCACATGCAATTATTAATCAGGTAAAAGAATGACAACCTTTACAACAGAAGATAGATTAGCAGCTGCCGACGATGGTCGTGCTCGCTGTGGATGTGGCAAAAGTCTACATCAACCTTATTGCGATGGTAGCCATGCCCGCAATGATCAAGAAATGAAAGAGTGGCAAGATAAGGTAGAATTAGAACGCTATCGTCAAGAAGCGTTGAATACGTGGTTTGATGGCGGTAGTTGCACTGGAGGCAAACCCGAATGATAGAACTATGGACAGAAAAATATCGTCCCAAGACTGTTGGCGAATATGTATTCACGGATGAAAATCAAAAACAACAGGTAGAAGAATGGGTTAAAACAAAATCAATTCCGCATTTGATGTTAAGTGGTGGCCCGGGTACAGGTAAAACAACCTTGGCTAAAGTATTGATTAATGAGTTGGGCATTCAAGACTACGATGTACTACAGATTAACGCAAGTCGCGACAACGGTGTAGATTTTATTAAAACCAAAGTCGAAGGCTTTGTACAAACTATGCCATTTGGTGATTTTAAAGTTGTGCTGTTAGACGAAGCGGATTACTTGTCTCACAACGCACAGGGCATTATGCGTGGGCTATTAGAAACCTATGCCAGCCAGGCACGTTTTATCTTTACTTGCAATATGCCACACAAGATTATGCCGGCACTACACAGTCGTTGCCAGGGTTTCCATATCGAAAAACCCGACACTACAGAATTTACTGCTCGTGTAGCAACTATCTTGGTAACTGAGGGTGTGCAGTTTGATTTAGATACCTTAGATTCGTATGTTAAAGCTACCTATCCAGACTTACGCAAGTGCTTGAATCTTCTGCAACCAAACAGCAAAAATAACGTATTAGGTAAACCTGGATCAAATGATCGTGCGGTTCAAGACTGGAAATTAGAAGCAGTCGATTTACTTAAACAGAAAAAGATTCGTGAAGCAAGAACTGTGATCTGTGCTCAAGCAGGCGTAGAAGAAATCAATGAAATGTTCCGCTGGATGTACGATAACTTAGAGTTATGGTCAAAAACACAAGAAGGACAAGATGAAGCAATTAAAGCTATTCGTAAAGGCATGGTAAGTCATAGTCAAGTAGCAGATCCTGAAATTAATCTTTCAGCAACTTTAGTGGAGTTAACCCAAATTGAACAATAAAAATATCAATCTTGTAGCGTTTTATTATATGAAACCACGTGCTGGTGTAAACACTACGGTCAAAGGCTGGATGGATAATCCCAATAATGTTCGTTGGGACGAGCGAGTAGAAATCACCCGTGGTCTTAAAAAAGACAGCGTTCATGCTAAAGTCATTATGGACCTTAGTAATAAAACTGTTACCAAAAATGCCTGGGGCGATAATAAAGATTTTGACGGATTGTTTAAGCATTTCTTTACAGGATATCATCAATATATCACAACTGTAATGACCCAGTTGGATCCTGAATATTTTAATAAAATGCTCGACGAGATGCAGGCAGAATTAGACGCCGAGAAAGAACCAGAAGCAAGTGCAGAGCCCGTTGCCCAGTAATACCTTTTGTGTATTACCCTGGACTCATTTTTTTCACGAGCCCAACGGCAAAATTATGCCCTGTTGTTCTGCCAATAGCCGTTCGGCAGATTTTGGAAATATCCAGGACTTTAATTCTGCAGACCAAATTGTCAACACCGACGCTATGAAACAACTGCGTCAAGACATGTTAGCAGGACGTCAAAATCCTGCGTGTAGTCAATGTTATCGAGAAGAATCCCATGGTCTAACCAGTTTTAGGCAACATAAGAATAACGACATCATTGATGTTAATCTCGAAGCCTTACTCGATAACACCCAACAAGACGGAACTTTGGACAACTTTAAAATACAGTATTGGGATTCAAGGTTCAGCAACGTATGTAATTATAAATGCCGTATGTG